GAGCCCTTTAAAAACAAAGAAGGTATGATATGGCTAAGCTTAAAATTGTTAAGTGTTTTGATAATGTAACCAAGCAACAGATTTTTGACAAATATTCTTTTGGCAATGTGTCTCAAGCTTATTTGGCAAGCGAATATTGCGTATCGGTAGATACAATTGCTCGGGTTCTGAAAGAAGTTCGAAATTGGGGTACCTCGGTTGCTGCAGTACCGGCGGATTCACCTGCTGATGAAAAAATTGCTGATAAGCTGGAATGCACCTGGATGGCTAACTCCAAGTTTCTGTCTGTGACCATTGGTGCCGAAACTTATAATGCTTCGGGCGATCACCCACAGTTCATGGAAATCATTGGTCTTCTGCGCGAAGAAAAATATGATGAAGCAATGGAAATGCTGAATATCAAGCGTGGTCTTGAGCGTTATATTTCCGGCGACCTGATTATTGAAGGCGGCACCCTGAAATACAAAGACCTCATTATCGATTCGGGTCTAACTCGTCGTATCGTTGAGAAGATGCAGAATGGCGAACCTTTCGAGCCTCTGGTCGCATTCTTCGAAAATCTGATGGCAAACCCAAGTCGTCGAGCAGTATATCAGCTGTACGACTTCCTGGAACACAATGACATCGAAATCACCGACGATGGTCATTTCATTGCTTGGAAGCGAGTAAACAGCAATTTCAAAGACATGTACACTGGCAAATTCGATAACTCTCCTGGAACAGTGGTTAAGGTTAATCGCTTCCAGGTTGATGAAAACCCTAACGTTACCTGCTCTCATGGTCTTCATGTTGCTGCCAAGTCTTATATCCCTCATTATGGCGGTGGTTCTGGAAAAGTGATTGCGTGCAAGGTCAACCCGGCGGATGTAGTCGCTATTCCAACCGACTACAACAATGCCAAAATGCGTTGTGCTGGATATGAAGTTCTTTATGAAGTAACTTCTGACTTCAAAGAAATGAAGCACTACTAATTTTCATAAGCCCTCTTCGGAGGGCTTATTTGTAAGGGGTTGTATGAGCTCGCCATTTAGCATTGTATTTTACAAAGATGATGACATTGTTGGTTCGGGTTATGGAAATCATGGTTGGATTTCGCCGAATGACTTGCAGAAAGCGAAGAGCATAATTGCAGTTGTTGAAGGAACATCTTGGCAGTTAGGACCATTCGAAAAAGAATGGACACATTTCATTGCTGCTGGTCGAGCGTTTTATGCTCAAGATTACGAGAAAATGAAACAAATCATTTATCTTATAGAAAGCTTTGATTTATCCGATTTTTCATTGTCATATTCTGAAATTGTGAGGAAATTGTAATGACAGTACCGATGAACGTATCCCACGATGAATTTATCGCCCTTCGTCATATCCAGCCGTTTGACGCGGATATTATTCGTCTTCAGATCTGCGACCAACTAAAAAAGCAGCCCGACACAAGGGATGAGCTTTTTGAAAAACGGAAAAGGCGATATGATGATACCATTCAATACGCTCTTGATGAAGCGGCCGGGAAGGATATTCCTCGGCAAGAGGTCATTGATAGAACGGTTCATTCACTGAATGCCGAAATGGGTGTCGCATATATCCTGGGTGGTGTCTGGGGAGTATTTGACTGGTTAGACAATGATAATATCACCTTTGATGTGCCAACACCTGGGTTCAATCTGGAAATAAAGACTTCTTTTGCGAAATGGCCAACAATGCATACCGCTGGTGCTAAACCGTATGGCAAATCAGAAGGGCTGTGCTTGTACTCTGGTTGCCGCGGAGATGCTGATGTTTATTTGGTATTGAACATCAATGAATACGCTGGCCGCGTCACATATAGACCGAATTACTTCTTCACGAAGCGAGCTATGGAAAATTATCCGTATGTGATCTGCGTTCCCAAACGCGGAGGCGGAGCATACGTCAATAGACAGCACAACAAATTTGTTTATTTTTATAATAAGTGGTGTACATTCTGATGAGATGTATGACGTGTGAATTGGATTTTCTTTGATTTTGTTCCACTTTCTGAATAAAACATGTTTACAACCCTGTGGTTATAGGATACTATAACCACAAGTTAAACAAGTTGATAAACGCGGAGTATTTTATGATCAACTACACTTTCAAATGCGAAACTTCTGCTGACAAATTCAATTATGTCGTCGGCACCAAGCGTGGTAAATCCTGGGCAAATAAAACTCTTCGCGAGTATCTGGATGAAACTGGTGATAAAGATGCAACTATCACCCTCGTCAAAGAAGAAAAAATGTAATTGGAGTAAGTTATGAACGGTCCTAAAACATTCGACAGCCAATTCAAACTTCGTGGTGGTTTCGCCAATTTCATTTCCAATGATGAAATCAAGAACGAGCCAATGTTTTTCAACTCGGACCTGGAATTCGCGTACGAGAACGGCGGTCCTATCACCCGCAGTTTCATCGAAAATCTCCCACTTGATTGGAAAAGCGATGTGATTTTTGATTCGCGTGTTCACATGCTTATGCCTGGATGGTACCCCGCGATTCCCGGATACCACCACGATGATGTGCCGCGGCCACCAATTCCGGTAGGCCAGCACTTTGCAACCGCAGGACAGCCAGACTATGACAATCCTCGTTATCTGTCTCGCCATATCCTTGGCTTGGTTAATGGTGATATCTGTCCTACTCATTTTGCAGTAGGACAATCGGAATTCAGCCAAATTCCTGATGGCGAACTTGTCTACCGGCAGTGGCACCAGGAAGTCATGGCTAAACTTGAGTCTGGCGAGTTGAGTAAACACATTGCACCCGATCGAACTCTTGTAGAGTTTGACTGGCAAACTTGGCACACCGGTTCAAAGGCAGTTAGTAATGGATGGCGTTGGTTTGGTCGAGTTTCTCGCGACACTGATCGAGTTCTGACACCGTCGAATGAAATTCGACGTCAAGTTCAAGTTTACATGGAATTCCCGATGGAGGGCTGGTGATGGTTAAGTATCGTTTTGTCAGTGAAGAGCAATTCAACGCATGGGCCAAGCAAAATTATGCACAGGAATTCGCATTTGCTTTTGATTCATGGGATACAATCTTCGAAATGGAAGACATCGGGCGTAAAGTTTGCTCTGACACTATCGAAATCGACGGCGAAATTTACATGAGTACTCAATGGTACCCATTCAATATAACAGACCTTGGCAATCGCATCATCGAGGTGAAAGAATGAAACTCTACTTCTTGCAGCACATTGAAATCAAATAGCTGGCATGACTTCTGCGAATTTGAAATCGGAAGTTATGGTGAAAAAGATTATCAAGTTGTTTGCTTAACAGCTGTGTTAGTTTAAAATACAAGTCAACCAATTGAATAGAGAAAAATATCATGAAAACTAATCTTACTGCTCAACGTATTGTAGTTACTGGTGCCCAACGTGTTGGTGCTTTTGAATTTGACGCAGGAAAATTCCTGGATGTGAAATTCACTTTTGCGCCTGGCAAAAATCGTGAAAGCATTAGCAAGCCCGGCATTTATGTTATCGTTAAAGATGGTGTTGCTGTAGCTCGTACTTTTGTTGGCCAACAGGAAAAGCGTGTTGGCTTTAACGAGACTATTTCGCGAGTAATTAGCTGCTGTTGGAAATATACTGACGGTCTTCCGCGGAAGATTTATCGCTCAGTCACAGGTCAAAACAAGACCCATACGGTTTACCATATTCCGATGTCCCTGATGCCAAGACTGTTGAATATGCAACAACTTGAGCTGTTTGAAGATAACATCAACAAATATCAGTCGCTCACTGCTGTTTCGCGTCAACTGTTTAAGGTATATAATTTCGAATATCAAAAACGATAAGGAATACCCATGGCATTTAGTTTAGATGATTTTTTTGATCAAGAGCCGATTTCGCCGGTTGCAAAACCGGCATCTAATCCCGAAACTCCGCCTTGGGATGAAAGCAAAGATGATGCACGGTTTACTCCGACAGGAATTACCATCAACCAGGTCACCGATGAAACGGTAATCGAAACTGAAGCACTCGATCCTCCAGTTGTTGAAGAAACTGAAGTAATTGAAGAGCAAATTCGGCAATGCCAATCTGAAATTGATTCGGATATCCCGGCATGGAAGAAAGCCGTATTGCAAAGTCATTTAACCAATTTGCACAATCGACATCTGCAATCGATCATCAACAATGAAGCTCTTGAATTTGCGATGTATACGGTTGAAGAACGAGCAATCCCATCTATTATCGATGGCTTTAAACCAGTTCAACGCTTTTTCATGTATCGTGCGCTGGAATATGCAAAGCAAAATAAAACCAAGTTTAACAAAGTAGCAGCGCTCGCAGGTGGTGTTTCTGAGGCAGGTTATCACCATGGAGAAGGTTCTGCTGCAGGTGCTGGACAACTGATTGCAAACACGTGGAACAACAATATTCCGGTATTGGAAGGAGACGGAAACTTTGGTTCTCGTCTTGTTCAACAAGCAGCCGCACCACGATATGTGTTTTGTCGTGTCCATCAGAATTTCTGGGACATCTATAAAGACATTTCTCTTTCTCCGGTGCATCCAGACCCCGAGCATTTGCCACCGCGGTTTTATCTGCCCGTTATTCCCATGGTTCTCGCGAATGGTGTAAAAGGTATTGCCACTGGCTATGCTACTACAATTTTCCCACATTCTTACGAGAGTCTAGTGAAGTGCACACTGGCTGCAGTAAAAGGTGAAGAAATCCCCGAGCCGGAAGTTCAGTTCCCATGCTTTAAAGGTATTGTTCGCCGCATCAATTCAAAATCTATCGAAATTGAAGGTCTATATGAGCTAGTTGGACAAACCAAACTCATTATTACCGAAGTTCCAGTTCGATATGATCGTCTTGAGTATGTTAGTATTCTCGACAAACTAGAAGAACAGGGAAAAATTGTAGGTTACAAGGAACAAACAAGTGATGGATTCCGGTTTGAAGTAACTCTCAAACGTCAGGATAAATTTGGCGAATTGATGGAAAAAAATCCGGAAGTTGCGCATGAACGTATCATCAAAATGTTCAACCTTCGCCAAAATCTTTCGCAAAACATCACCGTTCTTGACGAGAATGGAAAATTGGCAGAGTATGAATGCGCCGCTGATCTGATTCGAGACTTTGTAGAGCATCGCAAAAAATACACTAATCAACGTGTTATCTTCGAAAAAGAAAAGGCAGAATATTCGCGTGATTTGGCGTGGGCCAAATTTGCCTTTGTTAATGAAGTGATTGAAGAAAAAATTGTTCTTCGTGGAAAATCGAAAGCGCAACTCATTGCCGAAGTAAAGTCCAAGCCGAATATGGCAGGATTTGAAAACGAGCTAGTCGGGATGAGCATTTACCGTTTAACTGAAGACGAAACTCATAAACTTCAGGAAGAAGCGCTGAAACAGACCAAAGAATATGATTACTGGTCTAACACTACTCCAGAAAACGAATATGTTAAAGACCTTGAAACTTTAACAAAATGAAAACAAAGGCCTCTTCGGAGGCCTTTGTTGTTTCTTGACAAAATTGTGTACAACTGCTTTAGATTGTATAGAATAGCCTCAAGTTAAACAAACTGTCATGGAGCATATTATGATTTCACAAGCGCTGAAAAACAAAATCAGCCGGTATTATGAGGAACGCGTACAATGGATGCGTGAAAATCATATCGTCGATATTACAACTCCAACTTATACTCTCAAGTTTACAAATCACAAGGGTTATGTTGGTCAATGCCATTACGGTAACCGTGAAATCAGAATTTCAGAAAAACAAAATCAATATGCAACATGGGAGTCCATTAAAGATACAATCAACCATGAGCTTGCTCATTGGGCAACTATAGGTCATGGCCACGATGAAGTATGGCAGCAAATGGCTGTTCGTCTTGGAGCAACTCCTGCGAAAACTTGCACACTTGGCCAACTGCAAAAACCGTATGTCATAATGTGCAAAGGCAAAGTCGTAGGATATTCTGAGGTATTGCGGGTTGGTTCAGACGCTGCCACACGATACATCAAAGGAAAAAAGAAACAAACACTTGATTTTTTGGAGTATAAGGTAAATCCAGAATTCATCGATAACTCCAACTGGAGCGAACCAAGCGTCGAAATGCCAAAACGAATCAAAAAGACAAACAGCATTATCGCCGATTTTCTCAGCGATCTTTGAGGGAAAAGCATGAAATTTTCAAAATAATGCAAAAACTAGTGTACTCCGTTTGGTATGATGATACTATAGCATCATACCAAACAAACTGATTAAACACAACGGAGTATATCAAATGTTCAACATCACCAAAATCCAAGTAATGCAGATCAACCTCATGAAGAAAGCTGTTGAAAATTTCCAAGGTTTTGAAATCAACGCAGTAATCATGAATCCGCTCAACAAATTGATGAACAACGAAGTTCTCGACAAGCGTGAAATGAATCGTTGCGAACAGTTCTTCAACGATATTATTCAAGACGATCTGATGTGGCAAAATGCTGATTGTGCTAAACTTGCAAAATCCATGAAACGTAAACTTGTTGCAGCGATGAAAAAAGCTTAAGTTATTTCAACAAAGTGGTTTACAACGCTAAACCACTTGATTAAAATAGCTACAAGTTAAACAAACTACCACAAAACAAACGGAGTATTTAAAATGACCATGACAAAAATCGAAGCTATCGCAAAAGTTCTGAACAATTCCAGCATCTCTGAAAACGCTACTTCTGTCTTCATTCAAGTTGCAAAGAAAGCTTTCGTTACTGCTGTTGAAATTGCAGCCGTCACAGAAATGAACAAAAACGCAGTTTACTCCAATATTGGTGTGTTGTTGAAAAAGGGTTTGATCGAAAAATCCGGCGATGGCTATGTAACCACCGAAAGTGGTGATACCATTCTCATCGAAGCTGCCGAAATGTGGAAAGCTGCCCAACCTGAAGTTGAAGCACCTAAGGTAGAAAAGAAAAAAGGAACTCGCAAAGCTCGCGAAATCACTGTCGAAATGACTAAAATATCGAGCTTATCGAGCGACTGTTGTCCAACCTCGGTATCGAGCACAAGCCAAGCAGTCATCAATCGTCAAAACTACGAAATCACTCTGAACAACGCCACGCGTGATGGATACCGCAAATTCGAAATTCTCAATCGTGGCATCTTCCGTATCGTTGGTTACAAAGTATCTGAAGAAATCATCAACAACTTCAAGACTTTGGGTTGTGAAATCAAGCAAGGTCCGGCAAACTGCTACATCGACATCACCGCGAATGAAAACAACATCGTTCGTCTAATGGAAGAAATTCAAGCCGCTAACTAATGCGACTAAATACTAGCAACTAAGAAAACTATCAACCATCGCATGTTATAATGTGATGGTTGATTTCATTTGAGGAAAAATATGAAAATTTTAATTGTTGGTGCTGGTTTGACTGGAGCAACTATTGCGCGCTGTCTTGCCGAACAAGGGCATGACATCACAGTCATTGACAAACGGAAACACATTGGCGGAAACTGCTATGACGAAGTTCGAAATGGTACACTAGTACATAAGTACGGACCACATCTTTTGCATCATAGCGACTTGGATGTGCACAATTTCCTTTCACGCTGGACTTCCTGGATTCCCTATGAACACAAGGTGAAAGTTGAATATAGAGATACATTAATCTCTTTCCCAGTGAATCTGAAAACACTCCAAGAGCTCTATGGTATTGAAACGGAGCAAGAGGCCATCAAGTATTTTGAAAAGGTTCGAGATACGAAATCTCCCACCAACTGTGATGAACTTTTCGATCATTCCGTAGGAAAAGACCTTGCCGATATTTTCTTTAGACCATATACGAAGAAAATGTGGGGCACTGATCCTAAAAACATCGAGTGTGCTGTTGGCGCAAGGATTCCTGTGCGCACCTCTGATGATGACCGATATTTTAGTGATAAGTACCAATATATGCCCGAGGGCGGTTACACTAAAATGTTTGAAAGAATGCTTGACCATGAACGAATCGAGGTCAAAATTCGCACGCCATTCGAAAAGGAAATGGAAGCTCAATATGACTTCATTTTCAACTCGATGCCTATCGATGCGTACTACGACTTCAAATTTGGCAAATTGCCGTACCGTTCTTTGCGTATGGAAGTAAAAGAAGAGAAGCATGATCATGGAATTACTACCGTGAATAACTCTGCTTCTGAAGAAGGTCATACTCGTTACACCGTTTGGAAGAATATTCCAGGCCATGGCGATGGTGATATGGTGACTTATGAATACCCATGTGACTACGATGGCACAAACGAGCCTTATTACCCTGTAACTCATGGAAAAGAACTCTATGCTAAGTATGCTGAGCATGCAAAGAGTGATAAAATGATGTTTATCGGCCGTATGGGTGCGTATCAATATATCGATATGTGGAAAGCAGTTCGTAATGGTCTTGACATCGTCTCAGATTTCAAAGCATAATTAACGCCCGACTTCGGTCGGCTTTTCAAAAGGAAATAAAATGAAAATTCTTGTAACTGGCACTAACAACTATCATGCTCGCCCCGATTGGCATCTGGAAAAACGTTCTCGCTATCGCCTCGTTACTGCAACTACGGGTCTCGTCGAAGCTCTCAAAGATATGGGTCATGATGTTGATCAACGCTTCGTTACTCCAGGTGAAGACCTGAGTGGATATGATAAAGTCTTCACTGCTTACTTCGATGCTACTGGCGGCATGCAGCCCGGTGGTTATGGCGTATATTGGCTTCTGGCAAATCGTCCTGATGCAATCGTTGGTATTGATGATTGGCAAACCCCCGAACGTTTGATGAAAGGCTTCAAAAAGTCTGCTACTCGCACCCGCGAACAATTTGAAGAAGTTCTGTTCCGTGAATTTATGCTCAATGATCAGCATAAAACAGCTGTAGATGCTATTGCGGCCGACCCTTCTCTGAAAGAAGATATTGTCAAGGGTTATGCTAAGAACGTCTTCGATTCTCATCGAATTCTGTATTGTGCATTCGACAAATTCGAAGTTTCCAAGATTTTCGATTATCCACATGAATCTTATTCGTTCTGCCCCGAATCTTATGTTCCTAGCCCGGATGATCGGCTGCGCGAGATGGGTCTGGCACGTCAAGATATTTTCCGCGAGCGCAAATGGATTATTGCCGGTATCGGTGGTCTTCCTACAAAGAAAGCGTGCAAGTTCAAAGACAACTTCACCTGGGATGTAGAAGTATTTGGCCGTGCGACTATTGACGTTGATGCCAAACTCGCAAAAGAACCTGAAGTAATTCAAGCCTACTCGGGCGCCCGCGCTGTTTTCTATCCAGAACAAAACAACTTCGGCTCCAACTGGAGGCGCAATCGACCACGCCAATGCGCTGATATGGGTGCTGTTCTCTTTATGATGTCTGATGAAGAAGCTTCATTGTTTGGCCCATCTTATATGGGGCTTTCGATCGAGAAGTTAGAAGCCATGACTGACGAAGAGCTCGATGATCTTGCTGCTCGTCAGAAGGCCGATTATTACAAGTCAAATCCTCTGGACAAAGAAAAAGTTAAATCTTGTCTTGATTTGATTATGGCGTGATGAGTTTTAACAAAGCGGCTTCGGCCGCTTTTTGGGGAATTTTATGAAGCAAATTATTGTAAGGCTGTTTAGCCCGATTTCGCGTAACAAGAAATCACACAAAATGGCCTGGGCACGGGTGTGGCAAGCTGCTATCGAACACCACACTGGGTTTCCATGCGAGTTGATGCATGAGGCTAAACCGTGGTCAGAATATGATCGGGTCTATGTCTATTTCAATCTCGAGCCGTATGACAGATTGAGTTTGTTTGGTGGTCCTCAGCCACAATACGCTGAGTTTATTAAATGTGCTGAAGGATTTACTGGTGAAATTGTTGCATTAGACAAACCTTTGGCCCGTTTTGGCGAATTCTGCAAAGCGCGCTGTTTCAACAAACACGGTGAACCCAACATGAAAGTTCCCGAGCTATGGAGAGGAATTGATTGGGATTCCATTCAAGCGCAGTTTGATAAAGCTACTTGTTTGACAATGTCTTCTTTGCCGCTTGAAGATGTTACACTCGGGGATTCTCACAGCATTTCAGTGTGGCAACCTGGCTATAAGGCTTATCGGTGTGACGCGCAAACATTACGTGGAGCTTTGAAAAGAGGATTGTCAAGTTTCCTTCCTGCTAAAGTTCGGAATTTGACAATTTATTTTGGAAACATCGACGTTCGGTATCATTTCGGTTTACAAAATAACCCGATTTCGGATGTACTAGAAAAGCTCGACGAGTATGAAAAACAACTAGTCGGACTAAAGGAGTCTGGACAAGTTACTGGAGAAATCGAACTTGTGCACCTGCTTCCGATTGAAGATGAGTCGAGAAAAATCCCAACAAACAATATGCTTAACGGAAAATCGTTTAACGGCAGTTGGGCTGAAAGAAATTCGTGGATGAACATTTTCAATAATGGATTATCGGAAATAGCATTCAAGCACGGTTTCAAGGTTCATACTTGGCCAAACAGCTGGTATGTCGAAACGTATAAAGACCCAAAATCATTCTTTACTCGCTTGGAAGCTATGAAAGGTTTGCATCTTGCTTTACCGTTCTATCGATATGAAGGATTTAAGGATAACAAAACTCTGGAGTTGTTTGATATCTGAAAAGGCCTTCGGGCCTTTTTGATAAAGGTGTGTACATGTGTTTTTATGCTTGATATTATGGGCATTGCTTGATAAAGGAGAATTGAAAATGTCAAACGACAAATATGTTAAAGCGACGATTAAACGGCTTGAGTACAAAAGTGCGCTGTATCGTTGTCGTGCCATGGGGCTAAAGTTTCCAGGAACCGAAATTTACGAATTTATCAGTCTTGAAGCATACAACGACTGGCTGAATCGTGAAGATGATGACGACGGTCTAATGAAATATGACGGCAAATTCAATCCGACTCATCCATTCGTCGTAACAGTCAAGCAGGCTGGTTCTCGGAAAATCTATGTTGACATCATCGGCGAAGATGGCCAACCTTTGGTAGATTGCGAGTACTATGCCTTTGTTCCTGAAGATTTCAGTCTCATTCGAAGAGTATAAGGACACAGTATGCTTCAGAAAATGCGATAAAAAGTGAAAATAAATGTGTACTCACGATGAGGCTATTGATACTATAGCCTCATCAAATAAACGAATACACAAACACGGAGTATATAAAATGCAAGTAACCATCAAAAACGGTCTTTACTTTGGTAATGTCGTTAACGGTACTTTTGAAACTAACGGAAACACTTGGTGGGATGCCGGCGAGAACGATCCTCGCGAAGGTAAAGTTAACGCCGTTCTGAAAGGTAAATCTCGGATGGTTTGGGTAAATCGCAATGACATCGTGATTACCGAAAGTTTTGCTGGTGTTGCTCAAACTGATGTTGCTGAAGAAACTGTCGACGAAATGCGTTCTCGAATCGCAAAACGCTTCGATGTAATGGACAAAATGACCGTAGGTCTTGTTAAAGGCACCATTCGTTCTCTGATTATCTCCGGTGCTCCTGGAATTGGCAAGACCTTCAGCTTGGAGAAAAAGCTGAAACACTCTGACGAAATTGGAGAAATCTCTTTCTCTTCCATCAAAGGAAAGTGCTCTCCCATCGGACTCTACATCCACCTTTGGGAAAATCGCGATGAAGATTGTGTTGTGCTGCTGGATGACGTCGATGTGTTCTCCAACGAAGACACTCTCAACGTACTGAAAGCTGCCCTTGACACTGGCGAAGAACGCATCATCACATGGGGTACTGCCAGCAACTACTTGGCAGAACGCGATATCCCAAACAACTTCGAGTTCAAAGGTTCCATCGTCTTCATCACTAACGCTGACATCGATGCTGAAATCGACCGTGGCACTAAACTTGCTCCGCACCTCGATGCTCTGCAGTCTCGCTCCATCTACCTTGACCTTGGCGTTCACACTAGTCGTGAAATCATGGTTCGAGTGGAAGACGTAATCACTAAAACTGATATGCTGCAAAAGCGCGGACTGTCTGAAGCACAAGTTGTTAACGTATTGGAATGGATGAAAGAGAACGTGGACCGCCTCCGCTCTGTATCTCTGCGGACTGCCCTCTACCTCGGCGATTTCATCAACACCGATAGTGATTGGGTCGATGTTGCTGAAGTTACACTCCTGAAGTAATACGGATGAGCTGGAGGAATTCCTCCAGCTCCTTAATATGGTTATTCATCTTAGTAAAAACAATCAAGCTGGTTCACACCGGTTAATCCAAATGGAGAAATGAAATGAATCCGAAAAATGGTCTTATCATGAAATATTTTGGTAGTGCAGAAGTAAAGCCCCAAATTCCTACGGTTGAAGGTATTCGAGCAAATGCTCTTGAAATTTTCAAGCAACTCGAAGATCGAATCGCCACTGATTCTCAGACTCTTGATCAAATTGCTACTCGCCGGCAAAACGAACTGCAAGCACATGAACTTGCTGTCAAGAATTTGATGGAACGTCATTCAGCCATAATGAACAATTTGTCCGCCGAGCAAACTCTGGTGAGTGACTCCATCAAAGCTGCTCAAGTTATGAAGGCTAATATTGCTCAAATTTGCTAATAACCATAGGGCTCCTCAGGAGCCCTAGTTTTTGGAATCAATATGCAATACAGTTATGGCGAAATTGCTATTTTGGTATTTGCTCTAATATTTGTTATGTGGCTTTTGTATAAAGCTCGACATTTCATATTGGATATTTTAGATGCTATTTGCGGCATGTTTGATTAGGAGAGATTTTGAATCCAGTTGCTAAACATGACTTCAACAAAGGTGGAGCTCACGTAGACAAGAAACGACGCTTAAAAGAAAAGCGCAAACAAAAACACAAGAAGGTGTACAATGATGGAACTAATTATTGACATTTGGAAAATCGTAAGCGTTGCAATCGGCGCATTTATCATCATGCGATTGATTGTAATTGCTTTAGCTAGCAAAGGCTTTATTTCCGCAAGCGACCGAATCAACGAAATTTTAGAAAAATGGCAAAGTTTGAAATCTTCTGGCCAAGAGTTGTTTGGTAATTACGGCATCGTTGTCACCCCTTTGGTCATTGCTCTCCTTCTTATTTTGATCACTCTGTTTTGGCCAATTGTGTTGCTGTATATTATCGCAAAATAAAAAGGTATGTACTTTTTGAAAAGATTTTTGTAAAATGTAACAGTAACATATCAAATTTTGCCGTATTGATAAGAGAAACATCATGTCATATAACGAAACAATAAAAGAAATCATTTCAATTGCGTCAGTTCTAATCAAATTTGGCTGCGAAGACATTCTGAACAATCAAGAACTTTTCGTATCATTCTTGAATGAACTGGGTTTAAAATCGCCAAGTGGAGAAGATTTCACTCGAGCCGGTTTTAGACAGATGATGAAGCGTCTACCGGCTGATCAGCGCGAAGAATTAGTAGAAATGTTCAACCAAGGTCATCGTGACATCAATCACCAAATGATCATGTACACAAACAGCAACTAAGGAAATATTATGGAAATCGAAATCGATAAAAAGTATCGTGTAATCGACGCCTCTCGTTTTGAAAAGGAGCACGGCATCAAAAATGGTCATGAATTCTTTGTGGATTCACTAGACGAGGATGGAGATATTTGGTCTCGTGGAATTTCTTGGAATGGAATCGACGGTGACAGTGATGATGCTCCATACATTGGTTGGGCATTACTAATGAAAGGCTATCAAGACCATTGTCCAGAAGCACCGGCGGATTACTCGGGTGCTATCGAACAAGTATGAAAAAAGGGAACCGTAAGGTTCCCTTTGTTTTATCTAGCTCTACTCAAAAGTCTTTCGGCTTGATTGCAAATAATGAAAAGTTTGTTTTCATTAATTATTGGCTTTTTGCGCCAAAACATCGATACTGCCCCAGCATAAACGTTGTCTAAATTCACGATTGGGCAACTGTACATGTATTCAAACTCACTGTGCCCCGCCGGAAGAAACGCGAAATCCTTGTAATTGCTAAAATGTCTTCCCGACAAATGGACCATATATTCATTAGATGTTTTGTTTATTGGATACCCGCCCTTTTCCATATCTACAAGGTCCATCGGCGTTTTCCCCTCCGTGGCGACCATGTCAACGAAATAGTTCAAGTTTCTAGGTCTAAAAGAGAATATAACCGAAAAATCTGCTCGACTTGAAACATGTGCTATTTGAAGCTGTTCTTGTGTCGCTACCTCAAATTTTCTATCGCGTTCGGCTTGAAGAATTTCCTGGTAATTTTGAAAACGAGTATCTCGATAAACATTGAAGATTTCGTCCTTGTTGTACCAACTGAAACCAAGTATGAATACAAGGATCAGCAAAATTGCCCGATAAAATACAACTTCCCCAGTAACAGCGTCTTTGAACAATCGGTCCAGAATTTCCATCAGAATCCCCGCACGCCCAGGGGTTTGAGTTCCCCTGCGTTTGGGTTTTCTGTACTCATAAAGTTGTTACTCCTGTATAACAGCTCTATTTAATGCTTTCGACGCCTAATGGCGCCGAAATGTCATTTATAAGAATCCATTGTGCCAGTTAGTACAACTTTTGCAACTCGCATTGCCCTGTTGGGGGTTTGCTTTGCCCAAGATGAATTAAGCAATTCAGAGTATGCTTTAGACCAGTCCTTATTGGCTATGAATGCGAGTGATTTTTTGAATCCAGATAGACGAGGACCTCCCATTTGGAACATTAAGTTACAAATAGCATTTTTTCTAATAGGGTCACAAGCATCATATGCTAATTTGATATTAGGGTATTTCTTGATTTCACTTTTGACTGTTTGAACATCAGAGTTAAACAGTGCACTACATTCACTCTCAGATATAACCCCGTTCACCTGGCGGCCAACCTGTTTACTCAATGTATGGTTTATTAAGGCCATATCGGTTGTCTTCTGGGGTATAATCAGGTGACCTATCCCAATAGTAGGGTACCCCAGATGGTCCCAATACACTTTCAAAACTCTTCCCTCATCGTAGATGAGCATGTCCTCTAACGTCATATGCTTTCTCCTTAATTATTTTCCGAATATTCTCGCGTTTGGTGGCCAGAAAATGATTTAAACAGCTCGCCGTTATACGCTGCAAGATGGCCAGCGCCTGGCAAAGCCATATTCAAATATGGCGACCATGACGAATCTTTACCTCTATCACCCACGTCATGTTGATCAAAATCTCCATAGTTTCCGAATACTTCAAATTGTATTCGGCCTCGACCCGTCGGGTGCGTAAAGTTGAAAGTACGCGAGCCATACCAATCGGAAACATACTGAGTTGGTGTAGTGTAAACTCGTGTTTCTTGCCACGGCTGATTGTCCCATCGCCATCGGAGATTAATATACCCGGCGGTTTTAGTATTTTCTCCATCTCGATGGGAAGCCCCCCCGGTGCCGATGTATCCAATTTTTATAGTTGCCCGCTGGACTTGAGTGAATTCTGTAGAGTAACTGAAATTCTGATTGCGGTTATATGGATATCTAGAGCCAGACCACATGTAGCACCGCGAAGGCGATCTGCTTTTATTGAAATAGCTAGAAGCCCATCTTCCGTTAGGGCTTGCTCCTTGACCAAAATAGAATGATGACAGCTGGGGATCTGCCGCGTTGCCTGCGGCTGATAGTCCGGCAAAGCGCCGGACGTTAGTAAACCAATTTGGCTTTTTGATATCACCGGTATAACCAATCGCGTTATACCCTATGCTCCAAAATCGCCCATGTCGTTGAGACATTTTGCCTCCTAATGTTATATAAAGTTCAACGCAGCAGTTGCAGAGTAAACTATTGTTCCTCCTTCAGTGGCAGCGAACTCGTAAGTTTGAGATCGAACTGTTCCCTTGTTTGGATTTAATACGCCACGTTGCACCCCATCTACTTGATACCACCGAGCCTCTGTGCAGTTGACATATGTGATTCCACCATTTCGTATACGCACCCACGCCCTACCATTGAAAATGGGGTAAGATTTAACGGTTGTGCCATCTATATAAGTGTAGATTGTCTGATTGGTTGATGCATTATAGCTAAACGTCGCATATGGTGCCGTATTGTTTCCAGTGACAACGGATTGTATAGAAGCAATCTTCTGAAGACGGGCCATACCTGCTAGTCTTGAAACTAACCCAGTAGTACCCAGACCAGCATTAGACATAATTTGGGAAGCGAAGGTGCCGCCAAACTCGGCACCTGCTTGAGAAAGTAAAAATGGTATATTAGGTACGGGCATGATTAATCCTTAAAATAATGGGGAGAAATTTTCTCCCCATATGCTATTATTTACTTTCCAAAACTTTTATCCTTTCAGAAAGTTCCTTCACTGCTTCAACCAAAAGAGCAATGATGCCGGAAGGAGATATTGACAGCATACCATCGTCACCTTCTCTAACGGACATGGGTTGAACCTTTTGCACATGCTGCGCAATAAGCCCCACTTCACTAACTATTCCACCATCCTTTAGTTTTTTATCATATATTTGACCGGTCAACTGTTCAACCTTAGATAGCGGATTATCTATAGCTTTGAAGTTGGATTTCAATCTACGATCTGATGTAACGTTAAAATCGGGAGCGGCTACTATTCCGTTAAAAGCCGCTCCGCTGTTGTTCAACACAAGCCATGTGTTTGTATTATCCCAAGCCCCATTACCTTGACAGAATAACAAGTTACTGCTAGATTGATATATCATCGCAGCAGCTACACCCGGGTGATGGAATTGTAGCATCTGGTTTGTTCCGCCGTGGTTTATATCTATATTACCACCGCCGACCGTAAGAGTTGGGGTATACAGAGCACCAGAAAACGTTGTTGCTAAACTAGAGTAGTCTATCGACATTGCACTACCAACGTAAGCACCACTGGTATTATACTTTATAATAGAGTAACTATCGTTACTAATGTCATGATAAGCATTCCACCGCATCAGCCCACTGTTCTTATAGTGTATTCCGTTTTCATTATGGGTTACCGAGGAAGCGGTTGCACCAACAACTGTTACCGACCCAGATAAAACACCACCTGATTTGTCCAACTTACCATCAACATAATCTTTTCTTGTTAATGAATTAGCTAATTCACTTTGAGCTACTGAAGTTACTATGTTTTTATTTACGTTTATACGATCTGATGAAAGAGATATATACGTCGAATGTGTATAACTCTCGAGTGTTACGTCATTTGATGCTGGCGAGCCTTTACCAACATACCAACTACCAACACCACCTTGTTGACCAAGGATATAAGAAGCTGTATTTGGTGCTGGGTTCAAAGTAATAGCATTAGCATCCTTGGTGATAATGAGAGTGCCTGTCATTGTATCACCAGTTTTGGATACCTGTTTAGCTATTTCACCATCAACATAGTCCTTCCGAGTTAGCGCGTTAACTGCAAGTTCTTGGCCAGATTGCGTCCTCGGGCGCTGCAGTAAAGTTTCTCCAGTGGCGGTGATGATCAACGGGGCGTCGGTATATGTGCCTGTTGCGTACCTTGCAATTCGATACTGGTTTAGGGTAGGCTCGTAATAAGCATACCACTTGAGAGCTCCTGCGCTGTCCCGTAGCATCATCCCGGAGGTCACACCTCCAATGATTGCGGCTCTCTGGCCACTTCCAATATTAACCTCTACTTCTGCCGAGAACACTGCTCCTGGAGCTCGAAGCGTCTTAGCAAGTTGCACATGGTCAGATTTGAGCGCCAGGAAATTGTTGTGGATATAGCTGTGCAAGGTGACGTCGTCGCTGGAACCGCCGCGCCCGACATACCAATTAGACACTCCCGCTGTGCGTCCAAGGATGTAGGACGAGTTACCGGCAGAAGCTTCGATAGTCATCGCGTTGGTTGCGCTTGTCAGGGTTAGGAAGCCAGTTACAGTGCCGCCGGCAGTGTTAAGCTTCTTGCTCAACTCCTCGTCAACGTAGTCTTTGCGGGTCAGGGAGTTTTCTGAAGTTCCCTGGGAAGTTCCACTTCTAGGGTTGAGGATGGTTACAATGGCGTCTGCTGAGGAGACGGTCCCGTTCGGCTCGCAGGAGATATAGGTGTACGCGTACGCTCCTGTACCCGGGTTGTTCCGAGTAATATTCAAGCGGCCAGTTTCTGTATTTCCACCGTACGCGCCAGTGATAGCTCCAGCGTCGTTCAGTAATTCAGCTACTGCTTCGACGTCTGTACTGCGAAGTCTTATGCCAGAGAAAGTGGAGGACTTCTTTACCAGAAGGTAATCCGCTGCGACGCTCAGGTTCCCAGTCATTGCATCGCCAGTTTTATTAACCGCGCCTACGTTAGTTGCAGAAATCGAAATATTCGATGTACCATCAAATGGAACGCCAGCAATAAGCCTAGCTGTCTGCAATCTAGAAGCAGTTACAGCATTTCCATTGACTGGAAGAGCTCCTACTGCTTCTGGAGTTGGGTTATATCCAGTGTCATAAACGCGATTGCTTCCGTTATAAGTCCCAGAGTCTTTATCAAAATTCCCAAGAACAATGGTTTTTGTATTTCCACTTACTTGGCCGTTAACCTTAAAGACAGATGTCCCATATGTAACATCAGTCGCATGAGCAGTGACGGTTGTTCCGATATCGACTCTAACTGTTATCGGGAAAGCACGTGTTTCAACGTAAACAACATACGCAAAACTATCCTCAAATGGCGCGTGGATTGAGTGAATTGCTCTTTCCGATGTAGAGTAAATCGTAAACTTGCCATATGCATAACTTCTACCGTCAGACCATCCGCTGGCACGAACATTTCCTATGAACGAACAATTGTTCATAGGATGCTCCCCTACGTTAAATGAAGTATCAATAAAGACAAATGAGTCGGATGTACCATTTGTTCTAAACATAACCGGGATGTAGCCAGTTGCAGGTGCTCCAGCAGGAAGTGTGATCGTCAAATCTTTCACACCTTTACCAGCAGCAGTAACAGTCGATTCAACAAAATCGCGACGTGTCACAGAATTAGCTTCAGCACCCTGAGCATCAGTCAGCAGAACTTTCGGAGTAGACAAATTGCCCGACATTGTGTCGCCGGTTTTTTTGACGTAATCTGAGTGAGTATGACTGTTATTTGTTATGGTCACTGCTATAGAAGCATTTGCACTACCATCGAACGATACTGAGCCAGTTGCGCCTCCAGTCAAACTGATAGTTCTTGCGGTTTGCAACTTGGATGCAGATACAGCATTTGCGCCGGCAGCTAATGCACCAATTTCCGCAGGAGTAGGTTTATCAGCTTCGGTATAGATTTTCCGGTTGGCTAATTTAGTGCCTGCCGAGTCGTATGCATATGTGTACATTCCATAACCGATACTTCCGTAATCGAAAGTAATACCACGGGCATTCGCACCGTTACTGGCCAATGGATGAGAAACGTTAATAGTCAATCCGCTGAATCCGCCCTGACTGTTATGTCTGAAGAATCCGGAATAGCCCATTGACAGGTTATGAGGTGTTCCTATATCAGACGATTTGCTCAGCAAGTAACCATTAGTGGCAGTATTGGTGTTCAGTCTGATAAATCTCGCATCAGACTCTGTTTGATTGTAATACCGGTTATCCATAGCAGAACGCTGAATAAGTCCAGTATCACTAATTAACAGTCCGCCTGCCCTATTGTATACCGCAGAATCCATTCGAATTTTTGTAGTGGTCATGCCATCTTGAGCATAACCGAGCACCAAATCAGTTCCACCAGGTGCACCAATGTACACGTTTTTAGACGAGTTTGCACGAATGAACTGAATACTTCCATATTTTATGTCAAAGTTTCCAGTATTAGTGGATACCAACGCTCCTTTCAGAGAAACATCACCGTTAGATTTAGCGATTTTAAGCCCATCAAATGCCCATGAACCGTTGGCGTCAGTCATTGCGACTTTAAAGTCACCAGCCGCATCAGTTCCAACATATGACTGAAGCGTATTTCCCTTTGAAAACGAATATAAAGCAGAACCACTAACACTCGATTTAAGCACTAATTGGTAATCAGTGGAAGTTTCAACGTTCAGCATACCAGTCATAGTATCGCCAGCACGAGATACTACCTGAAGTTCATTTGCACTCGGTTTATCGTTTTCCGAATAAATTCTTGCACCCTTGTACAGGATAGCATTACCGCTTGGTACCAGCGCAAGATTGCCTTGGTGCCAAACAGGTGAACCACCGATCGTGGTTCCAACTTTTAAATCTGCCATATGGGCTCCCTTGTTTAACCAATGATTGGTGATTTCTTGTTATATTTAAAGCACTCGAATTAAAAGCAATCCTGGCTCCAGGTTCAAGCTTGCTTGAACTTATCTTTTTATCCTTTTAGTTATAATATCTATTAAGCCATAAAGGATAAGTTTTGGCAGGGCCAAAACCTGGAAGCCAGGATTTTATTCTATTTAAAGCAAACAAAGGGCCAAGAGGCCCTTATCTTTCGTTAAAATCGTTTGAAGTAATGATATTATTCGGTTTAAGATTCAAAAGCTGTAATACAGGATTTGTGTAATTGTCGTTATTGCTTATGCTATTAGCTCTAATACCATTCACACCAATTGCCGCATCCGCCACTTTATCATCATCGTCCCTTGTGACCCGCGTTATAGTGACATTTCGCACACCTGCTGTTCCAGCGCTGACGTTTGACGGATATCGGTATGCCACAGAAGCAAAAATCGTCGCCCCTGAGCTTTGCGTTGGCAGTTTGAAATAACCTTCAAATTTTGTCCACACGCCTGGAGTCGGTGTTGGTGTTCCTAGCCATCTACTGGTTTTCCATATGCCTGAAGAGTCTTGAGTCCATACATAAAAAAGACATCTTCCACCGGCGGTAACTAGTGTCTGGTCGCTGTACAGCTCGCATTGGATATAATATATTGATTCCCATTGTGTTGTTATATTTTCAGACAAATAACGCTTAAATTCGTATTGATTCCCCACTGAGAAATATTCATTTATGTTATCGACATTTCTTGATGGTAATCCGCATGCTCCAATATCGACAACGTCGTCAAAAACAACTTGCAAATAGGCATTTGTGTCTTCTGCGAAACTGTTAGGATTATTCCCAACAAAATTCTCGTAGCAAAAACGCTTTAACGTCGTATTGAAAATTGCAGCATATGAACTTCTATATGCTCTCGGGGTAAAAAGAGCATCGGATTGTCGATTTAGATAACTAGAACCAGGCCACGACATAGATCCATATTGTTTCATGAATGTGTCAAAATCCACTGACGATCTGATAGCATCATGCGAAACTAATACTACTATATTGTCAGACGGTGCAGACATTAGATATGTTCTTAGAGTGTCAAGATGCTCGGGTCTACCATATATGTCAAACGTCGCAAAATTAGATGCTACTCCGGTTGGAGAAATAGTGATAGCGTTCAAACCCCTCCCATACGAAGGCAAAACCGAAACACCATTGATTTTGACATACGGCACTCTGACACTGGAGTCAGCATTGACTCCAAGTGCCTGTATCATGTACTTTATCGCGTTATTTTCACCTAAGTGATTTGATTCAACGTAAGATGGCCCAAGATGGGCCATAAATTGTTCTGCCATAACGATTCCTTATTCTTCCCAGATAAACTCAACTGTCTTGGTCAAGTTGTTGGCAACGATTTTCACATTACCAATTTTGATCCAATCTCTAATCGTTATATTATTGGAAGATGAACCTGTAATATCAACTGCACCTACGTCTTGAGCGGTAGGTTTGTTACCCTTGTGATAAATCTCGTACTCAAAGTTTCCGATCTTTACGATTGGATTCTGATTCGTATCAAGACACACACGGCCATTCGTTGTATCAGTATTTCCGAAAACGAAGTCATTTCCACGAGAGGTAATGTAACGATTTGAGTTTTTGAATTGCAAATACTTAACATTGTCACCGGTGTTTGACAGAAGCATTGCTCCAGTCATAGTCGATGTACCATCACGACGAAGATATGTTGGGTTGAGCTTTGTCTGAGCGTTGGCAGTATTAATTACCGGTGAGCCATTAATTGTGAAGGCATCAGTAGAGCTTGCCAATACAGCCATTGTTGAACTAGCATTACCAACTGTGAATCCACCTGCAACAGATTGCGCAAATTGATTCGCCGCTAATTCGGTTCCACCCAGATAAATTCTCGCACCTGTGTTTTCCATAACAAGGAAACCAGCAGTTGATTTTATATGTTGTGCAATTCGTACATCGCCGTCTCTATTAACTTTCAGCTTACTAGAGAAAGTTGAACCGTCTTTAGTTGCAATAGCAATTTCGCTACCGGTAACTTCAGAACCACCAACACCGCCTGCAATAAATGCCCAATCGTTTATTGCGGCATCACTTCCAGCCATTATGGTGATACCATTGGCTCCACCAGCAACTCTAGTTTTACCTATTTGAACAGAGTTTGTCGATGTGTTATCGATAATCACTCTTGCACTAGTTGTCGTAGTATTGGTAATATCTGCAGCTATCATCGCAGCGGTAAAAGTCATTCCACCTGTTACGGTTTGATCTACTGTTCTGCGAACCCACCCGCTGGAAACTACACCACCCAAATTCAATGAATTTTGCGCTGTAGCATTCAGCGGCAAGTAGTTTTGCAGTGCATAGTTCAATCCACGAGGGCTAACAGCCAAACCGTCATTTTCGTAGCTTGTGTATGCCTGAGTGGATCCAACATTATTGTTTCCAACGAAAGTTGACTCTACTGTTGCTGCTTTGACAAACCCACGGCGTGTTTCATTTCCTGACCATGTCGGTTCAGTTTGCGCTATATACTTAAAGTCTTCTGGACTAACAGCCAAATTAGTTGCTGTCCCAGTTCTAACTTCAGCAGTTGTCGCAACCCGGATAATACCGTCCAGAGTTCTTGTCGCTTTTCTTCCATCAAGTTTCTTTGGAGTTACGATAGTATTGTCCGAACTAGATCCATTCGCCTCAAGTTGAGTCGAAACACGCAATGTCCCGCGTTGAGCTTCTGTAGCAAGACTTATTCCAACAGAAACAGTGCTCCAAATGGTTCCAGATTGGGTCAAACCATCAGTCGTGTTTACCGAAATTCTTGCCGTATTGTTGAAACGATTCTTCAATTTCAATGGAGTGACGATAGTTAAATCGTTTGTCGCAGTATCTATTTCAGATGTCGTGGCAATACGGGCAATACCGGTGAGAGTTTCTGTTGAAGTGCGATCATTCAACTTTTTGGGAGTAATAGCACGGGTATCATCAGTTCCAGCGTTTGTTTCAGTCTGGGTTGCAATCTCAATCAGACCATGATTTGATTCTGTCGCTCGACGAGCTCCCAATCTTTCGGCTGTTACAAACAACGGCCCAAGTGGATCAGATGATCCCCCGTCGACTTCCGCCTGTGTGGCAATATAACCTATACCCTTAGCTGTTTCGGTAGCCTTGAATTCATCCAGGGTTAACGGTGTGACAGCTTTCGACTGATCGGCTTTGTTATACACACCAGTCCCAGCAGTCGAGCGAGCAGTTCCAGCTGTTCCATTTTTAGAAACCACCGCTAAGATACCAGTCAGAGTTTCTGACGCAATACGATTATGCAACTTTTGGGGAGTCACAATTGTTATGTCGTCAGTTGATCCGTTTGTTTCGGCCTGAGTAGCAATTTCCGCTAAACCACGGCGAGTTTCAGTAGCTGTTCTTTCATTCAACTTCTTTGGAGTTACGATGATATCATCCAAATAAGTTGAAGTGCTTAACTGATTAACTTCAGCTGTTGTTGCCAAACGAGCAATACCACGACGAGTTGCAGTAGCAGTTTTATTAGCTAATGTTTTCGGTGTGACAATAGTTTCATCATTCGGGTTATCTTCGTGATTTTTGTTTACTTCTGCTTGATCCGCGAGAGCAGCTACACCCAGACGATCACGTTTAGTTGCATCAACACGTTCAACTTTTGGCTGAACATTACCAATCATCCAACCGTACTGAGAAGAAGTAACACCCACCAGGGACGGGTCTAACTGTGCGTACATTAGCTCGACATATGGAACGTAATCTGTGTCAGCACTTATAGAAATAGATGAAACCAATTCCCATCCATTTGTCATCGGGTATTCCGAACGACGCTGGAACTGCATTTGAGCTTTCGACCCAACAATCAGCTCATTTGAATCTGGACTTACTCTGATCGTACAAGTTTGACCTTTTCTCAGATAATCCATAGTGATTTGAACACGGTCGCCTATGGCTACTTCCTCTGGAAGAGTCAGCACGGTGGTCTGACTTGGCAAATTACTGTTACCAGTCACCAGAATGTGTTCAAACGGTAGCAGTGCTGTGTCTGTTTTGGTAACACGAATACGTGTCCTTTGGTCTCCATCCCATACTTTCCAAGTCAAAGAAGGAAAATCGAATACAAATGAACCGTAACCTGATGTGCGCGATTCAATTTTTGTAACACCTATTTCATTAATATTGTGACCTGAACCTGGGTAAATCTCAAGAGTCGAGTGGTTAATCGGGTTCATCCCATCAATATCATGGGTTGTAATTACATCGCCATGTCTGGCATGTTTTGGCAGAATAAGGCGAATTGTTCCTGCAGAAGTACGTCTCCAGGTAACCATCCCTGCCTGCAACTGGAATCCTTGAATAGATGGTTCAACGAAATAACTGTTCACTGCTGTAGCTGCTACATCTACTTGCCATCTGTTTCCAGCTGCTTTATAGACGAACATATATTGGCAGAATGGGACAGTTGCACGGAAGCGAGCGCCGACACTGGCTGCCTTGAATTCAATGACTGCTGTTCCTATAGATACAAATTCCAGATCGTTAACACCTGGTTGACCGCCTACGTCCTTTATTACCAAAGTATCGCCATCAACTGGTGATGTTGGCAAGTTGAAAACCAGATTGTTGAATCTATTGTCAGCAGTGATATATTGACCAGAACTCAGCTGAAGTGCGGGCCCAGTCGAGTTAATGAACTGCCATGTTGGGTCAACACGGAGACCAGTCCATTTTGTGACGTCGAAAGCTCCTGCCGGGGAAGCAATATCTGCTTTCGCATAATAAATTCGTCTCTCGAAAATTACAGCATGTTTTGCATCATACCCACGGGTGCTGTCATATTCGTAAATTGTGTTATATTTGTGGAAAAATCCAACGCTAACGCCATCGGACAAAATTGTCTTATCGGCCATTGCAACGTTGATCAGTTTTTCGCCAGCTGCATCAAGGCCGCTTGTGGCGCGAAAGGCTTGTCCTAACATTTTTGAAGCTCTCCTGTTACTAACTTAGTTATTTATGTTAGTATGTCTAGGTGTTCAATAAGAGAAATTGATATGAACTTAAATGATTTCATGGGTGAAACCACAAAGGATGATGTCAATATTATTGACGCATCTCAATTAATTATCGCGACAATAATGGCTAACTTTACTCCTGAAGATGTAAATGAGCGAATGCTCAGACATTTAATTCTGGATACGGTTCGAAACAACGTCAAAAAGTTCAAAAACGAATATCCCGAAACTATTATCGCATTTGACGATTCTGCAATGGTTTATTGGAGACGTGACATTGCTTGGTATTACAAATTAAACCGAAAGGCTAATAAAAAGGAATCTCCATGGGATTGGGAACTTCTCTTTAGTATTATCAATAAAGTGGTCAACGAAATGCTTAATATCTACCCAGGTGTTAAGATGATCAAACTTGATAAAACTGAGGCTGACGATATTATTGCAGTTTTGGTCAAAAAGTTCACTGAAGAAGGCCGATGTGTTATGATTTCTTCTTCTGACTCTGACTTTACTCAATTGCACAAATACAAGGGTGTCAAGCAATATTCACCTGCTCAGAAGAAAGCAGTAAAGCCAAAATATGGTAGTCCAAAGCACGACCTGTTTGTTAAACTGATTAAGGGTGATGCAAAAGATGGTGTTTCGGGAATAAAAGTTCGTGATACATTTGTCCTTGACCGTGTCGAAGGTGAACGTGCTCCACCTTGTTCTACCAAGTGGATTAATTCAATTGTTGAATCTGAAGACCCTCGAGCTGCGTTGGAAAATGAAGAATGGCAAAAGCGTTGGGATATGAATGTCCGGCTGCTTGATTTGGATAAAATTCCAGCACATGTTTCGGATCGAATCATTCAAGCTTATAATTCTTCAGTAGTCAATCCTCGTGGTAAATTGTACAGCTATTTTGTTAAAAATGGCTTGGTTAAACTTCTCGATAAAGTAAATCAATTCTAAGGAAATAACATGAAAGAGCAGAAGAAAAAGAAAGAAAAAGTCGAATTCAACCCGTCTGTTCATGGCGAACGTCTCCAAGAAATTATTACCGAAGCATCAAATTTGCGCACTATGCAAGAATCTTATGCTGAAAAGGTAAAAGAGCAGCGCAATATTGCCATTACTGAATGTGGTGTTGACGGCAAACTGTTCAATCAGCTGTTCCGGATTTACCACAAGCAGGAACGTGAGCAGTTTGAAGATGCTGCCGATGAAGTTACTTCAGTGTATGACCAAACCTTTAAAGGCAAATGATGTCAAATCCGAACAATCTGAATGATAAAACCGCAAACGGGATAGAGATAGAAAATCTGGTTAAAACTGGATTGACATATCTGGAAGCATGTGTTCAGTGGTTGGAAGAAAATTCTTTAGAAATTAACTCGTGCCACAAATATATCCCGCGGGCGGTAATTGACAAACTGTCAAAAGAATGTGTCGATTCCGACATGCTTAGACCTTCCATTGCAAAATCGATGACACGAAATAGTTTGGACTTTTTGATGTGAGATTTATATGATCGCTCTTCGATATCCGCCTAGACCTGATAGATTTATTAGTGCAAAAGGCGCATTTATGCTTTATTTGATGATGAAACAACATATGGCTGGAAAATATGACATAATCAAATATAGTTGGAATATGAAAGTTACTGATGCTGCGTTTAATAAACGTAGAGATAAGTACTTCTTTGATAAGATGAGCGATAAATTTCACCTTAAAGACTTGACAGAGATATTTCTGGCAACGTTTTTGGAAAATTCAAGTGGTTGGGCTGGAGATCTTGTTTCTGAAGATGCAATGACAGCCCATCGAGAATTGTTGGGAAGATACATCAGATTCTCTGAAATATACAGGGAAGACCTGAAAAATCTGGTGTATTTTTCTAATAAAGTTAATGTTCCGATAGGTAAACTATTGGAGTATAATGAAAAACAACAAACAAGCCCAATTTTCAAATTACTCCAGTCGGGTCTGATTAAAAGAGAAACATTTTTGGTTATTGATTCATTCCTTGGTATAATCGACAAAATCGATGAGAAAATGTCAGCTGATATAATCTGGCAGAACTGGCATACCAAATTGGTCAATTACCGGAAATTGGTAGTAATAAATAATGACATAGCTAAAGCCAAGTTTATTCAACACGTAAAAGAGTTTAAAGCTGAAGTTTAGCTATATCAAAATTGATGTAAAATGTAAAAACGCAAAAACAACTGTCAAAATAAAATAGGAAAATAAAATATGTTCAAGCGCAGCAATCCTTCTCAACTTCAAGCTCAACTGGCCGCTCTGAAAGGTAATGCAGGTGGTTTTGGTGGAGATAAGAATGAATGGAAACTGAAAACTGATGCAGCTGGTAATGGTCAAGCCGTAATTCGTTTCCTTCCGGGTAAAGGTGATGAAGGTCTTCCGTTTGTTAAGCTGATTAACCACGGCTTTAAGAAAAATAACAAATGGTATATTGAAAATTGTTCTTCTACCCATGGTGATTTTGACAACTGCCCGGTTTGCCAACATCTCAGCCGCAATGATTCTTACAACACCAATGCTGAAGAATATAAGCTGCTGAAGCGTAAGACTTCCTATTGGGCAAATATTCTGGTAATCAAAGACCCTGCCACTCCTGAAAATGAAGGCAAGGTGATGAAGATTCGTATTGGTGCAAAGGTAATGGAAAAAATTACCGCCATGATTAACGTCGATCCGGAAATGGGCGAAACTCCAGTAGACGTAACTTGTGTTTTCGAAGGTGCAAACTTCGTTTACAAAACCAAGAAAGTTGGTGGTTTTACCAACTACGATGACTGCAAATTCTTGGCTCAATCAGAAATTGCAAAAATCAACGACCCCGAATTCCAAAAGTTCCTCAATGATGGCATGGAAGATTTGAGCAAAATCGTTGCTCCTTCCGAATTCAAGCCTCTTGAAGAACTGGAGAAGAAATTCAAGCAAGTAATGGGTACTTCCATCACTGCTGGTGCTGCCGCTTCTGCCGCTTCTTCTCTGTCTAGCGAACTGAATGACTTCGACGAACAGCTTACCTCGTTCGACACTGATGTAGTTCAGCCATCTGTGCCTGATGCTTCTTCTGATCTCGATGACGATCTGGATGCTCTTCTCGGCTAATATAGAAAAGGAACCTTCGGGTTCCTTTTTTTGCATCAAAATCTTTCAAAAAGTAGTGTACAACTATGCCCTACAGTGTAGAATGTCTCCATCAAATCCACCAAGGAGTAATAAAAATGAAAGACATTCTCGATTATCCTATCGGTACCAAAGGTTCAGATTTGCCACAAGAAATTCTCGCTTTGCACGAAAGCCGTGGGTAAAAGACGGTCAACGCATTCCGTGGTCCAGAATGAATTTTTCGGAATTGGTCAATACTAAGCCTGCGGGCGGTTGGGTTTTTAGACTTCAAAGCCAAGTTACGAAGAAGTAAATGGTGTCAAATTCCCCAGCAATATCAGATTCGAACTCTAAGGAAAATTAAAATGTCATCTAACAAAGTTTTCATCAAATTCAAATCTCCTGAAGATCGCGCTAAATTTGCAGCTTCCTCTGCAGCTAATAGCGCAATTGCTGAATATATGCAGCATTATGAGCTGACTGCTGTCAATAAAGAGAATGGTGATATTGTCATTCTCGAAGATGGTGAAGAATTTGAGCTCGAGGGATACTGGACTCCCGCGATTTTTATGTCAGAGCGTCAATATTTTGACATCGAAGTGATTTAACTCAAAACATCGTTCAAAAGGAAATATTATGAAAATTAACACTAAATCTTGGCACTATCGTTTTCTGAATTCTCTCAACACAAATATCCCGAATTCTTTATGCCCGTATTTCTGGAAAGTCGTGTTTACGATCGCATGGATCACCGGCTCGATTTTACTGCTCATTGCTTTTTTCACATCTATTGGTGCCAGAATCTTCGAAGGAATTGGCTTTGCCCTCGATAATATGGTATTGTACTGGAGCCTTGCTGCTGTAGTAGGTACTGTCACCGTCACTTCTGTCGTTGCGTTGGTTGTCGCGGCAATAGTCGGATTTGTTTGGGCCAAAGAAAATTTCAAGCCACCGTACAAAGAAGAACCGTTGATTATCACCTTTGTCAAGAACAAAAAGTCTAAAATTTGCCCGCGTCTTGAATTTGAAGACATGAGCAAAAAAGACTGAAGAATAAGTTCGCAACCAGTGAGGTCATGATAAAATGACCTCACAAAAAATAAAACAATCTCCGGCTTATAATGTTTCACTAAGTAAGGAATGATTATGATTATTAATAATGAACGTCAGCTGGCTTCTATTCGCAAAATTGCCGATCTTCAGCCGATCCCGGGTGCTGATGCCATCGAATGCGCAACCATCGACGGCTGGGAAGTAGTTGTGAAGAAAGGCGAATTCACAATTGGTGATGATTGCGTATATTTTGAAATTGATTCCATGCTGCCGATGGATAATCCTGCTTTCAAATTCTTGGAATCCCGTGCCAGGATGTACGAAGGCAAAATGCGAGCTCGAGTGAAGACCATTAAACTTCGCGGCCAACTGTCCCAAGGTATTGCTTTGCCGATTAACGCATTTACCATCGGAGAACTGCTGGACCAAAGTCTTGACCAAATTCTCGGTATTATCAAATATGAGCCGGCTCAAGACGGTTCTGGCTGTAACCCGGCCGGTACTTTCCCTGTTTTCATTCCGAAAACTGATGAAGAACGCTGCCAAAACATTTTCACCAAATACAGTGCTTGTTACAAAGATGTTGTATTCCAAAAGTCTCTGAAGCTGGATGGTAGTTCTATCACCATGGCATGGGTAACAGATCCTGACCTGTTCCTCGAACTTGGCACCGAAGATGAACCATATGCTCACGATTACGACGACGCCCAATTTATCCTAGCTTCTCGTAATCAGGTTCTCCGCTATAACCCTGAAAGCAAGTGGTGGATGGGTGTTGAAAACTACCAAATCATCGAACAACTGAAGAAGATGGGCAAATCTGTCGCAATTCAGGGTGAACTGATGGGTCCTGGTATCCAGAAAAACCGTGAAAACTTCGACAAGTACCGGATTTTCGCATTCCGTGCCTGGTTTATCGAAGAGCAACGTTTTGCTACCGATGAAGAGTTCCACGACCTGTGCCGTGCTCTCGGCATGGAAATGGTACCGCAGCTTGGTCGTTGCAAGCCGTTTGAACAATTTGAAACTGTCAAAGAAATGTTGGCTGATGCAGATATTCCGTCCATCAACCACAAGATTGCTGAAGGTGTCGTTTATAAGTCTGTTGACCTTGTAAATGGCCAGATGATTCATTTCAAAGCAATCAACAATAAATTCTTGCTGAAATGTGAGGATTAACATGAAAATTAAGAAATTACAACCTTTGCAAGTCTTGTGTCCGAAATGCTGGATAAATGAAGATTATTGCAACTGCTATTGAGAATTCTATGTCTAATACGCTGGGGCTGAAATGCCCCTTTTCTCTTGAAGAGATGAAAGCAGATATCAAGTCAATTAACCAAATCCACCACGGAGGTCCAGTATGATTAAAGCCGTATTTGCTTTAGGTGTACCGTCGGATTTTCATAAGCACGGAGTTTTTGTATTTGGTAAAGACGGCGATTTACCATGGCGGTCGATTCCCGAAGACTTTAAACTTTTCAGGGAAAAAACCGATGGGACTATCTGTGTTATGGGTGCAAAAACATTCCAGTCGCTCCCAAAGAATCTTCCAGGAAGGGTAATGGTTGTTATTGGCGATCCTAAGCGTGAGTGCCGGAACAAATCAGGTGAACTTCCTGACAATTTCATCAATATCGATATTGACTGGATTTCTGTGGTAAAAGAACTATATCCAGAAAATGATATATCGATTATCGGTGGCCTTGGCCTGATACTGTCAGTCGCCAACAAGTGTGATGAACTCCATATCAATTTTCTTATGCTTACTTCTGACTATGATACAATTGACCCAACAGTTTATATCACTGATACCGCACTAGGAGTTTTCCTTGGTAAACGGAAAATGAATACTATCGTATATCATGTTGATCATGAACATTGCACCAACATTAAAGCAGGAATTTGGAAATGATTCAATACACCGATTTAGTATGCGACATTATCACCAATGGGCGAAAGAAGACTGATCGTACTGGAGTAGGCACCCGTTCGGTATTCGGTCGAATGCTTCGCTTTGACCTCAGCAAAGGCTTCCCGGCCACCACACGCAAACGTCTAGCATTTGTTCCAGTTGTGGGTGAATTGCTGTGGTTTATGCAAGGTTCAACCAATGTCGAACATCTGCGCAAATTGACCTATGGCGAAAACTCTGATCGTAAAACCATCTGGGATGATAACTATAACAAGCAAGCAGTTGACCTTGGGTATTCCGACGGATATCTTGGTCCCGTTTATGGCAAGCAATGGCGTATGTTCGGTAATAAAAACCCGGTCGATCAACTGCAAAATGTGATCGATCAAATCAAAGCAAACCCCGACAGTCGTCGTCTTTTGGTTGTTGCATGGAATCCTGAAGATATCGAAAAAATGGCTTTGCCTCCATGCCACTATGCATTCCAGTTTGAAGTATATGAAGGCAAACTCAGTTTGATGTGGAGCCAACGTTCCGTCGATGTCGGTCTTGGTCTGCCATTCAATATTGCGTCCTATGCGCTTCTTGTTCATATTGTAGCTCGAATTTGCAATTTGGAAGTTGGCGAATTGGTATTCTCTGGCGCAGATGTCCACATTTACGAAAATCACCTGAGTCATCTCGGTGGTATGCTTTCTCGTGAAGAACGCCCTTTGCCTACGCTGAGTTTCCCTGATATCGGCAGTTTGAGCGATCTGCGTTTACTGGAAGCAGCCGATTTCCGCCTGGACGGGTATGACCCACACCCAACAATTAAACTGCCGATGGCTGTGTAAATGACTATATGCACCGTTGTAAACGTCAAGCATGAAAGATGTGACGTTCGTATACAGCGAGGCACTATATGGGGTAATCCATACGGAGAACCCCATTGGAAACGGCAGGATTATCTTGACAATTACAAAAAGCATTTAAAACACCAAATAAAAACTGGGGTTATTACTCTTGCCGATTTAGAATCACTACGAGGCAAGAAATTGGGGTGTGGTTGCAAACCATTGCCATGCCATGGAGATATTCTTGCTGATCTAGTTAATCGCATGTTTAAGGATGTGCCAAACGTAGATGATTTCATATGACATTAAAAGAACACGGATTCATTCAGATAGCAGAATTGACCATAGGTAAAAACGGACGCATATCCAGAGATTTTGCTAAAGACCCATCACTAAAACACATCATTTATTTGTTTACGATTGATGATGAAGTTGTGTATATTGGTCAAACAAAGAATTTGCACAAACGAATGGACTCATATGCTAATGGCAAGTATTGGAAAAATACGAACAAGTCGCATATCCAAAAATCCAAGTTTCTGGAAGAAGCAGTAAACTCAGGTAAGAGAGTTTGTGTTTGGATAAAGCATTGCTTCAAAATCGTTATAACCACTCCGGCCGGGTCAAACGTTATAGCTGACCTCGATGCAGAAGAGAAAAAATTTATCGGGATTTTTAATCCTGTCCTAAATTCAAAACTGAAGGTTAAATTATGAGCAGAACAATTGAACTTTTTAATAACTTGATGTCTGTTGTAGAAAAATCCGAAAAAGGCAATTTCTACTTCAAGGACGTCATTACGAGTATGGGGACAAAAGCTCGAATTTTCAGCTATTTTATCGCTTCATATACCGATTGGCTGCAAGATGATGCTTTGGAATGTCGAGGCATTATGTTTGAGCTAAATGATAAAAACGAGCCAGTTCGAATCATGGCTCGCCCAATGCAGAAGTTCTTCAATCTGAAAGAAAACCCCATGACCATTGGGCTCGATTTAACTAAGATGATCGGTTTGATGGAAAAAGCGGATGGGTCGCTGATTAGCAGTTATCATGATCGAGGCTACGTTTATCTGAAATCTAAAGCTGCGGTTTTCTCCGATCAAGCCAATAAAGCAATGGTGATGTTGAATTCGCCTGCTTATGAAAAATTGCGCGATGCAATTGTACAAGCCGGTTCCGATTTTACTTTCAATATGGAATATATCGGGCCAAGCAATCGAATTGTCCTCCCATACGAGGAAGAAGAATTGATTGTTCTCAACGTGCGTCACAATGAAACAGGTCAATATGTAGAATTTTCTACTCTACTGGATGACCCGTTGATTCGTCATCGCATGATCGGGGTTTATCCTTGCCCGGATTGGAGTAAAGTTACTCCTGATGAATGGGAAGCTGCGACTCGTGCCGAGACCGATATTGAAGGAGTTATCGGTATTATGCCAGATGGTCAGCTGTTCAAGCTGAAGACCGACTGGTACTCCTCTCTGCACCGTACCAAAGACTCGATCAATAACAATAAGGCATTGTTCCAATCCATCAAAGAACGTGCTTCCGACGATCTTCGTGGAATGTTTTCCGACGATAATGCCGCTTTGGCAAAAATCGAGGCTTTTGAATCCGCATATATTGACACCGTTGCTAAATACCACAAAATCTGTTCAGACGTATTTTACGATTTGCGAGGTTTTGACCGTCGAAGTTTTGCTATCGAAGCGCAAGCGCGAATGAAAGACTGTCGGTATCTTTTTAGCATAGTTATGCAACAATACGGCCGTGATTGGGACGGCGAACTCGCTGTCGAGAAAATCGAAGAGCACATTATCAAAGAATACGCGAAATACGTTCCAATGGCATACAGTTAAATAAAGTTGCAAAAACTGTGTACATTTGGCAGTGTAATGGTTAGAATAAATCCATAATCAACATGGAGTTAATCAAATGAATCATTACACTGTCGAAATTCTCATCAATATGTACGCTCTCGGGCGGCAGTTCGGATGGAATTCAAATTTTCGACAAAAGCGGTAAAGTTGTAGGATATATTACCGATTTGCGCAAAGCTGCTCATTCTGCAGCCGAAAAGAAAGAAAAATCCAAATCGTACTCTCGGGAATACTATCAACAAGCTAAAACTAACATTGGTCCAATGGTCAATGAGGTTGTGAACGAGTTGAAAAATGTTTTTGCAGGCACACCCGCAAAGGTGTTTATTAACGAAACGATGCCGAATGTCAATTTCATGGGAGCTAAGTTCTACTTTATCTTGTCTCCACTGACCGACAAAATTCGTGTAAACATCACTCATAAAGATGCATGCCGCATGAAGTATGTTTTCCCAAAACATGCCAAACTTGATATTCGTCAAGGCGGAAAAAGCATCTTGATTGATGGTTTGACACGCAGCGAAGGCATCGCTCTTGTCAAAGGATTCTGCGAAAATGTTGTTAACTTTGAGTTCGCTGCTCAGTTGGCTAAAAAGTAATGCGCTATACATCATCATAATGGTCTTAATGGCCATTATGATGAAAAATCAACATGACGAAATCTCTACGCTAAAAACTAGTTTGGAATCGATGAAATCATTCCAAACTAAGTCGTATGAGAATGCAAAACCCGTCACTGAGGCGCTGTTAAAGTCTCCAAAAGCCACGAAGCAAATGGAAAAAATTGCGGAAAAGAAACCGCAATTATTAGAAAAACGAATGAATATGGGCTTCCAGAAGTTAGCTGATCAACTTCAGGAGAGTACGAAATGAGGTATATCATCATTCTACTCGGATGTCTCCTGATCACATCCTGTGCATCTAAGCCCATGTTGCCAAAACCATCGCCGATACATAAACTCGATATAACATGGAAAGCAACCGAAAATGGAGCTTTACTAAGTTTTGAGGATTACAATAAGTTAGGTGTATGGTTAACTGATGTCAACAGATATGTCAAAGATCAAAAACAAATAATTCAAATATGTGAGGATACAATTAATGACTGAACGTTTCGCATCTCAACAACTTATTTTGACTGTTGGTCCTACTTGTTCCGGAAAAAGCACCTGGGCAAATGAGCAAGTTCGGGCAAACCCTACGAAATACGTTAATTTGAATCGTGATGATTTTCGTTTTAGCCTTTTTGGCTGCCGGACCTGGTCTGACTACAAGTTCAATAAGCATAATGAGCAACTGGTAACGAATGCTATCCAAAAAGCAGCGATCGAAGCTATTGCCATGAGCAAGACTATCATTATTTCCGACACCAATCTGAATAAGACGACTCAAGGAACTTGGAAAAATTTCGCAGATACTCATAACGTTGAGTTTGTGCTGAAATATTTTGCGCCTGGTCTCCTGTCTACTCTCATGGAGCGTAATCGCTACAAGGGTGATCGGGCTTTGCCTGAATTCGTTGTGAAGCGTCAATACGACCAATATATGGTTGATTTTGGAGGCCAACGGGTTTATACTCCTGACTTTGCAAAACCTCGGGCAATCATTTTTGACTTGGATGGAACCTTGTTTGATAACAGTCAACGGCATGCCTTTGATTGGTCAAAAGTTCTGGATGACACTCCTCGTGACTCTGTCGTAGAACTTTTCAAAATGTACGTCGATCGTGGTTATGCTTGCATTACCGTTTCTGGCCGCGACGGTGTTTCTGAAGAAGATTCTATCAAGGCTCTGAATAACGCTGGTCTTTTCCCTGCGGCTCATTACCAGCGTGCCGCAGGCGATTCTCGCTCCGACGATATCGTAAAAGAAGAAATTTTCTGGCAACAGATCGAGCCCAATTGGTGTGCTATGCGCGCAATCGATGACCGTCAAAAGGTTGTTGATATGTGGCGTCGTATCGGACTGGAATGCTGGCAAGTTCAACCTGGTGATTTCTGATTCAAATGCCCTCTTCGGAGGGCATTTTTGTAAGAAATCAATAAAAGTAGTGTACATGTCGGTTTAGTGTGATAATATAGTCACATGACCAAAACGGAGTAACAAAATGTTTTTTGACACCTACGAAGCTGCACTAGCAGAGTTGGAAAAGCGTTGCAGCGAATTCCAGAACAAAGTTAAAGCTCGCGACAAAAATGCGATGGTTTCAATAACTCAAATAAGCATCAACGAATTTGAGTTGATCGTCGCCAATGGTGCAGGTGGACGTGACAATTATTTGTTTGCAATTTCGCTGGCCCAACCTCCTGTGCCGAAGTTTATCATCAGTTGCTCTCGGGTAATCGCATGAAAGATACAAGTGTATTACAGCATGCCTATATCGTTGCACAAGAATCTCACTGTGTTTCGTGGAAAGTAGGTGCTATCATTTCGAAAGATGGTCGAATTATTTCGACCGGTTATAACGGAACTCCAGCTGGTTGCAACCATGCCAATTGTGATGACCATGCGAAGAAAAGTGGTTGGCTTGATCTTACGGTAAGGTTGCGAGGAATGTATCGGCAAGCCCACAGTGAATGGTCAAAAGCAAATGAAATTCATGCAGAATTGAACGCCATTCTGTATGCTGCGAAAACCGGACAAAGTATTGATGGTGCTGAAATGCACGTTACTGTTTCTCCTTGTCCAGATTGCGCAAAAGCCATAGCCCAGTCGGGGATTAAACGAGTCGTCTACAATGAGTTATATGATCGCAACCCGTCTGGCTGGGATGACATACTCATTAAGTCTGGAGTAGAAGTAGTTAAAAACGAACAGCCTCTCAACATTATCAAGAAAATTTACACCACAAGCAACCAAAATTGAGGAATTTATTATGATCGTTGAAGTATCTCCTAACGCCAAAGAGTTTGAAATCAAATTCTTTGAAGTTAATAGCGTCGCGGAAGCTGCTGTTCTTGGAATCGACCCTGAATGGTTTGACGATGTCAAAGCCGTCATCAAAGTTGACAAAAACGAGCAGTTGTTTGGTTATTATCCACTTCTTATCGGCTTTGTCACCGGTCATCCGGATTTTGCGGATGGTAAAGTGATTCGCACTTCTACCGTAGATATGGTAATCCATACTTGTGGCGAGTTCGAAGAACGTACCATCGTTTTCACTCGCAATTCTCGTTATGAGGTAATTCAATGAAAATTCAACTTGATACTAAAGCACTCGAATCACTTTTCCCGAAGGTTCGGAGGCTCGTGTAGAAATGCAAAATGCTGTTATTGCCAACTTCGCAAAGAAAATGCAAGAAAAGCATCTTGGCGATGTGACACGCGATCAGATTCATATAGCTGTTCAAGAGGCTGGTGTTTCGATGGATTTATATTCCATCGTTCGTGACACGCTGAACAAACCAAATACACTGTAAGGAAATAAAATGTCTAAGCAATATGTACTTCAACAGATGCTGTTCTCTATTTTGGCTGACGGTGAACATGAACTTATTTTCCGAAAAGCAGACGATTCGCATCGGGTAATGCTTGCTACTCGTGACACTGTCCTGATTGAGGTTGCTGAAAAAGGTGACAAAGCTTTTACGGCAGCAGAACCTGAAGAAAAGAAAGAACGCAAAGAAAGTAATATTTTGAACGTCGTCGTTTACGATTTGGAAGCAAAAGCTTGGCGATCGTTCCGAGTTGATCGACTCGTATCTATCAATGGTACTGGTATGGCCCACGTTGGCATCCCTTATCGGTGCGTACCATCGCAATCAACTGGAAATGGGTCACGTCGAAGAGCGTTACCGTTTCTACCGAAAGCATGGGTTATGTGAATTTTAAATCCCGTCAACCCCGATGAATTGACCGATATGGTCGAAAACTCTTCGCGATTTGAGCTTTTGTCCGACCAACATGGTACCAATACATGGTTCCTCGTAGAAAGATGAATCCAATTTTTAATTTGTGCTGAAGTTTGCCATACGATGGGATAACTTATAATTATCCCATCCACAAAAACAGCTAAAGAGAAAATCATGACTAACGTAACACCTATTGCTCAATTTGAAAAGACTTATTCTTGAATCAAAAAATTTGGCATCTGCTGGTGATGAAATCCTTTCCAGATTCTGGATTTCGCTCTTGGAAAAACGCCCATCTTCCCTGAAGTTCCTCTCCCTGCTGACCTCACTTCAAGTCGGTAAAGACGTCCCGGCCCATTTGAAAGTAGGTATGCAAGTTTTGATCCAAAATGGCCGTATGCACAATGTACCCGATCCTCGCTATCTGTCCGGTGAAATCAGTGCGAAGAATAGTCGAAAGCTGTCAGCATCCCACTGGAAAGATATTCAAGTCGTGTATGCTTAATTGATTGTCAATATAAGATTAAACAAATTAAACAAAAGGAAATGAAAATGGCTAAGCAAAAGAAAGCAGTTGAGAAAAAAGTAGAAGCTCCGAAAACCGGCCGCCAAGGTTACAAGCGTAAATCCAATAGCCGTGTTGATCAAACTGGCAATGCTCTGGTAGCTCGCGTTATGCGCCAAGTCAAGCATATCGATATGTTTGGTCAGCCTAAGCACGAAGGTCGCAAGCGCCAAAAGTGATTAATGGGACCTTCGGGTCCCATTTTTATTTCAAAAGTGGTTTGAAAAGGAAATATAATGCAACAAGAAAAACCGATTATTTTGACTGATGTCGACGGAGTTTTGGTTCAATGGACATCCGGTCTCCCGTATTTCGCACAGAAAAATGGCATTCGGACCGACGAAATTTTGAAAACTCTGGTCGACGAACGATTCCGCACTGGTGAAGAATTGTTCGGTGTCAATGGACGAATTGCAAATATTTTGATGCGTGAGTATAACAACTCAGATTTCATCAAATATCTTGCTGGATATGTCGATGCAATTGATGTTGTAAATCGGTTGAAAGATCAGTATGACTTTATTGCCATTACTGCATTAGGTGATTCTAACCAAGCTCTGCTCAACCGGTGTTGCAATCTGAACACACTTTTCCCGGGTGCGTTCAAAGACATTCTGTGTGTTGACATCGGCGAAACCAAAATGCCGCATTACATTTCCGTAAAACAAAAATATAAAAATCGTTTGGTTTGTTTTGTTGATGATTTGGTAAGTAATCTCCAAGATTGTCATGATGCAATGTCGCAATTGCCCCAAATTCATATGCTTCGAACTGACGGCGCTCGCGAAGTAAAACATGACATCAACAAATATCACACTGCTAAAAATTGGTACGATATTGAAAAGCTATTAGTTCAACTTGACCCAAAACCAAATACAATCGATTTGTCACACCATTCGACTTGGCAAGATAAACCTACCGCCTCTGAGGTAAAATGAAATGCATATTTTAGACATTCTGAACGAAATTTCCTCAACTGATTCATCAAAAGAAAAAGAAAAAATCCTGAACCGCAACAAAGAAAATAAACTTCTTAAAACCGTTTTCACCCTTGCATATAACCGCCAGTTAACGTACGGCATTACACCAAAAGGTTTGAATTTCGGCGGTTCAGTTGGACCTATGAGTTTGGAAAATTTCTGTGACGAACTTGTCAAAAAATATTCCACGCGAAATTTGACAGGTAACGCAGGTATTCACTATATGCAACAGATACTTGACAGTATGACAAGTTCTAGTTGTGAAGTTGCCAGACGTATTCTTTCAAGGGACCTCAACTGTGGAGCATCTGTTGCTCTTGGAAACAAAACATGGCCTGGCATTATTCCTGAACAACCTCAGTTTCTTGCAGCACCATACAGTGAAAAGAATTTGAAGAAAATCCGTTGGCCTGCTATTGCTCAATTGAAAGCTGATGGTGCCCGTTGCATGGCTCTCGTATCTGCAGATGGCTCACAGGTATCACTGGTGTCACGGAATGGTAACGAATATCTGAAGTTATATGACATTACATCGCAGTTGAAGGAACTCGCCCAGGTTGTCAGAGAGACTTTGCCCCACTATGGTGATTTTGTTATAGACGGTGAACTGATTCATCGAGCGCCATCACATGCATCCATTAAAACAGCTAAACAACATACGTTGGATGATCTGTTTGGAATTCCTGAGACAAATGAAGAAGAAATCGAATCAGATCGAAACAAGTCCAATGGTTTAAGTAATAAAGCTCTAAATGGAACAATTAGCGACGTTGAACAATCAGAAATGATTTTTAACGTATGGGATATTATTCCACAGGAAGTTTATTATGAGCGTGAAAAGAGCAAATTGTACTACGAGAATCGATTTGGTACTCTTGCTTGTCTGACTGAAGCTTTCGATGGTACCCAAAAATATCAAAACATTCAACTCATCGAATCTGAAGAAGTTGAGACATATGAACAAGCTATAAAAATTTATCAACGGTATGTTGATCAAGACCGAGAAGGTATCATCCTTAAAAATAAAGATGGACTGTGGGCAAACGCGAGAACAACTGACCAAATCAAATTCAAGGTAGAAGTAGAAATTGATTTGAAGATTGTCGAAGTTTATCCTCATCGAAAAGATGCGTCGAAGGTAGGTGGCTTTGTTCTGGAAGATTCTTCAGGTCAAATCAGGGTTCGATGCGGTTCCGGCTTAAAAGACACAACGCATAAAAAGGTAAACGGCGCTAAAGTCGAAATTCCTATCAGCGAAAGACATGAATATGACCGCCAAGCGCTTATGCTGATAAAAAATGAGTTGATCGGCCAGATTGTTCAATGCAAATGCAACGGGTTGCAAGAGAGAAAAGGCCGCAAGCCAGACGAAGCAAAATTCAAGCTGTTTCTTCCTATTTTCCAACTCATCCGACGTGATAAATCAAAACCAAATCATATCCATGATGTTTTCCCAGATGCTATTCTGGATTGAAAAAGGCCTTCGGGCCTTTTTTCGTTTTTGTTGTGTACACATTGATTTGACTTTGATAAAATGGATATGTAAAAACCATTGGAGAAATTTACATGATTGTTAAAGTTCGATACGACTTTGAAGAACATACCGGCGAAGGTGCTGACGCTCAAACTGCTTTCGAGGAAGCAACCAAGGTTCTGTTGTCGCGACTTCCCAAAAACTCTGAAAACGAGTTTTATGCCACTATTCCAAATGATAGTCGTTTTGGCAACAATAGCATTCGAGCAATGAAAGTTATTCGCATGACTCGTGTTGCTGATATGGCTATTCGGGCGGATGACTTCGAATTCCCGTTCTTTGTAAAAGTATGTGAATAAGCTCCTTCGGGAGCTTATTGGAGAAAATTATGCTAAACCCTTCAACTGTTGTACCTGTAGATATTGAACAGCTTAAATTTTTCAAATCGCGTTATCCGTCATTCAGCGGGTACACGGTGGACACAATAAATGCCCCAATAACTTTTGAAGAATTAGAGTGGGCATGTAAAAACGTAGAATATTCTCATGATGTTAGCAGGCATGGACACATGCCATGGATGAATTTGGAATTGGGGTCATATGAGCAAGTGCGGCTGATTTTTGACTTTCATGGTAAAAACTCCCCAGATATAATTAGAATGTGCAATCGTATAGCCGAACAACGATACGTTGACAGTTGCCATTCTATATGCACTTTAAAAAAATATGACGACTACGTGTCTAGTTATTGTGATGAAGAATTTTCAAACGTTTCTGCCGCTTTGCGATCTGGAATATTCGACGATGCAAATAAAAAATTCGTAACTGAGTGCATACGACGCATGGATTCACATATGGCAGAATCTGAGAATTTTAATAAATCGGTATGGAGAGGAATGTCTCTCAATAAGGCAGATTATATGAAATTTAAAGATAGTGGGTCTATTCTCTTTAAAAATTTCGTATCAACATCATTTTGTCCGATTTTTTTCAATTACGGCATTGCGCAATGCAGACATCTCGATTTTAACGAAATCACACAAGAAATTGTTATCGATGGCGACCCACATCGAGCTGTCACTATAAACATGCATATTGACTGCTATAACGTGAAACACCTGATTCCAGGAAGCATTAGTCCCTACATGGAGGAGTGCGAGGTAATTTTGGACAAAAACACTGTACTCGTAATAGATGAGATTTTAGAATATGTGTCTCACGGCGACAGTTTTTGTTTTGTCAAAGCAAAAGCAGTTCCACTAAGCCAATTCGGTGGAACAACATTAGTAGTGTAAATAACATTTTAGACTTATAAGGAAAACAAAATGACGTTATTTGAGATGACAGACGAACAGTTGGATGAGGTATTTGATGGCGGGGTTGGAAAATATCGAGTGGTCAATCTTTTGCCAAAAACAAAAGTTCCGTATGTATTAAACATCCAAGTTCCTGGTTCAGAAAATCTGGCTTTGCGATTCTGTAATTTTACTTCAAAAGGTGATTCCGCAAAGCAGGTCAAACCTGGCGATAAATTCATGCAAACGCAGGTCATCCAGATTTCAGAAAAAGGCACACCACAGATTCTGAGAGATGGTCTCGGTAGTGACCCCATTGGCGCAATGAATATGATAACTGACGAAATCGTTAATATGCTTGTCAGTTATAGAATGGATGCAACGCTTCTGATGTTTCCGACAAAGGCGCTGAAAGGCCAAGCTAAAAATATTGCGCGAATTACGGCCCGGCTTTTGCAAAAACGATCAGGTGGAAAGTTTATTGTTTTGCCAGAATTGCTGGAAAGAGGCAAAAAATATACATACATTATGATTTATCGAAAATCAACAGGAATCACAAGTGTCAAAGGATTAGAAATTGATCCTGAGCTTTATACGGTTTCATCTACCAGTGTGGGTGATGTCGTCATTGATGTGAAAACTGGTGAAAAAGTTACAAAGGCAGAAGCTATTGCTGGGTCAATTGAAAAGAGAGAAGAAAAACGCTCTACTAAGTCAATGACAAACTTCAAAATTCCGCGTGAAGATTTGATTAAGGCATTCACGACCAGTATTGCCTCTTATGACAAGGAAAACAATTACTACGACCACTTCGGTGTTGGCCCAGTCGAGAAAAAGCCGCCAACTAGCGATGCTGAGGAAGCAGTTATCAATGCTTATAACACGGTAACCAAAGAACAAATACGGGAATCGCATTATTACAAATTCTCTAATTTTATCGATGCTAATTCTCTTGACAAAATTGACTTTGACAAATATGATGCGTCAAGCCATGAATTGCTTGCTCTCTATGCGGAGACAGTTCGTCAAACGTCAGAGAAAGCCGCACAGGAATGGGTAGATGAAAATCTTCCAGATGCACACCCGGGGTGTGAAGAAGGAAAAGTCGATTTCATGGTTTATCAGGATGTGAGACGCGCTATTGCGGGGTGGGCGGGTTATCTTGGGAAAAAATTCGATAATACTGTCGGCAGTGTGAAAATGAGAAAAAGATTGCCGCCTGAATGCGTTGTTGCTATACAAAATTACACTTCAAACGACTATAAGAAAATTAACGAAGTTTTCATCGCCAACAGAAAACCATCAGCTAACACCCAAAAGGATATACAGAATCTCGACCAAGCTTTTGACATTGCGGGTATTAAACTTCCTGAGAATCTCACACTTTGGCGGGGTATGTCATGCGCAAAATATCCAGCTAAAAGTAGCTTTAGAAAAATAAAAATGGTTTTATTTTTCTTAACCTATGTGTCATGTTCTGCTGTTCCCATTGTATTTTTAGGTGGGTCTATTTCCTCGTTTGAAATTGACATTCTCAATGCCAACGAAAATGACGAAGCGCGTATTGAATCAGCCGAAAAACGCGGGGCCCAGTTTGCATTTGCTATCAAAAATGTCCAGGTCCCAGCTCTTATAGTTAACGGAATGTCGAAATATCAGGAAGAACGCGAAATTATTCTTCCACGAGGAACAATTTTCGAATTTAAAAAAGTCAGTAATGTCGGTGAATTTGCTGAAGGAAAAAGGAAATATCTGATAGATTGTTCTGCCGTTTTCAAAAGTCAAATCGACGAATCAACAGAGATTTACGACGGTGATTTGCTAATGCAAACAGGTGAAGTCAAACTGATTGAAGGTTTTTCCGGATTCATGAAATCGCGTGAAGATGAAGAAAAAGAAAGACTCAAAGCTGAAAAGATACAAAGAGACAATTATTTGTCAACTCTCATCGATTTAGGTGGAGAAAGCAAATTTGTCCAGGTAATAGAATAAAAAAGGGAGCCGTATGGCTCCCTTTTTGTTATCCAAATGAACCAAATTTTGATAACCATCCACCAGCCTGTTTACCAAGTTCAGGCAATAAATCACCCTTAAGCCAGTCTTCAAGCATTGCCTGATTAACTGCGCCGGTATTCATCACTCGATATGCAAACGTAACGTCAAACGTTGTAATAGCATTGTTATCCTCGTAGCTAAGTTCAGGCGCTGATACGCTAACAGGTATGCATCCGTTGAACATTGTCACGGTGTGGGGCATACCGTCTCGAGCGTGCAAATTCACTTGTATATCTGCTTCAACATCAGCAGGCAACGAGCGCAGCCCAGTAACAGGATCTTCGACAGCATTTACCCAATCCTGCATGGCCCGGTAATTGGCCGCTTGATGGTCCATTCTGAAGCTAATTATGAGAGGATCATACTCGCGTCCCATTAGTTTGATGTTTGGAGCATTGTGAAATTTATCCATTTCATAATTCAAGCGGTTTTCTGGCATTTTTACAGAATAAACAGTTAAACCAGTATGTGTATTACCCGCATTGAAAAAGTCAAGCAAATACGTACCAACTTCAAATTGACCAAGTAGGGACTGTATAGTTCGAGATGTCATTGCACCAATCAAATATTTTGAAACACCTGATTTGCGTATGATATTTTGCGTACCTTGAACTATAACTTTATTCAAGGTACTTGAAAGCATACCTTGCGTCAGCCCAGCGAAATCTTTCCCAAACGGAAGATTGTTGTAGAGGTACGCACCAAATCCGTCAAGTAAATCGGTTGTTTTAGATGATGGAGTTGTGGCAAAAACAACAGAGAACATATTCGTTCTCTGAAAGTCTTTATTTAATTCTTGTTGAAATTCATCCAGCTTATACATGATTATTCCTCATCATATAGATCAGATCGATTAAGAGCAAGAATCTCTCTGAATGTGACTTCAAGCACAAAACTTGAAGGCAAATTGGGCGCTATGGCTAAACCGCCAAAGTGACCATCAGGGCTCTTGTCAAATCGTATGCTTTGTATTTGTGCCGGACCAAACATATCAGATCGCATATCAAACGAACTCGTCTCACCAAAATTTCTAATAGTCCAAATAATTGGATTAGAGACAACGTTGACATTACTCAAAAACGATGTTATTCTTTCAAACATCGTAGTTTGTCCATGAGTTGCTTCTGGTGTGAGTGGGTTAATGAATGTTTCTTTGTATGCGTTGTCAAGAGTGCTTTTTATTTGACTCGCTGTTTTTGACTTTTCGACTGCACCATACGAATAATACGAAAGCATCTCATAAATTGTCAAAATTTGCATCAGATCGTATACATTACGTGGTGTCAATTGCCAAGTATATGTTTTTGTACGATTCTCTGCGCCAGCATACATTGCCCTGGATGCGATATATACTTGTTCGCCTCGGTCAGCAAATGCTCCTTGGGTAATAGACTCCAATCCTCCATACAGAGCATGAGAAGCCATCGAGCTCAATGCTCCGGTTACAGAGCTGTCACCTCGTTCAACCAGTGATTGCTGGACATCATTGAATTTATGGCTAATAGTATCTACATCAGTCTGTCCCCGAGGCATCAGGATGTTAGCTATAGCTTCCTTGACAACACCCTTACGATAATCGCCAATGTTATTTTGACCTGATCTAAACGATCGCAAATCTCCAGTCTGTCTGCCGGCATAGTTAAATGCTGACAATATCAAACCGTTTTTATACAGATCATTAACATTGAAATCTTGCGCAGAGTCATTCGCTGAATTTCTCTCGGCAGGGAATTGGGCTATGGCAATTTTGCTAATAGGCCTGCGAGGTGAAGAACCCGTTGCCGGGTTCTCTCCTTTCAATATTCCGCCTACCACATCCTGAATCCCGCCATCTAAAAGTTCGGTTACTCTCATAAGATGTTATTTCCTATACCAGGCCCAGGCGAAGACGTTCTTGGAGCCTGGACAATTGTTTGATTTTGATTTTTGACAATGTTAGCCTTCGTGTGATAGTTGGTTTGACTGGCTGCCTCTTGCTTCTTGCTTTCAACTCTTTTCTCTTCTTTATCGATAGATTTAACAGTCGAAACCTCCGGTTCAGGAGCAGGTTTTATTGCAGCTGTCGGCACAACCAATGTTTTCTCGTGCTCTGCCAAGAATTTAGTCTGTTTGTCTATTTCCACTCTAAGTTGTTCATAAGATTCCTTAGTCAACTTACCTTCTTGATAAGACTGTTCAACTTCATTCGAACGATCATCGAGCAACTCGCGATGTTTGTTCAATAATTCAGGAGAAGTTTCATTCTTTTTAGCAGTAACACCGACATGGTTTATTTTTCCACTTAACACGTCATATCTGCCAAATTGCTCTGCTGTAGTATTTTTGGCAATTTCCATACGTTTTTCGCGCTTTTCTTTCTCATCAGGGGTCTCTTCATCTTCCCCATTCACTTTACGCCATTGCTTTTCAAACCAATTAGCTTCAGTGTTATTTGCATCTTCAGCTTCGCGTTTTCTAACACGGCCGATTACTTCTTCCTCTTCTTTTGAAGGAGTGTATCCGACTTCTGATGCAGCAACTGATATTGCAGAAGCTTCAAGCGAATCAGCTTTTTCATCTGCGCCGAGAGCTCTTAATATAGTTGCGCCAAGTTTGGCCAAACCAACCATCATCATATTGACCATATATTTCATTTGGTCAAAGGCACCTTCAGCAAGACGAACAAACATTTTTGTATATTCATCACTCTTGAAATAATTCATCAGGTCTGTTATAACTCCATGAACATTTTCAAACGGTGTTGCTAAAGAGCCCAATTGATTTTTAAATTCGGCGTAATTCTCTTCAAACATTTTAGTCCAATGAGTAAAATGACGAGATAAAACGTCAAATGTCATAATCAAGGAAAGCACGAGTGCAGCCATTTTGGCAAAATTGAGAACAGCAGTCAAAGTGTATTTGAACAACATTGAACTTATTGAATCGGCAATGTTAATAGTTTTCTTAAAACCATTATCGACTGACGATACGATACGATCGCCGATTCGGTCAATCGCACTTTCAACGTTTTCTTCTTTGTCTGGTTTAACTTTATCCTCTTTTTCTTCTTCCTTCGGCTTATCGTTTTTCAGGAATTTGATATCTTCAGAAATAGTTTTCAAATACCCTAAAACTGGGTTATTTTTGGGTGTTTGTTCTTCTTCCTCTACTATCTTTTTAGCTGTTTGGTCACTAGTGTTTGTTGCCGTAATTGGATTTTTTTCAACGTCCGCTAAGAAATTGTTTTTTAGCTTTTCGGCAAATTCACTTAGTTTGCTAAATGTTTTCTTGGAAGTATCTGAAATCTCCTTCAAGTGCTGATTAGAAATTTCAGTGGCTTCCGCGGAAAGTTCTGTTGCAGCAGCAATATTTTCGGTTTCAGAAGTGTTGTTAACTATTTTACGAAGTTCTGAATTACCTTGCTCAACTGTTTCTGATATAAGCTCAGATGCAGCTAAAAGATCGCCAGTGTTGTCTGGCGGATTTTCTAAAGCAGTTTTGATTTTAGATTGTTCAGAATCTCTGTGTCTATCTCTTCTCAAGTCTCTTAGTGTCTTTTGAGTAGCCATTAAATTATTCCAATAATGTTTGAGCCACCATTTATTTTGCCAAATGGTGTATCAAGTGAAATAGTAGAAACTATAAAATCTGCCCAATCCAATACAAATGCAGGCGCATCTTCGAAATTAAAGTCAAACCCGCTTTTTTCTTTATCATATTGCTTGGTCAGTATGTCCAATTTCGATACAAACGTATCAGTTATCATGGGAGGTTTGAAATACAGAATATTGCCGTTTAGCTCGAATTCGTATTTTGCGCTAATATAAGCTTTATCAATATCAACGTCAAAGCCGTTAATGGTTTGAACAGTCGGCAACTTTTTGTTGAATGCCAACAGATGCAAAATTACCATGTCCGCTTCAGCGGCAGTCAAACCCGGGCGAATAGAATCAAGCAATTCGATCATACATGAGTCTACACCCTGCATATCTTTCAGCAATTTAATATGTCTGAATCCAAGTTTTGGAATAGTGATCTCTTTTCCATTGACTTTTATGTTCTTAACAGCAGGGATAATGTTCAATTTTGGTTTCATGTTATTTGCCTTTCGTTAAAATCTGTATGAGCTTTCGAGTTGTTGAAAAGATACATATTTGTTATAGATTGCTCTCTGCTTATTTCATGTATAACTTCGTCAACGAAATACTCGCCTCTAAATTGATTCTTTTGATCGTAGAATTCCAAACGCATTCCTGGCACGAGACCAAATTCTCCATATGTTTTTGCTGTGCAATATGCGTCATATTCTGAAAATATAAGAGACCTATTGTACTCTTCGGCACCGGGCCGGCTTATTTGGTCGTAATATGCGCCAGAACGACTAATACAAACTGAATTTAGCCCTTCGCCAGTAACAACCCGAGTTTGCATTTTGTCTATGAACGAGTGGGCATAAAACGAGGTATTCTCGTATGGGTTACGGGTATACGCGTTTGCTTTTGTCAACCATTCAAAATCAAAGCATATTTTTTTATCTACCATCGCAATAGTTTCACCAAACAAACGTGGCTCCGTCACGACATATTGTATCGGATCATTTTTGCTAATAGATTCAAAATCTGACATGTGAATGCCTAGCATATCTTCCCAAATCAATGGAACACTTTCGTATCCGGTTGTTTGGCCATGACGTCTAACAAACTTGTAGTACGCATTTATGTCCAACACCCAATTTGTCATTGGTACTCTAGTGCCAATCGAATCGATTGTCGGTGCGAGTTTGGGAGTTCCAGAATACAAATAGCCAATCATCTCGTTCACGGATGCTACAGCATCATTTGTAAACATTCTGCTAAACTTGAGATTGCGCACCGAATGTAATGAACCCAACTGGAATGTTATGATATTGTCACCTTTCATATCTACGTTTGCGGAAAGATGTTTGATGCCATACAACCGGTTATAAGTTATTTCAGTGTTAGCTGTTTTGAGAGATGTTTGGATTATTTCATCACCAGTCAAACGTGTCTGTAAACCGTTTGAGTCATAAATTTGCAGCAACCCTTCATTTATACCATTAGTTAGGCCATCTCTCATGGTCATGGTAATAAAAGTTGCTGCCAATTCGATAAACCTATTCTCCATCCAGGCATCATAGTTCTGGTAAAGTTTTATGGAGACATTGGGATAACCAGCGCGTTGTAACATTAATTTTTCTCCTTTAATTCTTTTTCCACCAGGCTGAGAACAATGGACCTTTCAACTGGTAGCATATTCATTATGTCGGCCAGAGAATAGTCATGTCTTACTAGCGCTCTGTTTATCTTGTAGAAATTAAAAATTTCATCAGGATTAACCAAAACCTCAAACAAATCGAGCATATTAGTAAAATTGATGTCATAATCTTTACAACATCTGATTTTTTGATTTACTAAAATCGGGTTGAATGATTTCGATAGTTCAACAAATTCTTCGTATGAAATCATATCAACCAATTGACTGCGCTCATCGTCACCCAGTTCATCCCAGGTGTATTCGTTGTGCCCGTCATATATCCTATCAACAGTCTCATAGAAGAGTTCGTCAGGTGAACCTGATTTACGAGGCATACGAAATTTGAACGTTATATTGTTTACTTGTAACTCTGGAGTTTTTAGTGGCTCTTGTGTCAACTTCAATCTAAGATTGTGCATTGACTTACAGTGTGGGCAAGTGAAAGTTGCATCTACAAGCGATTTGCCCAAACTTCCAGAAAAAACTATCAGAAAAATATGTTCACGTTCAAACGGCGTATAATCCGGAAACATTTCTTCGAGCAAGTCGGAAAATATCTCAGATTTCTCTAAAGGTTTACTTCTCATCTCATTTCTGATCAATAATAAATCACGATATTCTGAAACTGTTATCGGTTTAAATCTGTGCGTGCCGCTCGGAAGCTTTATGCGGATTATATTCATAATAGATACACTCCTTTTAGGTTATTTAAATACATTCAGGAGGACTGTATGGACATTAAAATCACAGTTGGAAATAAGCAAGTAGAAACTACTATGTTGTCGGTGCGCGAATATCTGTCTATCATAAATGACACAGATGAAATGATTCCGAAAATCATTTTCAATAAAATAGGTCAGCCGTTACCGAAACATCTAACTGAGCAAGCTCTCATCAAATTGATAGCGATCTCAAAGAAAAAAGTCATCAAAATGAAATCAGAGTGTACGTTATGTCACAAAGAAAATAAGTTTGAAGTGCATCCCGACAATGTCTGTGTTTCTGACGGATTGGGGCTATCACATGTTGCCGGCGGAATGGTTATCAATATGAGATACCCGATGATGTTTGAAGATCGGGATATGTTTGAGATGATAGACAGGTGTATCGTGTCATTTGAATATGCAGATCAGCTATTCAAGTGGGAAAATTCAACAGAAAACGAAAAAGACATTTTATTTAAGCATTTGACGTTTTCAGATATCGAAGCTATCGTAGAAAAACTTCAATCTCCACAGGTATATGCTGCAGTTCCAATTGAATGCGAATGCGGAAATCAATACCCAGCGGTTATAAATGGTGCTAGTAAATTATTAGATTCACTGGGGGTAAAATGAACATAAATCTGCTTTATACAGATCTTGACCCAGATTTCAACAAATCATGGGACAATGATGTGTTAATGACAAGAGGAGCTCGTGCTGTAAAAAATTCTATCATAGGGATAGTTTCTACTCCCATTGGTGCGAGACCATTTAACCCATACTTTGGTTGCGACTTACCAGATCAGCTATTTGAAAACATTACACCGTTGGTGATAGACACGGTTAGACGAAATATTCAAACGGCTATACGAAACTTTGAGCCACGCGTATACAACCTTCAAGTCGACTCAACCGGAAATTACGATAATAATGAACTAATTGTTACAATTCGATTTTCGATTATCGATAATCCAGCAGTGATAGACGAAATAAAAATGAAGCTTTCAAATTAATTTAGCCCTCTTCGGAGGGCTTTTTTGTATCAAATTACAAGAAAAAAGTCACCTGGGAAACAGCATAAATAAAAAGTCAGTTGAATTGCTGAAAAGAATAAGATACTCCAGGAAACGGGATGTAAAAACAATACTGGAGCCCATGGGCTCCAACGAGCTTGCTCGTTAATTTTTATCCTTTTAGTTATAATATCTATTAAGCCATAAAGGATAAGTTTTGGCAAGGCCAAAACCTGGAAGCCAGATTTTACTGTTAAACTATCGATTTATAGTGTGATACTAGCCTCAACACTAAAGGAGAGTAAAACATGATCATCGATAAAATTGAAGAAGTCCGTATGTCTTTTCGTAAGCTTGGCTCTGATGGTGCTAAAGCTGCAAATCTTCTTGGTCTAGTAATCGGCCAGGTCCAGCAAACTCGAGATAATTCCGACGCTGCAGTTATCAAAGTAATCAATTCCCTTTTGAAGGGAATTCGCGAGCGTATTGCTCAAAAATACAATCAATATGACCTTGCCAACGCATATCGAGAAGAAGCGCTTCTTTCCCAGTTTATTCCTCAAGCCATTACTGACGAACAATATAACTCGGTCGTCAATGGTAAAGCTGTGCTAGACCTTTACCGGGTGCATGGCCCAAATACCAATCTTATCACCGGAAAACTCATGGCACAGCTGTCAGCCGGTGTGAAAGATGGAAAATGGTCTATCCCTGACGCTGCTTCGTTGAAAAAACAGATCGAAGTATACATCCCTATCGCTTTGGACGTAATTGGAGAATAAAATGAACGATGAAATTTGCGTAGTATGTAAACAACCAGTTGCTAAAGCACTGGCAGTTAAAACCGGTTATGGGCTTACTCATCCTGGACCTTGCGCGCACTACGCCGAAAATTTGCCTCTTTCGGAATCCACCGGAATTCTTGAAGAAACTGAACTTCTGGTATAACTACAAAGGGACTGCAATGCAGTCCCTTTGTTGTATTAAAAGTCTTCAGGCGGTTCACTGTCTTCTTTAGCATTTTCGAATTCGCTTCTACGACCTGCGATAGCGTCGCGAACCGAAATATCATCAGTTGGTTTTAATTCAACTTCTTTAACTCGCTTGTTGTAATATTTTTCTAGCTCATCTAGTCCTTCTGCTGTTTGGCATGCTGCAATTTTTGACATAAATGAATCCACTGTTGCTTCTGCTATAAATTGCTGAAACATTCCCATTGCATCCCTCCTATAAAGAAATTTTGTGCAAAGTGTAATTGAATTTTTCTGACCCATATCTTTCAATGGGTTCTATCGCGTGCGTCAGGGCGTAATTTTTCTTTGGGTATTTCCCATGAGCATTGATTATCCCGATATCGTCAATAATGTCCCATACTGTAGCAATACTCTTGGATGAGTGCTTTCTCAGAACTCGTCCAATAGTTTGGAGAACAGTTACCTTTGATTTAACAGGGTGTGCAAAAATGATATGATGCAAATTTTTGATTGATACACCAGTTGAGAAAACACCGTACGAAGCTACGAAAACATGACCAGTTCCACCTTCGGCGATGATTTTCATTTGATCGCGGATTTCGGTGTCTGTATCTCCTGATATAAAATGCACCTTACCTGGGTCATGAATCTTTTTAAGTACGTTGTACAAAGCTTGCCCATGTGCTTTCAGGCGAAACATTACAAATGCATTTTCATTTTTATCCGCAATTTTTTTAGCCATCGAACATACAACTTTATTTCTTTTCGTATGATTCGTGATAAATTTTATTTCTTCATCGTAAGAAAATTTTCTGGCAGAAGTTCGATCTTCGTTCGAATAACCCAGTTGGATTGCTTTAACTTGCAAATCACACACTTGGCCCTCTTCCATGAGCTGTTTCGTTGTTACTGGTCTAAATATATCCCCGAACATTCCAACATATTGCAAAATGTTTGCTTTTCCATCTCGCAGAGAACCAGACAAACCGTATTTAAACGGTATATGATCGACGGATTCGATGATTTTCTTTATTGATGTCCCGGTTGATAGATGGCACTCGTCGTTCATAACACAGCCGAATTGATCAAACCATTCTTTTTTCTGCTTAATTGCAGATTGCCAAGTAGAAACATATATCAAAGCATTCGAATCTTTTACGGTCCCACTTTTTATCCCTAACATGGCTTCTCGAGGGAAAAGACGGTAATCGACAAAGTCATCAATCATCTGGTTGACAAGAGATGTCGTTGGAACTATGACAAGAACTTTGCCTTTGTAATTTTCCAAATACCACAGAGACAGCAATGCTTGAATCAGCGATTTACCAGCAGACGTAGGCAAATTTAGCAATTTTCTTTTTGAGCATATCCCCTCATATACGGCATCAGCCTGATACCAGTGAGGAGTGATTTTGTTGTTACCAGAATAAATATCTTTGCTGTTTACCCATGCATCAAATTCAGAACGTGAAATATTTTGTCTTTCCGTGATTAACGGGTCAACAACTATTTTATAATCGTTCTGCTCGGCAAACTTTATTGCTTGAGTGACTAGTCCATAAGGAAGCAAATGATCATATCCTAGTAGGAATATGTCACCAGACCAACCTCCACACTTGAAACGCGGAGAAAATTGATAGCCATCTGCTTTAAATGAAAAATACTCCCGCATTTCATAGAAGATCGAGTCTTCACAAACAACCTTGGCAAAACTGTAGTTTTCAAATACAATATTTATCATTAAACGTCTCTTAAATAAGTCATATAGTTTTATTTATACAAAGGAATCACCATGAAACAGAAACTTTTTAGTCGCTCTGATATCGAATCTCAGTTTGGTTCTCTTTCTACTACAGAAGGCAAGAAAAAACTAGCAGATTATGCTCTCAAGAATTATGACATTAAACTCGTCAGAAACAAATCGTTTGAAAATATGATGAACGATTTTGAATCTGCAGTTAATGCTAAATTCGAGGCTGCCCGTGCGGAAGCTGGAGATGCTAAAGAAACTATCGATATGGGAGAACGAGTTGACCTATCGAAGGGGATTGAACTTGACCCTGATAAAATGGATATTGAAGATGAAACGCCTGAAACAACAGAGCAGCATGTTGCCGCTGAACCGTCGGTTGAAATTGTCGATCAAGACCAAGTAGAAGAAAAACCGGCCATTCCGTTTTCCGAGTTGAAAATTGAAGCCCCTACAGCAACTGAGACAACTACTCAACTAGAAGAAAAACCGGTTTCTGATTTTGTTTTGTCATTCCCTGAAGACTATGTGCCAAAATATCGACTGATCGGGCCAGAAAGTCGTGCATTTATTAATGTTCCGTATTGGATTCACGATTGGATGCAGGGAAGAAATTGGAAAATTGAAATTGCAGAATGCCCATATGACAAAGAGCTGTTGAAGTCATTGGCATTTTACATTGAGCGAGATGGTTCTGTTGCCATTCGTGAATCACGAAATAGCAAATTTATCGTTATTTCATAAACGGGGTCATAGACCCCTTCTTTTGTTTAAGGAAAAAACAATATGGCAATTACTGCTTCTATCTCTCCTCTTGATCCATCCGTTTTGGAAGGTAGTAATGTTGACTTTACCGTTACTTTTAGCGGGGATGAGACGGTAAAGGAAGTTGTTGGTTACGAATGGCTTGTTGACGACGTTGCTCAAAGCGGAGAAACATCAACTACTTTTAGAAAAACCTTTGATTCAGCCGGTTCGTTTACTGTAAAATGCAATGTGACATATGCTCTTGCTGACGACGGTGCTGAGCCAGTTGTTCTTGCGGCCGAGAGTGTCGTGACTGTTGAAGAAGTACCCGCACTTGACGGAAAGCCCCGGTTCGTTCGCCCCTTGGCTTTCAAAAACTCGAGTTTCTCTTGCGTTCCGTACTGGGTGCATGACTGGATGGTAGCGAATCCAACATGGCGTCAAACACCTGCAGAAAGTCCTTGGCCAATCATTACTTTCTCGATTGACCGAGCGGTGGAGGAATACGGCGAATGCTTGATGCAAGAATCCCGTAACGGGTACATTTACAAAGCATCTGCTTATACCAAGTAAAAGGAGCCTTCGGGCTCCTTTTTTGTTTACATTTCTAGAAAAACGTATTATGATGGCTTTGCCAACTTTGAACAATTCACAAGGTTCCGAATAATTAAGGAATCTTCCTAATCGAAAGTGAGGAAATTATGCTGAAATCGGCATTAGAAAATACGATTTTGGAAAATAGTCAAGCCATCGAAGGCAAAGTGCTTGTCGCTGATGCCAAGAAAATGTTCACTGACCCAAATTCGCCAATTCGTCACACATCCAAGAACCGTAATGTGCGGTTTCAAATCCAATTTCATGATTTGATGTACACCGCAACAACTTATCCAGTTGCAATTGACGGCCCGATATGGGAATCGTCGTATTCCCTGATGTATCCGACGATTTTGCGTAACTATTTCGGCGATTTCAACCTCAATGGCCATAATCTACGTGACGTAATCGATACTCTGCTCGAACTCAGACGTGAATTCAAAAAGAAAATGGCTCTTGCGCATCTTGCAAAACTGCGTGACTATCCAGATGACGGTATCGATTACAACAAAGCACAGTGGTACGCTAAAGCTATTTTATGTTTAATGTATGCTCGATTTGCTGATGACCGAGAATTCGACATCGAAAAATTTGTAAAAATTGTAAAAAACGAATATGAACGAGCTGCAATTTCCATAATCTCATCTGGCGGAATTTTGCTCAATGCCTCAGTCGATTCATTCGTTTATGCTTCAGCATTACCGATTACTTTTTCTGAAACACAACATAACGACAAATATTCAAAGATAGTGATTTTTGAACACGGATACATTGCTGACCCGGGCAAAATGCATCGAGTTCGTCTGCTTACGGAAAAAATCAAAGATCGGTTGATCAAAAACCAGCGTCAACAATTCATAAAATAGTGTTGTACAATGATGGGCTATGTGTTATGATAGTCCCATCAAATCTACCAAGGAGCATATCATGAGAACAATCCATTGCAGAGACGATTATGTCGAGTTTTATCATGGCTCTTGTACACTCGGCCTTAAAGGTGATATGCTTCTTCCACCTGAAGCAACGGACACGATTTCCGAGAAGGGCCGGAAAAAGAACTTGGATCGCGTGTTTTTCACCAAAGACCGCGGTCTAGCCAAGGTTTATGCTAGACGTGCTGCTCGTTCTATTGGTGGCGATCCAACGCTATTTCGAGTTATTGCACCAGTTGACACAGTCTTTATGTCTGAAACGCCAGGCGCGACGGTTTACCATGCTGCCTGGGCTTTTGTTGAACAGATTCCATTTGGTAAATCGAGCGACTAGAAAGATGAAATTCACGACAACTTACTTCAATTTCAAAACAAACCGTCCGGACCATATTATCAGCGGTGCGATAGTGCCAAAGACAAAAGAAGAAATTATCGAAGGCATTAAAGCTTACGTTGATTCTATTTGCCCGGCAGAAGATCGAACCGATGAAAACGGAAATGACACTCTCAAGATCGAAGAGGGCGCCAGACTCCCACAGTCGTTCCGTTCGCGACCAATTCAAGTCACTATGAGGTATTCGTAATGAGATCTCAAAAGGATCTCGCAGATGCCATTAGTTTTGCCGTGGGCGTTCACATTGATCAATTCGACAAAGGCGGAAATCCGTATATTTTGCACCCATTGAAATTGATGCATTGGGCTAGACATGCCAACGAAGACGTTGATGTTCAAATTCTGTGCGTGCTTCGCGATTGTGCAGAGGATAGTTCGTTGGGTGTTGCAAAGACACTAGATTTGATCGAGATCACTTTTGGCGCCGAAATGCGTCAACTTGTGGATAATCTGACAAAGCGCGCTGGTGAAAAATACGAGGAATATCTCGATCGAGTCAAATTGGATGTCAGATCAGCGAAAGTGAAGTGCTTTGATCTTAGACACAATTCTGATGTTCGTCGGCTGAAAGGTATTACAGTCAAAGGCCAAGAACGTACTTTGAAATACCAAGTCGGCTTATGCCAAACTGAATATTTGGATTCAAGAGCAAAAGGAAGAAGAAAATGCGTAATATTTCTGAGCTTTCGTCAGCCGAAAAGGTACAAGTGCATTTCATGTTTCGCGAAATGAAGCACGGATTCGTACAAATCGCCAAAATGTATGACATTCGTGCGACAAATGTCATCGATGTCGTTAAAGAAGTTGATGAAATGCGCGACAATCATCTGGAAGCTCTTACCCGAGAACCGGTAGTGTATCGGAAGCACTTTGTGAATCCTAAGCGGCATCAAAATGATGGTCGCTTCAAAGCTCGGAATCGCGCTAAAGACAAAACTTTTGAGACTTTGCCGTCAACACTGACTCCCGAGAAATCGCTTGAGATTTCTAGAGCCTCGGCTAACATGCCCGCTAGGCCAACAAGAGAAGAGCTTGAAGCTTTGCTAAACAAATTCAACAAAAAGTGATGTACATTCTCCGTGAGTTTGGTTAAAATGCTCCCATAGTGAAAAACCAAACTCACGGAGTATTAAAAATGTCATCTAGAATGGATATGCTTAAACGCTACAATGCTATTGCTTCGGCCTCAGTCAAAGCTCCTGAACCTGTCAAAAAGCATCATTTTGAAATTCTCCGAGAGAAACGCAACACTGAAATTGAAGAAAAAATTCAAGCTGAACGAGATGAAGTTGCTCGTCAAATTGAATACATGACTTTCTTTAGTGCAAATAAGCGTTACTTGCAACCGTATCAAGTTAAAGTAAAAAGTTGCGAAGAACGAGGTCTAGAGTGGCGTATAACTTTTCAACAATTTGTTGAATTGATGCAAGTCGAAAAATGCGCATACACTGGTACTGTTTTCCCGAAAGACCATGGCCGTTCTATTGAGCGCATAAACCCCAAAGTCGGATACACGCTGGAAAATGTGGTAATCGTCACTGCTCGTGCAAACAGCCAAAAGGCTCATCTTGACCAATTTGTTCACGAAGAGCATATCCCCGCTGATATGAAAGTCAAACTTTTGCGCAAAGCAATTTATCAATTGGAGAAAAATAAAAAATGAATTGCACTAAACGTTTTGAAAATGCTATAGTACACGATGAGTATATGGTATTTTCCAAGAACTGGATAAATCAAAGTGACTTTGCTGTCAAAGTCATCAAAATGTTCAATGAAAACACTGAACACGGTGGGTGTGCTCCGGCAGTTGAGCCAATGGAAAATTGGCCATCTAAAAGTTATCTTAGCGATATGCCTCGCTTGTTTATGTTGAAACGCTATGGATGGGAACTGGCGCATGATTATCGTCAATGGTGTAAAGATAATCCTGGCGAAATTTTGACTGTCGAAGTATTCGGCAGCCCTGAATCGAAAATTCCTACGTCCTTTATGATGAAATACGAAAAAGGATTTAAATTCAAATTGTTTTGATAAAAGAAAAGCCCCGACGAGTCGGGGCTTTGTTGTATTTGCAATTTACAAATTGACCAGATTACACTGGAATGATTCTGGGTAATTTCACACCTAACATATATGACATATCAGATTGACCTACCAAGTTATCCCAATCATCACCGGTTACATTACGTTCGCCAGATTGACCTATACGTGTAGTGTACGGGTTAATGGATAAACCATACCGAAGCATAATGCCAACAGATGGTTGCAGTGATGTTGAGTCATTGATAATTTTATAAGCACCTAAATCATCTGCTTCAATATATGGTGAATAGAACAACGAACCTACATGTTCAATATCATTGACGTAATGCTTACAGCCAGTGATCAGATAGTCAAATGACGATACCGTATCAACATACACTTTTAGTCCGTTGCGCAGAGTCCCTGCCGAAAGAGGATCTTCGTTCGCATACATCCATCCAGATGCTTCAAGCATAGCAGAAACGCGAGTTTGGCAGAGAACATAAGTCGCTTCATACGACGTGTTTCTCAGCATCTGATTTTTCATTTCACACGCTTGTTGATACAGAGTTCTTCCAATAACCGGGGCGTCAGTGCTAGTGGTTAAATCCAGAATTCCATTTGGCGAAATTTCTTCTACTTTATAACGGCGCGAAACGGTTATAAGAGTCTGAATAATGTCTTTGTTAATATCTTCAGATATCATAGTTGACAGGACATCATCGACTACGCCAACACCATCCATTTTATTTGCTTCCAAATCCTGCATCAACTCGACACTTATATTTGTCTTAAGCTTGCGTGTGCGAACTGGAACTGTCCACCGATCAAACTTGAAATCAGTTTCGACAAATGATGATGCACCTTCAAATTCTTCTGCTAATGCTGCTTCAGACTTGATTCTCAGATTGCCGAGCATTACCGCATCACCGATTGCATCGGCAATGTTTCCAGTTGATGATGTCAAAGTCAGTGGGTTTGTGACTGAATAAACTACATCATTGGAATCTTTGAAAACATACCCCTTAACCATAGGGGTGTCTAGCTGTGCAAGAGGAATCGAATCTCGATATCCGACTGAACCCATATAAGTTGCAGCGCTGGCGAATGACTGATTACCAGCAGGGTTCAAATATTTCACACCGTACAGTGTGGAGGTTGGCATGTTAGTTTCTTGAATTGCTACCATTTCGGTAAAAATCAAGTTGTTTGCGGCCCGGGTCAAGCCGACAAGAGCAGGACGGCTCTGACTATTTGCCCCGGTAGTTGTTGATTCAGAAATCAGATCGTTAATTCTGCTCATATTTTTCTCTTATTGTTCGGCGATTATACGAACTCGTGTAATCGTGAAATTTGACGTTGATGAAACCAATTGAAAAGTACCGCCATTCGTGGCAAAATTTCCGTTTTTATCAACACTTATGAATGAGTTGTAGTTTATTGTCTGCGAAGCCTGCCCAGATATTCTGACGACAGTCAATGTATCAATATTTACGCCTGCATTAACGGTGAGTTCCAACGAGTTTGCAGGTGCTGCACCATTGAATGAGCCAGTGATTGCTATTTTATCATCAAGTTTGGCCAAATTAATTCACGTTTTTCCATCCAGCGAGCCGTCGATATCTGCTTTTGCTGACGTGTCATTCACAACTATTTGGCATGTCATTGATTTCATTTTGGACGATTCATGCACAGAGGACATAACTGGAATATTTGATTTTATTAGCAGCATATATTTTTCCTTATGCAAAAAAGGGAGCCCGAAGGCTCCCTTAACCATTCCTTGGTTGTGGAACCAAGTCCTTTTGAATTACAGACCTTTAACCCATACACGACGGAAGTAGGCATTCTTACCAACGCTGTGAGCACCAGGCATACCATTACTGATTCGACTGGTAGGAGCTTGGGTGCGGGATTCAGCGAACGGGTTAACACCGATGGCGTAACGAGTCTTGAAGCCCATGACCGGTTGGAAGTTCTTCGGATCAGAACCACGCAGCGGGGTCAGTGCAACGTATGGGCAGTAGTAGATACCGGCATCCAGGTTGTTGGCACCGCGGTAACCCATGGTGAAGTAATCTTGACGGGCGTATTGGTCAATGTAGACCTTGTAACGACCACCCAGAACACCAGCGAACACACCCTTGGTAGTATCAGCATTCAGGCCAGAAGCCATACCTTGAGCAGCAGGGGTGATACCAGCATCAACCAGAGCCAGAGCAGAAACTACGTTACGAGAAGCGATGATGAAGTTACCAGCACCACGACCAGTTTGACGAGCAATTTCGTTAGCTTCTTTGTCGATTTGGATCAGCAGAGCTTTATAGCTTTCACCGGCCCAACGAGCACCACGTACATCGATCGGGTCTTGGAAGTCAAACACACCAGCAGCAGAACCTACGGTTTGAGTCCAACCAGATTTACCAACTTGAGCGGTGTAGTTAATCCAATCGATAACTTCACGGTTGATTTCCAGCATGACTTCGTTAGCCAAGATACCGTTCAGTTCACTGTCAGCATCCATACCATGAACAGCACGCAGGTCTTGGGCCAGTTCGATAGAGTATTGAGCTTTCAGTTGACGAGATTTCGCTTCAACAGTTTGCTTGTCGATACGGAAGCTCATTTCGTTCCAAGGGTTATCGGTGGTTCCGTTAAATCCTTGACGAAGTTCGGCGATGGAGGTAGCCATACCTTCAGCAATTTCAGCCAGTTCACCAGCAGCAATCTTGGCAGAAACCAGGGCATCCAGAGCAGCACCAGTTTCGTTGGTACCGACAGTCACGTTTCCGCCAGTCACGTTCTGCAGATAAGCTGAACCAGACTCGTAGAAGAAGTGATAAACGATATCACCGGTAGCAACAGCTTGACCAGCAGTCAGCGCAGCAAACGGAGTGCCATCGCTTGAAGTGGTAGCACCCTTGGCAGCCAGACCTGAATGCCAAGCATCAGGAGCATACATCGGATGGAAAGCTTCCTTAGCACCAGCAGCCAGAGGGTCTTTGCCGTAAACGGAACGCAGAGCAAATACTTGGCCAGTAGGACCAGTCATCGGCTGAACACCAGCGATATCGAAGGCGATCAGGGATGGAATTGCGCGTCGTACCATGCCGATAACAGCCGGGCCGATGTTTGTAATTGCTCCGGAACTTTGGCCAGCAGCAATATTAGTAGGATCGTAACCGTGATCACCAGCAACTTCGGCTTCCATCAGAGACTGACCAAATGCTTCAATCAGTTTGTCATCGCGATACACCGGATCGGTTTTGGAATCTTTTTCCTGAGCTTCAAGAATTTGGGCTACAAGAGCTTGCTTATTTTTACCAGCAATTTCAGGCAGACCTTCACCTTCCAGCAGCGGAGTCCATTTGTTCAGAATTTCTTTGGTTTTCAGAGACATTGTTATAACCTTTATTTAATTAAGAAGACATACGGGAAGCAGCGGCCAGATAGGCGGCCATGGAATTATTTGTCTGCTTGTTATCATTTTGCTCAACAATAACTTCGGGTTCGAAGTTTACCGCAGCTGCAGATTCATCAATATTTAATGCTTGTTCCTGGATCGGTTTTTGCTCCTTTTGACCAGAATTAGCAACCATTTCGACAATCGCAGACAGTTTTGGTGAATAACTATCACCATATTCCAGGCCTTCAACAAGACTCAGAACTTTTTCTTTCTGTGACTCGGTCAAACCTGCAGTAGCTTCTGAAATAGCTTTTTCTTTCTTCAGTGAAGAAATTTGCTGTTCCAGTGCCAGATTTTTGTCAAACAGCGATTTAATTTCAGCTGTAGATTCATCCAATTCAGCATTCAGTTCATCGATAACATCTACTTGTTCTTCTGGAACAGTGACATTATTTTCAATGAACAGTTCTTTGAGACCAGATGCAAATGATTCAAACAGCTCAGACTTGATATTTGTCTTCACTTGCAGAGCATTTTCTTTCAGCCATTCTTTGCCCAGATGAGTTAAAAATTTATCAGCATCTTCGTAAAGTTTTGTTTCAACTTCTACACGAGCAGTTTCAATTCCTTCGGCTAGTTGATTTTCAGCTGAAGAGGCAATATCGTTAATATGAGATTCAGCAAGTGCGATTGCAGCAGACCGTACAGCTTGCTCAAACGCAGTACTGACATTTTCTTTTACGGCTTCGTCCAGCTGAACAGACTCGAAAATACTGTCCAGTTCAACGGCTACCGCGCCCAGTTTCTCGCTGGATTCAGCCAGCAGTTTATCTTTAAGGGACATTTGGTTTTTCCTTTAGTTCAACATTGAAGCCATGTTTTTAGCCAATTGGCTGAATGCTTCATTAAGTGTGCTTACATTGTTATTTATAGCATCTGTAGGAGCTTCAGATTCTTGTTCTTTACTCTCCCTTAGTGGTTTAACGTACGCTTGTGGAGCAGATGGCCCCCAAACAACATCAACCGCTACAGTGAGGCGATAACCTTCCTGAACAAAGCCACCTTTAACTTGTCCGAGACCACGTGATGATACTCCCGGAATCCAACCAGCTCTTATATTGGCAGCAAGTTTATCACCTGGACCAAAATCGCCTTCAATTACCCTGGCACGACCCATTACATTATCGCCTTCCCACCACAGTTTTTCTACTATGATTGAAGCCAAATTGGGGTCAGGCATCGGCCTTGCAGGATGATTGGTTTCGCCGAGTGATTGTTTAGAATTTATTTGAGTAGCAATATAGTCGTCGACAGCTTTGGCAAGAACAGCTTTAGGATAAATTCTCCCGTTTCTATTCTTAACGTTAGCTTGCATAAAGATGCCTTCAATGTACAAAGCACCTTTACCATCATCCACTGATTCGACTACAAGTTCAGAACAGGTGCCGCCGGGAAGTCCCCATACTTCAATTAGCAGCTCGTCTTCCATCTTATAACCCCAATGCTTTACGGCGTTTCAAAGCACGTTTTGTTTTGCGCTGCGCCTTTATCCCAATGGTTGGTTGAGAGCGCTTAGTTTTCGCCGCCTTACGAGCAATTTGCCTGTGAGAGCAGCAGTTAGCCCAGTAGTTTTTAAATGCATTGCGCTTTCGTGTTTCTCGGTCTTTGGTACGAGTTACTTCACCTTTCGAATTAACGTGTCTGACAATTGCCTCTGAAATGGAAATATTTTCCACTGCAGCAATCATTGCCAATGACATATCTGTTTCGTCAAGTGAATTTTTGGAAATAACACCGATAATTTCATCGGTGCTAAATCCGGCTTCTGCCAAGGATTTAACACGAATCACTGCTTGCGCAAAATGAGATTCAACGACTTGTTGATTTGCTGAATAGCCGGATGGAATAAGCATTTATTCATCCTCTTCATCTTCATCGTCTTCGTCGTCATTCTCATCATCTTCGTCATCTTCGGGTTTTTCACCTTCGGTAACAACTGCGCGAGCAATGGCTTGTTTTTCTTCGGCGTATACTGACTCTTTCACAAGAGCCATTTTCGCATTAAATTCACGTTTTGCTTCAATCAAATCACCTGATTTGATAGCATCGATCAATTTTTCCATTTAGAAATCATCCTCGTTTTCAGGGTTTTGGAATCGTTTGACATTCGCCTCTTTTTCTATTTGCTTTTCCTCTTGAGCAATTTGCTCATCGGTCATCTGCAAAATGTTTTTCATGACATAATCATGCGAGACATATTTACCTACATACGGCTCGATTTGAGAAAGAGCGTCAACTCGTTGTCGAAGAGTTTCAATATCTTTCAATTCGGTATAATAGGAATCTTGATGGAAATTAACCTTTATGTTATTTATTTGCTCTTCCCATTCGCTTTCTAATATGATTTTCTTGTAAATCAAATTGGTTTTGAGTGGGTCAAGGAAAATTTCTTCAAAATTGTGTTGAAGCTGAACAATAAATTTTCTGAAATCTAATTCATCGCGGGTGATAGCCATATCTTGGCCACCAATTACCATTCCGCCATCGTCACGAGGCATTCGAGACAAAGGAATTCTCAGAGCTTCATAGAGCTTTTTATTGAACCAGCGAACATCATCCATTTCACCCATTGTTTGGGCGCCTGGAAGAGAAGTAACTTCGGTAACAGATTTACCGTCTCTACGCATCAGCCAATAATCTTCAGTCATTGAAAGATTGCGTTTTTGATTTTTCACAGTACCCGTATTTGAATCGTACACGACACGATTTTTCAGGCTCTGCATGATGCCATTCACGTATTCAGTTGCTTTGCGATTAGGCATATTTCCTACGTCAATGTAGAAAACACGTCTTTCCGGAGCACGTGTAATACGATATATTACCAAAGCATCTTCTAAGAGTTTTAATTGGTTTGCAGGCTTAACTGCATTATGCAAATAACCGACAATCCCACGATCAGAACAATCCTGAAGGCCTGAATGCGCGTATACAATGGCACTTCTCGGAATTTTAATGCGGGTATTTGGTTCAAACAGTCTGCCGTTATAAGCATAACCTTCATTGCCGGTAGTATAAACAAAAAATTCACGATAGCCTTTTACTACCGAAGTACCACCAACATCAGATGTGACAATTTCGCGATAATATTCAACATGGCGTGGGTCTAACCTACGCAATTCAACAATGCCTTCTTTAGGATTAGGCATTATTTTATGAAAGAATATACGAGAGTCAATATACCATCTGCGGAATAACGTGTCGAGTTTGCGAGATGCATCTAACAATCTGCAAATTTCATCAAACTCTTCTAAAATTTTGTCTTTGATAGATGAACTAAATTCGGTATCATCCAAATCAAGAGATACTACTTTGTGACCCTTTTCATAAACAACAGCTTCATTTACGATATTTGCTACAGCTCGTTCAACTTCAGGATTATTCGTGAGTTGACGATATGTGTTTATGAGGTCCTTGGTACCAGAAATGTTGTTATCGATACCAAAAAATTGTTGCATTAGAGCGTTATATGATGATTCTCCCTCGCGAGCTTCAATCTCGGTGGCACCATCATCTTTTTTAGGAGTCGCAATCGATTCGTGGCCTTGTTTGAGCCGCTCGTCATATTCATTTTGATCGACACGATCCCAAAATTTAAACAAATCTAAAAACTTCATACAAACTCCTAATCAGGCAGCATTACTGCTGCCTGTATTTATTATTCCCACCAGTCGAGTGCAAACGTAGTTTCAAATGTTGAAACTGTGTTGTTATCATCCCAGTCGAGAGTAACTTCACCAACGTTAGTCGGGAAAAGACCGACAATGGTATATTCTTTAGTTGTATTTCCATTACGATCTTTTTGGCGAACAATGCCAGGCTTTTTATATGCTTCTGGAATATCGCCAGTGATTTCATTACCCATTCCATGAGTCATGGCATTCCAATCCGACAATTGCCTGTCGAGTGTTATGGGGGCCGAATCGGTATAAATCGTAATCGTCCAGTCGTCAAAAATACGGTCACCTGCCACATTAAGTTTGCGGTTCATGTATCCAACCGGGATTTTTTCAACAGTGGCTGCCGGCATTGTACCTGCTTTAGCTTTAAATTTGAAATTTTGGCCCAGATATGGGATTTCAATTTCAAACAAGTTAGGGCGGGCGAAATCACCGGACTCAAAAGCCCTGAGGACATCAGTTACGTCCATTATCAACCTCTATGTTTATTTATGGGCCCATATTTGGGCCCAACGCTGAATTATGCTAATTGGGCAGGACCAATTAACTCGTCAAAGTTAGCACCAGTTGATGTCGCTACAAAGTTCAGAGTGATGTAGTTAATTGAACGAGGAGCCTTGATATAAATCGTAGCTACAAATTCATTACTGTCGATAACTTGCGGAGTGTTGTTTGTTGTATCACAGACAACGCGGAAGTCATAAACACCACCCAGTGACCTGATGTTGTCGAGATATTGCGAAACTTCCATACGGAAACTCTGGCGAGTAAATGCATCGTTATTTTCAAACAATTCGTATTTAGAAGTATCACCAATATTTTTCTTCAACATGTTGAAGAGGCGACGAACGTTAATTCGGTCAAATGGAGATGGAACCTGAGTTGCCATTTTGTCTCCAAAGAGAACAAATCCGTCACCACCAGCAAAACCTGTAACCGGGTTAATTGACACTTGATACATGGTATCGCGCAGCGATTGCTTAGGTTCAATTGCCAGTTTGATGGTGTTGCGAAGTTGGCCGCGACGATATCCAGCAGGAGACATCCATGGATGTCCTACTTGATCGGTGTAGGCACACAATCCGGCAATATCGGCAGAAAGAGGAACCCACCGGTTAATATCATTGTATTTGTCATACTGATATTTATAGTTGCCTGAAATAAAAGCATATGTTGAGCTAATATTCATGTTATTGTCGACAACTTCACCACCGGTTGTCACACCATTTCGCCATTCGACAATATTCTTAACCGCTTGAGTGGTAGGAACACCGACGAGTAATTCTGACGGAGGATTGACGAATGCTACGCAGTCTTGGCGGTCATCAGCGAGAGCAACGACATGTTTCTGAACAGTAGATGCAACAGCAACACCGTCAGATTTACATGCTCCTGCGATCATCAGGTTGACATGCAGAGCTTCTCGGTCAGCAAACAGATCCCAACCAGCAATCAATTCATCTGAACCAACAGCATTGTTTGCCGAAGCTCCACCACCGAGCTGGATGATACCGGTAAAGCCAGCAGGCCAATTTACACTAGAAGCATAAATGAAATTACTGGAACCATTGCGGAAATAGTCGTCCATGAAAATGTTATTTCCATAAACATCTCGATCTCCACGACGAGTGGACAGCACGGTAGATTCGACTACAATACCATCTCGACGAACAATAATCGCAAATTGGTCATCGGTCATTGGACCATATTGAATGACGCTTCGAGCATTGCTTGCGCGAGTACCACCGAACGGGTAAATTGGTTGGGCTGCACCACTTTGGAATGCGGTCTTAGAAATTACTTCAACTTCGACAGTTGAGCCGATTTCCCCAGGATAGACTGCTGAAATCAGAGGCATTCCATATTTGGCAAAATTAGCCAGCACTTTGGTAGAAGTCATAACATCTGGAGCTTCTTCTGAATTACCAAAGGTAACTCCAGAATCAACTACAATACCGCCCAGAGTCAGAGTTGCAGCAGAACCACCGGACGCGCCTGATACTTCTGCACGCCAATTATCTCCGAGGACAGGGTATGTTCCCAGTTGTTTGGCTTTTGCAATTACTGCAGATGAAGGAACAAACAAAGCCTTAATTTTACCGTCAGCATCAACTTTAGTTACTTTTCCTTCTTCTGTAACAGTTGTAGTGTTATGCTTAATAGAAACTGTATCACCTACAGTATAACCTTGTCCTTCGGTAGTAATTGTTACTTCGATTTGGTTAAACAGTGGAGATGCGTTTTTAGCTTGCTCCATGTCAATTACGCGCACGAGACGAAGATCATTACCATACTGCAAGAAGTTCATAGCACTCATGAAATACGGAGCAGTGACATTGTCTGGGCTACCAAACATATCAACCAATTCGACTTCATTTGTTACTTGACGAATTTCATAGGCAGGACCCCATGCGAATTTGCCGACTAATGCGGCACGGCCAGTAGCTGACCGAACGACAGTTGAATTGATGGAAGTTTCCTTCATTTCAATGCCAGGGCTCAGAAGTGCCATATTTTGGTTCCTTGGAAGTTAGTTTAACACATGTTTATTTATTGCTTTATATTTACACGAACGACATACCATTACTGCCAACTTCGAAAGTTTCTTCTCCGCTGTCAACTATAACGACAGGCGTATAGTCGTCATATAAATTTTCCATTTCCTGACGAAATATTTCATTTGCCAATCGCATATCATCTCTCTCAGTAAAATCAGAAAATCTCGGTTGGGTAGTAAGCCATGCAAATATTACCAATGACATCACCAAGTCATCATGGAAACCGTCTTCGGCTGCCCATGAAACACCTTTTTCGGAAAATGTCCTCAGTTCCATTATCGTGCCTTTATGGTAAAGCACTAATTTTTCTTTTTCGATTAAATCCTTGAGAGTAGAACAACCTATGGCTTTTGACCGTTTAGTTTGCTTCATCCCGAGGTCGTTATACGAGTCACATATGATGTTTTCGTATTCCAGTTCGGAATACAACGACTTAGCTATCGATACACCCGTTGCATTCAGCTCGATATAGATGTATGGCTGATAATACATATTTAAGTACTTGAGCAACACATCAGGGAGTATCAGGTGTGACGTGGTGTTGCTGTGATATACTGCGACCTGTTCGTATGGGAATTCTGTTATGTCGTATATGTGCATAGCATGATAATCTTGCCCACGACCTTCGGCAGAGTCAAGTGTTGCGATATATTTATGACCTTCAATTGGTTCCTTAAACATCGTGAAATTGTCTGATGCCGGAACTTCTTTCCACGTCATTTTTGATAGTTTGAACCCGTTGATCAACGTTCCAGATGTTCCCTGGAAAGCAGTATTATGCTCCTGTTGAAATGCCCTCAAGGCTAGAACCGGCGATTGTCTTGGCTGACCAAGAATATCCGTCGTCAAAATATGAATCGCTCCATCTGTCTTAGAACCATCCGAATACATGCGTTCTTTTACGGACGACCATGTTGCGGTATACGGAACAAAACCAGATTTGCTTCCACTTCCATCCGAATTAGGGGTAATTGCAGCAGTCCAGATATCGTACCAATGATTAAGTCCATTCGGCGTTGTTGTCATCAAAATCTTCGAATGACGACCTGATGATATAACCGGCTGGATTGCTAACCATGCGTCGTTGAAGTTGGGAATAAAAGCAACTTCGTCGATGTAAATCAACGCGAACGAGTTACCCCGCACAGCATCAGGGGAACTGGAAAATGCACCAATCGCACAACCGTTGCCGAGAGTGATAGACCCTTTATTCCATTCAACTATGCCAGGCTGCAGAAAATCCGGCAATAGTTCCAATGCTTGCTTTGTTCTATGAAGAACTTCCGCTGACATGGATGCTTTATGCGCAAGGATACCAACGTTTTTAGCCGAATTGAAGCAAACAAAATGTGCCAAGAAAATAGCTACTACTGTCGTTTTTCCGAGCTGACGAGACAAATTTGCTGCCATCAGGCGATTGCCCGCCATTATTCTAAGCATATCTTTTTGGTAGTCACGCAATTGGACCCGGATAATGCCATAGTCAATATGCTCAATGCAGCAATAGTTTTCGGCGAAATAAACGATATCTTCTTTGCATCTCTTTCGCTCGGCTAACATCTCCTTTGTCCATTTTATTTTAATGTTAGCACGCTTTAGATTCGGCAAACCATTATATCTAGAACGCTTGTTTGTTTTATCTTTAAACGTTCTAAACATTGACGGGTCGTCTGCTTGGATTTTTACCCTCTTTACTCCCTGTGATTTCAGATATCTATCAAATGTCGAGGGATACCACTTATCATCGTGATTTGATAAAATCCATTCCCCATCTTCACGCATTTCTCTCTTTAACGTGGATGGATGGGGCATTTGCAATGGGTGATCACTTTCGAAAATATTCATACTTCATCACCCAATTCCAGTTCAAGCAATTCATCAGGAGAACCTTCGAATTCTATAATTTCTCCGCTTTCATCATTTTGAACTTTGCCGAGTATAGACGGTTCTGATGATGTTAGTTCTTTCATTTCTTTATGCATTCTGATGATTTCTTTATTGGTTGAAGTCATTTGGCCCATTAACTGAGAAAATACTTCAACCATTCGTGGACTATCGGCATTTTTGGCATTTTCCAATGCAATCTTTGCCATGTCCATCATCATTTGAGTTTGAAAATGCATGTTGCGTCTAACAAGCGAATAGTCATCATCCTGGTCAATTTTTCTATTGTTTGGATTTGATGTCGGTTCTTGTAAGACCAACGGGGCGTATACCTGTACGTCTTCCCCGTTGAGTCCTTCGATACCAGACAAATCCTTGAGACTAGTGAAGTCTAAAAGATCATTCATGGAGTATTTCCTTGTGGTCGAGGCGGTGTATTCTGATCGGTATTAATTGTCCATACTTCTATCGAACTCCCGTCCCAATCTTGAGCTGGCACCGTTTTTGGAACAACTTGATGATCAACTGATTCAAAATGAGTATCTTTGTTTATTTCTCTTTCATTGCCAAAGAAATCAAGATAAATCGTTCTAATTTCACCTGCAATATTTTTGGTGTTTGGATATAACCAACCAGTGAAACTAAACATGATTGACCATTCAATACGGCGCCTTTGTTCGCCGGGGCCATCTAGTTGCTCATCAGGTGTTATAGACGTGATAGTTATATTGATATCGCGTCCTTTAATAATTATTTCATTGTCATACAATTCAGTTATTGTGCATGAAAAATGCGGCTGAAAATATGGCAAAATTTGTTCAACTATTTGAAATACATCATCTTCGTGCCGAGTCCATATTCCCAGTTCAAACATAAACGTGTATGGCACTGGGTTAAATTGCGCCAATGCTTTCCCATTAGGTTTATTTATCCATTTGTGTTGAGTATTTCCAGTTTTGACCATTGGGTTATATTGCATATCAATCAAATGCAAATTCATTCTAGGAAGAATTGCTTCAACTTTTGCAATATTGAATTCAGAAGTTGGCATCGTAATATCGTCAATAGACATTACAAATTTTTCTTTGCTTGCGTATGTGATAGGAACATCTTGAAAATAATGCTGGCCATCCCGAAAACGAGAAACTTGAATATGACCAAAAAGTTCCATTAGCATCAATACGTATCGACGTATTGAGCTGTTATAAAAATGATTGCCAAACATTATTGTCCCTCATGCCGCCCAAATGGACTATTAAAACTATTCACCGGGTTCGTGCTAATTGGATCAAACGGCTCTACAAATGGTCTAGCTTCATTTTGTGCTTGAACATTTTCGCCAAACTCATTGATTTTTTGATCGATAAAACCGTCTAAATTCAATATTGGCTCTAAGTCTAAACCGTTATACTGATCTTCAATTTCAGGTTTTTCCTGGAACTGAGGAGCCAATTTTTCACCAGAGTATATGAATTTCTGAGCAACAATTACTCTGATTGGATTTTTTCCCATCTGATAAAATGGTGTATACGGTTCTACCCAGGTTATCTCAAACAGACTGTTGTCCATTGGCATATAAATCAGATCACCCAGCTTAGGTTCTTTTCCGTTTACTTGATATTTGAAAAGGCCTGGGTTGATAGAAATTCTGACTTCATCATTTTGCTGATGACCGAATTTAGAAAAGAAACTCTGTTGTCCCTCATATGACTCAAAGCTATTGAGCCATGCCGCAAATTTCCATGCTTTTTCAAATCTGCTATTTGGGTCTTCTCCAAATAAAAGGTCCAAATTTGTATATTCTCTTTCGAGATAATAAAATTCCAAGCCTCTCATTTGAATAGATTCTGCAACTAGAGTGTCGTGGAGGGCCTGAGAGCCCTCATACCGATTGAATTTGACATACGGGTTAAGAATATTTTGCTCATTTGTTTGTTGATATCCGCTTCTATTTTCTAAAGTAGCGAATAGTGACTTATCCATCATAATTTACCCCATGATAATAGGAGGAGGCCCATCCAGCAATTCGAGTTCTTGTCTAAGCTTATCGATATCTATTCTAGCTTCTTCAATTAGGCGTATTCCATCGATTGTTACACCACCCGGGAGCTGCATGCCCTGGTGTTTCGCTAAAACTTGGCCATTCAATTCTTTTACGAATGCTGTCGCCATGTCTTTTACCCAGCGGTTGTTGTACGAATTATCCTTCGACATGCCATTGGACTGACCTGCATAAATTTGACCGTGAGACATATTAGGATTTGCATATTTTTGTGCAACTGATGGCACGCTATCATCGTCTGACATAGCAAATCCATACCCAGCGGAAGTTCCTGAAAGTGTCGAGTCAACACCTGAAAGCATCGAGTCAACATTCGCATATGATTTACAGTAAACCTCAAATACCAGCAAATCTCCTTTCTGCAATTTGCCAGCAACTCTCATCATTTCAGTCGTGCTGTTGAAAAAGAAATCTGGCAAAGGAGATAACATATCTCCCATCATGTCTCGATATGACATCAATTGAGTGAAATATCCGAGATCCGCGCCAAAAGCATTAGGCCCATACCATCGGCATTGGCCGCCAATTGAAGCTCCAGTCATACCCATAACAAAATCAGTAAACCACGGATAAACAGCCGTGCCGTCCATGGTTATAATTGACCCAATATTGGTTCGAATTACCTGAGTAACTGCAAAAACATTGCCACCTGCAAAACTAATTACACCAGTTTTAGCTTGTTCTTCGGTTAATACTACTGTTGCATATGTTTTGTGAAATCCATCGTAGTGGTATTCACCGTACAATTCAAGAGCTCTAGATATGCAATCAAATACTTGTTGCTCTGTTACTTCAACGTGCACGATAGGTGCACCTAGACGTCTAAGTATAGCGTCCTTTAATTCTAACGGGTTATTAGTGGTATATGACATAAGTGTCTCCTTTATGATATTTAAGCAAATTATGGCGGAGCCTTTCGAGCTAGCTCGAAATTTTATCCTTTTAGTTATAATATCTATTAAGCCATAAAGGATAAGTTTTTATTTACAATAAAGGCTCCCGAAGGAGCCTTGAGATTATGCTGGGACAATAACAGCAGACATTTTTCCGATAGTTATCGATTTAGCTGAACTTGGGTCAAGTGCTTTAACATAAATCGCGATAGTATCATCCAAAATCACATTGTACAGCCAGTTACGCACATAGAGTCTACCGTTTGATCTCAGGGTAAATTCTTGCAAATTGGTGTATGATGTAATTCCGCCGCTTGTATGAGCTATTGAAATTTCCAGATTATCTGTTTCTAACAAACCAGATGTTTCAATTTCGATGCTTGCATTAACTAAACCGCCATCGGTGAATTTGATTTTTCCGGATTCAAATATGCAACCGTTTGCCACAGTCTGATCAAAATCAACAAATGGAATAATCCTCGGCGTTTCAGTTGTAGTTATTTGAAAATCTTTCTTTTCAACAGCAACCATGATGTTAGTTGCTTTAACCCAAACACCGTTTTCGTAATACCAGCGACCTACTGCAAGTGGCTTATCTAACTTAAGTTGAAGAGTTTCACTGCTTTCTTTGACAGTTTTCTTGATACCATCTCTTTCAAGTTGTGTAATTCCAGCCGCATTTCCATACAAGTCAGTTGACATCAGAATGTTTGCAGAAACAAGACCTGAATTTTCATCACCGACACGTGAAACAACGTCATTCAACGACAAAGACATTTGGTTGTGATTTGTCTGTAAAATGTACAGTCGTCCATTTATAGATGATGGTTCTCCGATAGAGCCAATAACAGTATTGAGATCTGAAATATCCCCTTGAATTCCACTGGAACTGTCTGCCCCTAAAATCTGCGTAATTGTTGCAATATTAGAGGTATTTCGATTAATGTCGTGCAAAATTGTATTTTGCGTATTAACATCACCGATTTTCTGCTCTACTGCTCCAAGACGAGATAACACACCCGTCACAGGGGTATTCATCGTGTTCGCAAGAGAACTCATTGCACTTTCATTCAACGCCACCCTTGACGCTATCGACACAGGGTTGGAAAAATCGATTTTTATCTTGATTTGATCAACGTCATCATCACCACCGCCTAAAGTATTTTCGATAGCGTTCAATCTGGTGTAAATCGGAATTCCTGTCCCAAGGTTAGTATTGCCGACTTCCATCCTCAAATCATATAAATCAGACGTCAATTGACCTACATCTGACTGCGCCCATGAATTTTCAAGCGCGGTTATACGCTGAGTGTTTAGAGACACTGTTTGATTTACTTGACTAAACCGATACTTTAATCCCGAACCTGTCGAAGAAGGAACAGAATTACCGTTTGTGTCGAAGCCTGGATATGCACCTAATTCGGTTTTTATCCAATACAAATCGCCATATACGGTTCGAGTTGTGTTGTCTTCGAGATATCGATGGCCAAGCTTTTCCGAAGTTGATTCTGAAAGAGAAAGAACACCTGCTAAATTAGTTTCAACCTTGCTAATATCTTGCTTGATAGCTAAAATATCATTAGAATTAGCATTGATTTGGTCAATTACCGTATTATCACCGATTACGCCCAAGTTATCTTGGATAATATTTACCGCATCGACAATCTCATTGATTTTTAAGAATGACTGGGCTTGGTCTTCGTCTAACTGAACAACGTTCTGTTGAATATTAAGTGGAGCCCTGTTGTAAACACCATCGTTAGATGTTTGGGTGGAAGCGGCCGAAAGCCGCTCTCCGTTTTTAATCCAACCAATTCGAAGTTGACCATCACCTGGAGTAGTATCAACATAAGGAATAACTCCTTTCGTGATTTTGTCTATCATATTTTTTCCTCGAGTTTTTCTAATCTGGATTTAAGCTCTTTATTAGCCTCAATCAGTAATGCGATGAGAGACATTGGAGAAACAGTAAGAGTTCCGTCGTCAAGTGTTTTGACGCCTTCTGGTAAAACTTTTTGCAATTGCTGAGCAAAAATACCTGCCTCTTTGCCTATCACAGTATTGTCAGTCAAAGATTTATGTTTTGTGTAAATCCCAGCGTCAAGGCTATCTATTTTTACGAGTGCATCTTTGATAGGCTGAATATCAGTTTTTAACCTGGTATCGCAACGAACATACATATCGTTAATGTCGATGTTTCCGGCTAGCCATAAATGACCACCTGGCCTAAGCGTAGCAATTGTGGTATCTACACCATTGGTGCGAGTTGTCCATCTAAAATACTCGTTGTTATTGTCTCCAACAGCAAAAAGCAAATACGAATTCGTGTCAGCATCACTATCGTTTTTGAATGTTATAGCAGCCAAATCACTATTTCTATTCCACAAAATTCCTTGATTGTTTTCTGTGAAATTGATATTACCAGTCATTGTGCCACCCGAGCGATACAACACCTGGGCATTAGCAGAAAGAGCCGTATTCGCTTGTGAGCTTTCAGTATTAAGAAGGCGAACTAATCCTTTTTGAGTGCTAGTAGCATTCAATATGGAAAGTTTAGCTGGAGTAATAACGACAGTGTTATCAGCTAACGCTAATGTTTGCGAATTTGTTGCTACTTTAAGCAATCCAGCTGAGCTTTCCGTCCCTGCCATTCTTGATAAAGTATATGGACTAACAGCATAGCCATCTCTAAGAACTCCTGCTAAAGCTTGAGCCAATGTGGCCAAACGGACAACTCCGTCTGAGCTTTCTGTTGCAGTTCCCCATGATTCTGAGAAATGTGCAATAGCCTGCTTGGTCTTAAGAGGAGTCATAGCAGTGGTATCGTCGGTGCCAGACAACGCTTGGGCAGCGGTCGATATACGGATTGTTCCTCTTGCCGCTTCGGTAGAACCTTTATTTGCAATGACATGCCCCAGTTTCGAAGGTGTTATTGCAGCGGTGTCAATAGATAAGGCCAAAGCTTCGGCACTTGTCGCGTAACGAGTATTACCAACGATGGACTCGGTAGCCTGAGGCGTCTGCATCGCAATTCGCAAAAGATTTGGGGTGATAACAGTATTGTTACTCGTGCCGGCTGATGCTTCAGCTTCAGTAGCAATTCGAATGATGCCGGGTACAACCTCAGTTGCTATCGGCAGACCATTAACAGTTAATGCCCATGGCGCTATTTCATTCAATGCATCTGATACGGTTTCAACTGAACTGGGCCAATCTGGCCCAGAGAAAAATACCGAATCTGCTGAATCCGAAATATGATATTTGATATTGTTATTCATTAACCAATCCTCTTGAAGTAGTAAAGCTCAAATGGACCGGTTACTGATCCACCAGTAAGAGTTTTTGACTCTTTACCCATATATTCCCAATTACCATATCCAGGCTTTCCGGGAACAGTAATTTCACGTTGAACAACAATTCCCCAACTGCTAAAACTTTCAATATTCCCATGCTCAGCCGAATCAATGAATTGCACTTCTATGATGGGAGTTGTTGTGCCGGATTGTCTTTGAACAGAATAAAATAAAATGCCAGCATCTCGCATTTCTTCAAATTTTGTCAAAACTATGTCACATACTGCGCCGGCATTAGTTCCGGCGGCAACAATGAAAGGTATACCATAAACTGTAATGACTGATTTATTAAATTCAGAAGGAAGAACACTTCCGCTAAATGTAAGCATCTCGGCTTGACGAACACCTTCTGGGGAAACTTGAACATCTGAAGCATATATCGCGTTAATAGGCAACATTGTCAATGTTTGGAGTTCGTCGATAGCTGATTGCACGTTTGGATAGTTCACACCGCTGATAAATGAGTCTACCGTCGGCCCACCTATATTTCGGGCACTCATTACTTGGGTGCCCGGTTTAGTCAGATACTCGATATGAGTTGCTTTTCTAAAGATGTTGTGTGCACTCTCTGATGTTTTCGAAATCATTATCCCACCCTTACCCATTTGTATGCTGTAATTATCGGAGGAAGAATATTAATGTTTCCTGGCGATGTATTTCCTTTATTTACAGCAAGAACTGATTCTACGTATTTTGTATAGCCAGGACCAGATGCATCAGGGTCGACCTGACAGCCGCCGATAATAATATTCCCACCATCATTTGCTACCAAAACTTTATCAACTGAAACAAGCTCGGGTATATTCTGAGGAATTAATTCAACAGATTTTGAACCATATGTTCCGCCTGCAGTATGACTGGGATTACCGAGATTGTCAAGATCATTATTGTTTAAACCAAATTCAACATCTGCTTGATTTGACGTCCATCCTGCAACCAAACGACCTTCGGCATATCTTTTCCATACACCAAATCCCATGTAATCACGCGGATTAGCGGAGTTATTAGCATTCTCGTATATCGTTCCGATCGGATAGAAAATATCAAACATTTGCTGAATATTTTCGATTCTCCCATTGAAAATTCCGGGAATAACTTGAGCCGTGCTTTGACTAGGATTGTCGAAGTCGGTATATTCGATCTGGTTTTGGATTGATATTTCTTGTTCGGTATTGAGATAAATCAAATCAGCTTTTTCTTTAATGCCGTTTGTTCCTTCCCAATCCAACAGAGTACCAATGTCATTATTGAACCATCTGAGGGTGATCATATCGCCAGATTCAAACGTTCTTCCGAACTTAATATCGGTAATATTACCGTCGTCATCCAATACGATAGAATAATCAATAGATGACGGAATCCAGTTGCCACCATTATCCCAACACATTTGCTGAGTATCGCCAATTGCATTCTCACAGATGAACATCGGCAAATCGCCCGCCCCTGCTCGATTAAGCATCGTCCCATTTAGAAGAACTTCAAGCGAATTTGGATTTATTCTGTTGTTTGGCTGAATATCGAATTCGTCAATAGTGAAATCAGTTTTTGCCAAAATATCTCCAACCCAAATTTCACCAGGCGATGACGTTTTCTGTGTTGTTGATGCATCAAAAATCTGAATATTCTTAAGGTTATATGAACTCCGATAAGAAGCGATTCCGTCCATGTAGGTGACAATTGTTACGGTATCACCCTTTTTGATGTCAATATCACGAATTCGAATACTTCTACCATCTAATGGCAGCACTGATGTCGAATTGGCTGGGTCGATAGATCCATAGTTCGAGTTTTCGTTTAAAGCGTCGCCGTAATACAGCAAGTTACCGCGTAGATAGACTTCGAGGTTTGCAATATTGTAATTTGTTGTCCCGAACACATTAGGAAAATCGGTTTGACCATCAACAGCCACGACTATTTCTTTTTTGGCAACAGTACTCAAATCAGATGTTGTAATTTTATCAACACGCTTGTTCTCTACGTATTCCCATCTGCCCGGCGAACAATATACAAGCTCAACGTCCATCAAATTTTTGTCAAGATTACGAGGATTTGGTGAACCCTTTAACGTATCTCCCGAAGCAGCAACCAAAATTACGTTTTGGCTTGCCCATGTGCCCCACACATCTCGCAATTTTATTGCTTTATTGTAGTCGGAAACAGATCCTTTAGGCAAATTGACAGTAATAGAACCAGCGGAGGTGTTTATTGCCCATGAATCTCCAAATAATGGAGAAAGAGCTCCTACCGAATGATTTTTCCACGCGCCTGCAGCGAATGGGCGATCTCCGTCGCCCAGTTGTGAATAGAGTTCGGTAAAGTTGTTATTGACCTTTTGCCCACCACGGCGGAGATAATCGCCTTGGCCATCATCAACAACGTTTCCGATTTTGATTATTTCCATTATGATGTTGCCCCAATATTAATTGTGTCAATGGCTTTTATTGAAAAGCGTATTTGCCCACTGAGAGATTTTACTTCAGCGTAGACGTTATCACCTACACCAATAAAGAAACGAATTTCATACAATTCGTTAGATGTATTCTTAAGAACAGCATACTCAGTATTTAAAACTGCATTTGTAACAGTATCTACCGATATTAGGAATTCTGAATTTTTAAAAACTGTACCGGCAGTATTTCGGGCAGCAACCATCAACTTTATCGCAGAATATTCGTTTTTACCAGCAATACGAATATTAGTTGCGGTAGTTGTAGCTAAAATGGTTTTTTCAACTGGCATAAGGGAATTTCCAAACATTGGGGTTATTCCGTATTCCCAATATCTTTCTGATCCTTCGTTCTTTGTACACCAGACAAAAACTCTTGCATATGGAGATGTTACAGTAAGAGAGCCAGATGCTCCCAAAATACTTTCACCAGCTTGCGGGCGAATTATGAGAGGATTCGAGGGAGAAATTGATCCATTACTATTTATAAAGATGCAACCTTCCCCAAGCTTTGCATTCGGCAGGGTCATAGTCAATGCCCCACCAGATGTGTCTGCATCATGCATAGAACCAATATCTAGCGTATTTCCAGCATAATACTGCCGGGATAATTTCTGGTAATATCCAGTGGCGTGAATAATTTGAGAGTCAGCTCCTTCAGAAGCTGACGAATAAAGTCTATAATCGCCAAATGTGTTATAAAGCGCATCAATAACCTGATTGAGTTTGACACCCCCGTCATAGAGTATATCACCGGTTGAAGGATTACCTATAATGCCTACGTCAATTCTCTTTTTAGTAGATTGTAACATTTGTGTTCCTTAAAATGAGAAAATGATATTGATTTCTTCTGTCTGGTCGAGAGCTCGAGTGATAAGCTGTCTGTTTTCCATGTATATCATTTCACCCGAATCTTTTTCCAATTCGTTGGGTTTATATGCTGCCAATATCGCCTTTTCATCTGGGTCTGCTGGAGCAGATTTTTTAACCAATGGGTTGATGATTATGCTCATCTGGCGAAAACCGGTGTTGCCTGGGAGTGATGCCTCAGGGAAGTATATTGAGTCCATATACGCTCTGAATCGGAGTGTGTCTACTTTAACCCGGTAAATTAGGTCTAACTTATCTGGATACCATAGAATAGCATTTTCATACCCCCACCTGGCAGGATCGTCCGAAAGTTCATCCGGGAAAGGCACAACAATATGTTCATTTGTGCATCTGTTTATTGATACATCGGGCGGAATAGTGTACAAATATTCCCACACATAACCATCACCCATGTCGATTGCCATAGCAGTCCCACGAGGAGGCTCAACGGATTCATGAGTTGCTGTCCATTTTCCGCCGATCGTAATACACTCGATCTTGTCATCTATCCCTGATATAGAGCATGACCCAATAGAAGGAACATCGGCACAACGATAAATCATCCAACCAACTGAACTGTCCGTACGGTTATATGTTGCAGAGTTTACTACTACTATGTCATCAATGAAAAATGTCTTGGGGTTATCGTATCTGATATCTCCCCAATCTTTTCGTGGGATTATAGCATCAAGCAAAGATTTATCAATTTTTACTGCTCCTAACATGTTTGTCCACATGTCAACAATACCATCAATGGAATCGTTTGGATAAGGCGGGGCAAATCCTACATCAGTTTCGTTAGTTGACCAAGGAGTGTCCCGGCCGAATGTTGCATATATTGTATTTTTGGTGGGCTCATCGCCCACCATGTCGTAAAAGTTAAGCAGATTCTTTGTTCTGAATTTGCTAGTAACAATAGCACGATAGAAATTACTCATCTATTTTTACCTGTGTTGGATTTTGTTGGTCACGCGGATTTCCAGCGTCATCTTTTAGCCTTTTTTCTACCAAACGTCTGAAATGTGAGAACGTTACAGCAGACTGGTCAAATAACGGGCTCATATTGAATCTTCGTTCCGACGGCAGTTTTCCTAGCCATGATGCTTCTTCAGTGTCATATTCAGGAGGAGGAACAAATGGTTCCCCGGCATTTGGACCAACTAAGTACAAAGCTTCTCCAGTGATGGAATCATGCTCAATATTCCCGTCAACGTCCAATTTGGCTACGCGATCATATTGCTCAGTTGGGTAACCAGCATCCCATCGATACGTTTTCAAATTATCGATGATAGTTTCTACATGTTTCATCGATAAGCCGGAATTGATGAACATCGTGAGAAGTGTTATTCCAACAAATCCAAAACCAACTGGATGGACAAAACGGAGAACATCTTGCGTATATCTAGACGCCGGAAGAGTTGACTTTATAGTCATGGTGTAATATGATCTACCTCGATTGATATAGTCAATCGAATCGCTCATAAGCTCCTTTCCTCTAACCCCTACCAATATTTCACCTACGAACGAACTAGTTTCGGATTTTATTTGCTGGCCTTCAAAGAATTTACCAATCATATTGTGAATGGTTATTCTCCATTTCAATTGGCCTTCAACGTACTCACGATCCACGTATGTGACGTTTGCACGTCCTGTAGGAGTATATATGGTTCTTCCAACAATATCTTGGCTTATGTTGGTTGAATAAACTACGATGTCATATTCTATTCCATGCTTTGACTCGATGTCGATTTCAACATCTTCATTATAAAGCAATTTAAAAAGGAATTTATATGATTGTTCAACCCCTTTTGTGGAATAAAAATCGTAGGCCCGAGATTCAAAAAATCTTGCGACAGAATCTCGCTTAGCTTCATCCAAATAGATGTTTCTTTTTAAAACTTCTGACCAAAGATATTCATATGCATATTGCTCGCGAGGGTATTTGTTTTTTATCAAATTGAGCAATTTGTTGTAATACGTCCCGTTTCCGTCCGACAAGAATTGCAGATAATATTTCGCAAATGCACCAAAATTGGTATCTTCGTCCAAATAACTTTCAGGCATCATTTTAGTAACAAGTGGCTGAAGGTCAGGATCCTTTAATCCGACGAATGGTGCGGGTGTCCATGGAACTTCACGTTCTTGATTGCGGAGCTCAGCTACCATCATGACGTTGGCCGGCTTCCAGAAAACGGATGTAGTATTTCTTACCCGGTATGGGAATTCATAATACCCAATTATTTCGCCAGTATTTTTATGGAAAAGTACCCCATTGGCATATTGTTTGAAACCGGTAAAGTATACGTTATTTGCGTGCAGTGTTACAACACCTTTGTTGTAAGTTTCTCTGTTTACCCTTTTGTCACTTTCTGTTCCTTCGTTGTCGATAGAGAATGAATATTCGATTTTTGGGTAAACCACAAGAACACGATCATTATTTGTTATCCAGCATCTTGTACCGGAGCGGCCCATCCAGTTGAATGCTGCCTCATTATAGTATTGTTGTGGTCCGAGTTTCCATACTGGATCGTCTGCATTGATGCGGAAAGTACCCATATGAATTGGAATGTCAGAATTATAGCCGGGTGCTAATTCATACTTTACAGCTTCAAACACATTGTCATATCTAGCTGGCAAATCGGTATCAGGCAAAGTACCAGGATATTTGAAGTTTATTTGAGAAACAAATACCTCTTCTCCATTAGTCGACATATTGCTATAGTCGTGCGATATCCAGGCATGGTCTTCACCTATGCCAAATACTTTTTTCCACGAAGAACCGTCAAATTCATAGACACCTGCTACTGGATCATGAACAACATTTTCAGGCTTTGTTGGGTCAAGACCGGCTTGAGTAACTACACCGGTAATCAAAGCATAAAGCTTGCCATTGAATGTATCAAGCTTTTTCGTAACAGCCCGTGCGTTTGTTGTTATATTGAAAGCGGTTGGGTCAAAAAGTTTCTCGCCAAATGTCGGACTACCTGGATCATTATCAATTGGCGCATTAGATGTTTTGATTCTGCGCAACTTATTTCTAGCTGCCACATATACCCAATCGTCATCAGCAGCAATAGCTTCTCCCTTCCTAAAAATATCACCAGGAAGCCGAGCGTATGAGTTGAATATTTCAACATTAAAGCCAAGATTCAGTTCATCGCCGGTTTTTGAGAATGTCACACTATCTGAGCTAAATCTGACGTCATCAGCTGACCATCTGGCGTCATTTGCCCGACGGCCGTAATAGATGTTTTCATATCCAAGAAGATATGTAGTAGTGCTAGATTGATATGTTACTGTTCTACTAACCGGGTTGCCGACACGTCCATTGAAAGCTTTGTAATATTTCCAGTTTTGCCCTTTGTCATTTGACACTTTGGCCATTGGCTGAAAACGCTCAAATAGATACAACACATCGTCAATTTCAGCTAGCATTGTTCTGTTTTTGTCAACACACACTGGCTCAATAAAGCCTTGTATTTCGTGATAGTTTTCATTTGAAACTATTTTGTCATAAAGATTCGTCGCATCAGTAAACTGATTGCTGAAAACGAAATCTTCGCTCATTAACGAAGCCATAATTACATCAGTATTGAAATTGACGTAATTTTCGTTGTTTTTAGAGAACTTTTCTCTCACGAAGGAAGCAGCAGGTGTGAATTCTTTCATGGCAGAAATGTAGTAGGCATTTTCCGAAAAGGTTTGAAACTCCTCAGTTTCTACCCAATCAGACATCTCAAATCCTTTTCCAGAAACGCGAACTCGCATTTTGTAATAAGTGTCTGCTTGTATAGATGTGTCTTCAAACCATTCTTCGACCGATGTTACACCTAATTGACCCCAACTGGTTCCATACCCTGCTCTAGTCTGAAGAAGTTCGACAATATAGTAAAAATTTGAACCTACATCGTCCCAAGTCAAATATACTTGATTCGCCGATAAAATTTTGATTTTAAGGCTCGTTACGGCCGGTGCTTTTATGATCATAAAATCTCCAAAGGGCCGTTAGGCCCTTATTGTGAAATTGCTTCAAGAGTAATAGCAGTGTACTGTTGACGTAAATCATTCTCAAATACGATAAGAGTTCCATCTTTCGCAAAGATAGTGTCATCAACTGGTAATGCTTCTATTTCTATATATGCTCCAGCAAATGATTCTGCTGGTACAGGTAAAATACCAAGGTCAAAGTTTATAACGTTGAGAGCGTAATCTACTGTTCCGACCTCGTAATACTTGTTTCTTCCACCCACTGTTGTTTTTGTGAAATCATTACCAGAGTACTCTGATGTAGGAATATCGCCATTAGCAAATGGCCCAATCAGAATTTTATCAGTTTGTGATGTAGAAACGTAATTAACTTCATACGTTACGTTATTCTTTGTGAAGTTGATTGTAGAACTATTGACTGACCCCTTAGAAATAGCATTCTGGAAAGATATTCCAGCCATTGGAGTTTTGAAGAAATTATCTGCTTCCCTAACAAGAGATATTTCAGCAGAAGAGCCGATAATAGAATCATCCGACGAATCTACACGAGTTAACATCTTTGATTTAGAGAAGTTTTTGTTGAAAATTTCAACTTCATCAGTGTAATAGCGGTCAATAGAATCAATTATTTGCCCGCGAAGCCATTCTTCAGAGTTATACAATTCTGAAAGGTTATATGTCACTTTGATTTTTGACTTGATGTACATATAATTTGGGTCTATTACTGCAGGGGTAATAGGCGCGAGATTATATTGTGACAAATAATTTTCAATGTCTTCTTTTTGGACAGTTGTTAATCTAAGCCCTTGCTTTGGCTTAATAGCGATGAACGCGTATCCTCTTTTCTCACTGTCAGTGAAGCACTGAACGGCTTGAACAATTGAACCGAACTTGTGAGAGACAAATGACTCGCAATCGGTTGCAGTGACACATCTGCGCTGAGATTCTCTCATAACCGGGGCAAGTTCGCGGATTCTTTCGATGTCTTCGGGATCACCGCCGCCCTGAGTACCCACATAATCGGCGTCATCAGTCGGATTCTCAATCAGATCAGTTATGACGATATTTTGAAGAGTATCAGTATATGCGAAATCTCTTGACCCATTTGCTGGCTCACCTCGAGTGCTCAAATATTCGATCACAATTGTTGATCCAATATTCGGTTTGAGCCCGCCAATGTAATTTGCTACAAGAGCCCCGCCTGCGATTTCGGTGCTAGCTTCACCTTCGCCAAAGAATATTTCAGTGGTCTGGTCGATGGTCTCACGCATATAAAATACGTTGGAAGCACCCGAAATATCAACCATTGAATTATTAGTCCAATCGACCCATGGCGAACCATCTACCCATACACGAACTTTAGATCTGTCGATATTGGGGTCACGAATCAAAATTTGACTAATTCCATCAAATTTCAACTCAGTTCGAACTATTCGTCCTTGGTACACGTTTACAAGGGATTCGTAAGTATTATTCTGACCACGAATTATTGTAACATCGTCAAGAGTAACGAATGGGTAGTTATCAGTACGTTCCACCGTACCAACGAATTTAGTTCCTCTCGGAATACGAATGCTGGTAGGATTCAACGGGTTTGTCGCTTTGAGCAGTAAAGTCGTACTAGAAGCAGTACGAGAATCTGGCATATATCCCATGTCCTGAGCATGTTGAACAACTGAACTTCTTAATACAGCGGTTCGGATAAAACTCTCGAATAATGCTGAGTTTGAAAATTGCTGAATATAGAGTGTGCAATATGCCAGCAAATCGGTTAAAACGTTTAATCTTGAACCAGTAAAGTCATAATCTTTAAATTCATCCTGGTTACCTAACCAGTCAATTAAGTCGCTCTTGATTTCGTCAAAGGTAGCGCCTTTAAAAATATCTGGGATATTTGTTTTCAATTTCATCGTATAAACACCTTACTAGATGATTGTGCAATTGTGTCTCCGCAAGATATTGGATCACCAATTGATACTGCGGGTTTTCCACCAACAAAAACCTTCGCCGTAGTGGGAATAACGTAGCCGTCATGAACATCATAAGGCTCAACAGTGTTTCGATGAGGTATTATTCTGTCGCCTTCAACGACGACCTTTATACCGTCAACAAAAACTTTTCCCTGCGTGGCTTGTATTTGTGTAGGAGGATATGTGTCATGGCCAGTCGTCCAAGCCATATCGTATGTCAATCCAGGCATAAAAGGCCCTCCTATGTGATTCTATTTAAGAGCTCCCGGGAGGCATTAAATAAAATAAACAGGAGTGTAACTATATGATTTTTTCATTTTTTGACCCAATAGATTATCAGGGTAAATCTACTACTGATATTTTTAAGAATTACAGAGCGTATTTTAATCGTGTTATCGTAAAATACAAGCCTGAAGTGTATTGGATAAATGGTTCAACAAGACCTGAAATGTTGGCACATGAGCTTTATGGTAATCAACAGCTATATTGGGTTTTGCTAATGCGTAACGATGTATATGACCCATTTTACGGATGGATAACAACACAAGATGCTGCATATGATTACGCGCAGCAACAATATCCAGAAAATAAGGCCGTATATCATGTTGATGCCAACGGTGAAAAGTATTGGAATTTGGTAGAAGACCCAGATTTCCCGAGACATTGGTATGATGCTGGAGATACATCTAGATCACATATTCAATACATTGGAGCACTTCGGGCCGTTGATTCCCTTGAAGCTCAATCTGCTGTCAATGAGCAGAAACGAAAAATTCTGATAATTAGCGAAGCTGATATCAACTCGTTCCTAAACGACATGATACGTGAAATGGAAAAGGTTTAAGGTGCATAATGTTAAAAAAGGCACTTGATAGATTTTTTACTGGCGTCGTAGAAGATCGTCAGGATCCGTACATGTTAGGAAGGGTGAGAGTGCGTGTCCACGGTATTCACCCGGAACAAAAGGTTAGAGCAGACGACTATGGTTTAGCAACCGAGGATTTGCTGTGGATGTCAGTAGGCATGCCTGTAACATCAGCGTCAGTTTCGGGTGTAGGCCAGGCTCCAGTAGGTATTGTCACTGGCACACATGTATACGGAATTTTCTTGGATGAATTTTATCAAAATGGCCTAGTTCTCGGGACATATCCAGGTATATATCCAATGATGCCTGATTTCAATAAAGGTTTCTCTGACCCATCAAGAGAATATCCTCGGCACGTCGGTTCAGATGTGAATATTTTGGCTAGAGGTGGAAAAGAAATAAAAATTTCACCAGGCCAAATTGTAAAAGAAAACCAAATTGTTCCAGTTGTCGTAGAAGATCAAAATCTCAACCGAGATGTTGCACAAGGTGCAGATAGAACACCCAATGACGAAATATACCCAAATCCAGATCCAGACGTAACAATAGAGGATATGCTACGTTATGACGAAGGTATTCGTGTATCGGTTTATTGGGACAGTGAAGGATATCCAACTGTTGGAATAGGTCATTTGATAGTTCACGAAAAAACTAGAAATATGACAAGAATAAACCAATTGCTCAGTCAACAAGTAGGCAGGCAGGTTAATGGGAGAATAACCGAAGAAGAATGCTCTATGCTGTTTGAACGCGATCTTTCCAGCGTCTATTCTAGCATATCAAGCAATTCCAAGGTCGGCCCGGTATATTCGATGCTAGACGATACTCGTAAAATGGCTATTGTCAATATGACGTTCCAAATGGGTGTTGGTGGTGTAGCAGATTTTAATATGATGCTCGGATACTTAGCACTAGGCCAATACGATAACGCGGCTGATGCTGCTCTCGATTCGTTATGGGCTAGACAAACTCCATCACGAGCTCGTCGTGTGTCAGAAGTCATAAGAAATGGAAACTTGGTGCCATACGGTGGGTCACAAGGATCTGCGCCATCATTGCGGACGATGAGAATGTTCAAAACGGCGAGTGTATCATCAACCGCCCAAGCTCCCTCGTTCACCGAGCCTGAATCACCTTACTCGGCCGTATATCCATATAACAAAGTGTATGAAAGTGAGTCTGGTCACATCCAGGAATTTGATGATACACCCGGACATGAACGCATAAGAACATATCATCGAACGGGTACGTTTGAAGAAATACATCCTGATGGAACAAAAGTCACGAAAATTATTGGCGATGATTTCTACATTGTTAAGAACGATGGGAATGTTCATATCGGTGGAAAACTCAAGATCGTTGTCGACGGGGATGCTGATATTTTTGTTCAAGGTGATTCTAATAGCACAATATCTGGAAATGCTACCCAATTCGTTCGTGGGAATGTTGACGAGCGAGTAGAAGGTAATGTCAATCAGTATGTCACCGGAAATTCATCAGCGTTAGTAAAAGGAAATCTAAGTGCAGATGTTGATGGAAATGCCGATATTAAAGTTATGGGTGACTGTTTTAACACGATTGATGGAAATTACACTCTGAAAATTGGAGGAAATTTTTCTACTGAAGTTGGAGGAAGTAGAACAGATGATGTTTCTGGTAATTGGAATAGACAGTCGGCCCAAGTATCCGATGTTGCACAAGGAACATTCTCAATTGATGGTTCTAGAATAAACTTGCGGTAATTCATGTCAAATATATTGCCAGCATCAGCCGTTTTGCCGGTTAAAAGGGAAAATGAAACAGTATCGCAGACATTTAGCGCAAACTTAACTGAACCAGGGGCAACCCTGGTTTCTATTTCCGTTAATCCAGTAGACCAAAACGCTGGAATTACCGTGACGGCCAACTCTTTTTCCGGGCAATACACTGGAGTTTTTGTTCTCGACGGAGGTCTTTCTTATCGTCTCAAATCTGGCGAAAGAGAAACTGCAAATAAATGGGAAGATTTGCCTGATCCACAAACGGCCGATTTGTATTCTTTTCTTGCGCCAAGAGTAATGGAAAAAGAATATTCATACCTTGTTGTTTTAACATACGACGTTATTACGCCAACTGAGCCAGGTAATCCTTCAAGTGAACCAGCTAGATACGTGATAAGCAAGACGTATACACAAAAGGTTGTTGGAGAATGGAGTGTATGGGCAAATAATTTACGTGATTATGTAAATAGAGGTATAAGTAAGGACATTTAAAAAATGAATTATCAAAAAATTTACGATGATCTGATGTTAAAGGGAAGAAAAAGAGGAAACATAAGATCTGATATAGAGTTTTATGTTGAAAGGCATCACATAGTGCCAAAGTGTCTTGGCGGGTCAAATCACTCTGACAATCTGGTATTTTTGACAGCGTCTGAACACTTTGTTGCTCATCAGTTGTTGGTTAAAATTTTCCCAGACAATCATAGCATATCGCATGCTGCAAAAATATTGATGGGTAGTGCTAATGCAAATAATAAGCAGTTTGAATGGGTTCGAAAAAGAGCTGTGGAAACATCGGTAAAGTTTCATACTGGTAGAAAGAGATCGGATGAAACTCGCGCTAATATATCTAAAAGCCTGTTGGGTAAAAAACCGCCTGCTAGGTCTGACGAACACCGAGCTAATTTATCTAAAGCTCTAAAGGGTAAACCTCTGAGCGAAGAACACAAAAGCAAACTTGCCAATCGCGAAATAACTGACGAGTGGAAAAATAAAATATCCAAGGCCAACAAAGGCCAAAAGAGGTCGGATGAGCAAAAAACAAATCTAAAAAAGATATTGAGCTCACCCGAAGTTAGAAAGCGCATGAGCGAATCTGCTAAAAATTCTATAAGATACGAATGCGAACATTGTGGAATTGTGACCAACCGAGGAAATCATAATCGGTGGCATGGCACCAACTGTAAGAAGGCTAAATGATATGGCATATTCTGGAAAATTTAGACCAAAGAACATTGGGAAATATAAAGGCAATGTTGATAAAATAACGTATCGCTCAAGCTGGGAGGCTTGGGCCATGAAATTTTTCGACCAGTCACCATCGGTTATAGCATGGAATTCTGAAGAAGTAATAATCCCATATTTTTCGAATGCTGATGGAAAAAGACGAAGATATTTCATGGATTTTTGGGTCAAAATGTCAAACGGTCAAGTATTCCTGTTCGAAGTAAAACCCGAAAAGGAATGCAGACCTCCCCAAATGAAGTCTACGAATACTGCGAAAGCTAAAAAGCAATTTATGGCAGAAATGTACACATGGCAAGTGAATACAGATAAGTGGAAAGCTGCTAATGCCCTTTGTATGGAAAAAGGTTGGAATTTCAAGATAATAACTGAAAATTCGCTTAGAACTCATTTTGGATGGAGAGGATAATGATTTTTGACTATGTCAATGAAGCTCCACAGAAAAAGTCAAGAAACCAATGGGTAACATTGGGAATAGAATGGAGAGAAGCAAAATCCAAAGGCGTATCAGGAAAGGATTTTGCAAAATCAAAGGGTCTAAATTATGACACGTTTAGACGGACTATGCTTAAATTCGCAATGCAAATTGATATTGCCATAGAAGTCGAAAGTCTAAAAAATAAAGCAAAATTAAATGCACGCGAGAAAGCATTGGTCATGATAAATGACTTCAGAAGTCAACTGCGTTCTAGAGCAGCTGATACTGGAGCAGCAAACAATAATAAATCTCAAAAATGGTTCAATGATACTGTCAAAAAATCAATTCGCGGTCACATGGTATCAAACCCGAAACCAGGGAGAATTTACACTTTTGCATATGATGCAAAGCACAAAGATACTCTCGAATATTGGGATAGATTCCCGCTAATTTTATTTTTGGGAATAGGCACATCTTCATCAGGCCCCTTAATGTATGGCTTAAACCTGCATTATATTCCTCCAAAAGCTAGACAAAGCTTTTTAGAAGAATTGCTAAAAAATTATGCAAGCACCGAACGACTCTCCAATAAAACGACTCTGAAAATAAATTGGTCGAATGTTAAAGGAATGAATGGTTCCGACGTCATGATAAAAGCATACCTACCAGCTCATTTAAAAGGTTCAATGCTAGAAGTGAAACCTAGCGACTGGGTGAATGTCATTTACATGCCGCTGCAGCAATTTATGTCGAAAGGCAAACGATACTCTGCCAAAAAGGTATGGGCCACGTGCTTAATGGTAATGGCCTGGACTTCGTCTGGGCCATTTTATTTTATGGATTAATAAACCATATATCTCGACGTAACAAGTTTAGCAGGGTGATTCCGGTTAAACCCTGTATGCATCCGGTTATATAAAGGTTACTGGCTTGCCAGGATTCAAGGCTTGCTTGAATCATTCATTTTTATCCTTTATGGCTTAATAGATATTATAACTAAAAGGATAAAAAGATAAGTTTTGAGCAAGCTCAAACCCTGTAAACAGGTTTTAATTTTTATGGAGTTTTACAATGGCTTTAAACAATCAATCGAATATTACTAACTTTACGCTTGATATACCGTCATCTGCTGGTATTAAGACCATGCTCATGAACGTGCAATCAGCATCAATACCAGGTTTTCGTATACCTCCAACAGAAATGCCGTTAAATTCTCAGGGAACTGCTAGACAAAACGTTCCCAGTACAACAACCGAATTTGATCCGTTGATCGTTCGAGTATTGCTTGATGAGGATTTTGAAGCATATACCGAAATGTACAGATGGATGCTTTCATTGAACGACTATGCTCGGCAAACTCCTACTATGTGGGGAACTGTTAATCAACCGCCAGCAATAACGCTTCATGTTCTTAATAACTCCAAGCGTGATATAATTGCCTCATTCAATTATCATGGTGCTTGGCCATCTGAAATCGGTGAAATAGAGTATTCTTACACTGAGGATGGCGATGTTTCTGTGACATTTACAATTACCTTTTTCTTCAAATATTTTGAAATTGAAAAAGATGGTGAATTAATACGACCTTTGAGAGTATAACAATGATAATTGCATTATCGGCGAAAAAGAGATGTGGAAAAGACACAGTAGGCGATCTATTGGAAAAAGAAGGTTTTCATAAGTACGCTTTAGCAGAACCTATCAAGACTTTCCTATATCGTGCAATCCGAGATGACAATCGATTGCCGATGTTTGTCCAATATTTTAATATGAATGATTTTAACGGTCTTGGTTATGACCGTGAAAATATTTTGCCCATTTCTAATTCAGATGTTTTTAGAATTATGCGATCTGCATGGATGCTTGTGTGTGATGACCAACAAATCGATTACACATATGCACATACTGGAATTATTTCAGAAGCAGTTCTCGGAAATAAAAAAGCATGGTCAATTCGCCGACTGATGCAAACATTTGGAACTGACATTGGTTGCGCAATAAATAAACGTATATGGTTGCAATATCTAGAAAATTTCCTATTGAATCACGAAAATGTCGTTGTTACTGACTGTCGACAAGACCACGAAATGTCAGAAATGCGAGAATTGGGAGCAGTAGTTGCTCATATTATTCGTCATACTGATTCAGTAGATACTCATTCCACCGAAGCAGGTCTTCCTATTCGTTCTGGTGATCATGTAATTGATAATACTGGAACGCTTGAAGATTTGCATGAATCCGTTAACAATTTCGTAAAAACACTAAACCCTAAGGATATAAAATGAACGCAGAACAACAAACCATCGCTTCCCTGAAAATTCGAGTTTTTGATCTGAGCGAGCAACTTGTTGCTACTCAACAACAAGCAAAAGAATTTTCAGATGCCCTCACCAAAATCGTCCAAATTGTGGGTGTGACTCCGGCTGATGGCGAAGATAGTATTACCCTTTCTTCTATTGTAGAAGCAGTAGAAGCTCTGGTTCCTTCTCAAGAAGTCGAAGTGGTAGAAGAATAATGTTTACAGACAGCTTCGTAGGAACATACGTTGCTTGTAAATTTAGTGATGAAACGCTGGATTTTATCCAGCGTATTCAAGAAGAACTGAGATTGCCAAATCCTGTTCCTCGAGACGAACTTCATTCTACTATCGTTTATAGCAGAGTATATGTTCCATTTATCCCAGATGATTCGCCTGAACATTTGGCTGACAGTTGCTATCTGAGAATTTTTGAAACTCCAGAAAAGAATTTTCTTGTTCTGGCATATGATTCTCCGTACATGCAAAAACGACACGCGTACGGCCAGATCCTTGGCTCGTCAGCACATGATTTTGACGAATACATTCCTCACATCACGATTGCAAAAGACATTGGTCCTCTTAAGTATGAAGGATCATATGACTTCCCTATCGTAACAACACATGAATATGTGGAAGAATTACGCCAAGATTAAAGCAAAAAACAGTTAATGTTCAAAGCTACGAAAATTGATGTACTATGAATTCATGAACAAAACGTTGTTCAGAAATGAAAACTAATCAAACTTAAGGAAAATAAAATGCAAAAGCAAGTAATTCTGTCCACTGGTTCTACCCTGACTGTATCCGGCCGTGCTGTTTCTGTTGAAGTAGGCCCTGTTTTCACTGCCCTCGTCAAAGGTGAAGGCGAAAAACGTGTAGTAGTTGCTGAAGTTCGTAGTGAACTGGTTGATGTTGTTGTTCATGAACCTCGCCTTCTGGGTGAAGCTGTCGAAGCTGCTGAATAATTTTCAAATGCCCTCTTCGGAGGGCATTTTTGTAACTATACGGAGAAGTTATGGAAACCTTTTTGTTTTATTTTGCGATCGTGTATTTAGCGGCATGCACAGTTTTGGCTATTAACGCTATAAAGTATACAACATCGACATTCCGATGGAATTTTGTTTGGTCAATAGGCCAAAAATGCGGATTTGTATTGACAACTGCATTATGCAGCTACATTGTTCCGTTTCATGTTTACACAGATACAATTGGAAAAAATAAATGACAGATCAGCAAGAAGCATTTTTACATACGAAAACATCAGAGTTGGTTAAAGTCTGGTGTGAATATGGTGGTCGTCTTACTGAACGTGATCTTGAGGTATAGAAAATGAAATTCGCACCCGGAACTGTAATTCCAGAAGGATACGTCATTAAAATCACTTCCTGGGAAAATGACGGCGATGATTACGCTGACGTCATCCATACTGGCAGGCCAATGAAAGATATCGAATTCTTTGAGAAAATCAAACCGATTTTCGAGTCATGTCATGGCATCGAGAATAAAGGTTATGGCAACAAAGACTATAATCCTGAGATGGCCGTTGATTTGTTTGAGATTTTTGTAGAAAATATGCATTTGTCTTTGCAATTCAAACACTATCTAGGGTTGACACCAGATATGTATGACCCCCTTGATGGCGATTATACAAATTCATTCAGCCATGACAATTTCTGCAAAATGATGAAAGAAAACATCACCGGTTATGCCAAACAGTATGACTTCGATTTTATTCGTGTGGTCGAGACTATTGAAATCGGGTATAATCCGTCTGAATACGTTGTTCCAGAATTACATCTTGTTAAAATTAAGGTTATCTAATGCAATTTTTATTTGAATTATTTGCAGCTAGCGTTCAATACACAGCTGTTGCACTGATTGTATATGTTTTGCTGCATGGTTATGCATTCTTTGACGAATGGCGGCGAGGAAAGCCCGACTCGAAGTTTCCAGCAAAAAGTCTATCGTCTGTGCAGATTTATGGAACCATTGCTGCCGCATGGCTACCCGTAGTTCTTTTCTTGCTATGGAAGCTAATTGAATTCATTTACGTCAAAGTAGTAGTCGATAAAATTTACAAAAAGTAGTTTACATTGATGGGACTATGTTTTATGATAGTCCCATCAAATCAACACGGAGTAATTTAAATGAAAATCTATCACCCGCAACATATCGCGAAAGTTAACGGTATTACAAAGGTTGACATGATTCGCGGTCATAAAACTCAAGGATTTCATTGCTATATCATGTTTAAAGATGGCAAAGTCACTGATTGCACCTTTAAACACGACACGGCACAATTCCGCAATATGGAAAAGATTGCTCGTGAAGTAGCAGCAGAACATCAATACACTCTGTGAGAAACAACACAATTTTGACAATGGGTTGACTATAATACCCATTGTCAGAATTGGCCGTGGAGGAATCAATAACACGTGCTGAAATACTAATACCGAAGGAGGTAAAATGAAAAAACTTGTTTTAGTTTTGGCTTTTGCTTTTGCATCTTTTTACGCAATCGCAGATTCAGCCAATTTGTTAATTGGCGGTTTTTCAAAACATTACGAAAATGATGAACTGAATGAAAAACATCCGGCGGTAGGGGTCGAAATTGACAACTTTTCAGTAGTATATACGTCGAAAAACTCGATTAATAAACCTTCGGTTCAGTTGGCTTATTCTGACACATTTTACAACTATGGAATTTTCGATGTTGGTTATCGCGTTGGTCTTATGACCGGTTACCGTTATGGAACAAAATATGCCCAATAATCGGTGGTATGATGGTGTTGATTTGGGCGCTGGGATAGCCCCCGCTTGCAGCCATCGATATTTCAGTAGATACCCCTATTCCAAGTGTCAAATTTGTTACAAGTGTAACACCCCAGTGGTGACACTGTTTGGGCTAAAGATTGAACTTTGGTGAAATTTGAGAATATAAAAAATGAAAACTATCTCCCCGGCTGGTAAAGAAAAGACGTTCAAATCATGCCAATCCTTAAAGGATTGGTTGTCCGCTAATTGTGATTCATGGGACGATGATATATTGGATATTCCATTTAAATCAACTGTGCATTGGGGTCTGTGCCCATTTGATCAAGATATCTACAACGGAAAAGAAACGTTTGTCTGGAATTTCTGCAAAACTCTTTTAGAAAAAGAACTTGAGAGCCGAGCCCAGGAGATTTGAAATGGAAACTGTTGTTGTAAAATTGCCTGCTCATCTAAAAGAATGGTTCATTTCTTATATGAGCAATTCAGGTGAACAGCATCTCATGGAAGCATGGCACGACGAAGGCATCAAAGGCGATGGGGTCGATTTCAGATACCCGTATTATTCTCGAAAGCGTGGCGAAGAAGTTGATGAGACTGCTGATATCGTAGTTACTGAAACGTGATTTATTATGAAACGTTCTGAAGTTATCGCCCGTCATATGTTGGTAGGAAAATGGAATAGGTTAGTCATGAAAAAAGAAAACCGCGATATCGATCGATATTCGGAACGTCTTCGCGACATCGAAAACATTTGTTGGGGCTGTGGAAAACCCTGGACAATCAGGGATTGCTCATGGCAGAAAGTGAAAGGATTATCGTATAGACAACCTGGTTGCCCTGGGTGTGGTTCTAGGTCAATAATTCACATACCAGGCACCCATAAATAGATATGCCAAATAACAAAAGGTCGGTGCGATGCTGGTAAGGAAGCGAAGCGGTTACATCCTTAATACTGAACCGATTAAGTTACGGCGGATGGACTGGGCTATCGGTAAACGGGGAAGCATAGACCCGAGCACCTGGCGTTATTATGCAAGTATGGTGGAATTGGTATACACTGGAGGCTTAAAACCTCCCGCCTTCGGGATTGTGGGTTCGAGTCCCACTACTTGCACCAAATTCAAATTTCTAAAGCATATTGTTTACACGCTTTGGAAATAAGATATTATTAACTTATCGAATCAAAACACGCATTCAGTCTTGAATGGGATAAATGGTGAAAAGCCATGGTTTTCCTGGAGCAAGCCTTAAGTGGACAGAACTCTCATCTTAGTGACGCAGGAAGTGTTTAGATTCGAAAAGAATTCTGGAAGATTGGCCCGAGTTGGTTTAAGGCACCGGTCTTGAAAACCGGCGATCGTAGGAATACGGTCCATCCGTTCGAATCGGATATCTTCCTCCAAATTGAGGTGCTGTGAGCCGAGCGGCTTAAGGCGGTCCTAATGCAGGACATACGAAAGCGTATCGTAGGTTCGAATCCTACCAGCACCCATTAATTCTGAAGCATATTGTTCAGAGTTGCTGGAAATGAGATATTATTGTCTCATCGATTAAAACAAGTTGATTTTGGGGTGATGTAGCATAACGGCCATGCGGCCGGCTGTTAACCGGCGAGGAAACTCTACGTTGGTTCGACTCCAACCATCACCGCCAAAATCAACTTTATGGATACTCGGCTACGACCGCGGCCAGCGGCGGACTGTAAATCCGTTCCCTCAGGGTAAACAAGATGGTTCGAATCCATCAGTATCCACCAGTTTTGCAGTAAATAGATTATTTTGCGAATATAGCTCAGTTGGTAGAGCTTCTGCCTTCCAAGCAGAATGTCATCGGTTCGATCCCGATTATTCGCTCCAACACAAGTCACAGGGCTCTAGACTCCTAGTCAGTTTCGCACCCCTGGTTGATGCACTGTCCATTATTGCGCCGTGACTGGAGCCCGTGAGTTGGACAACCGTATTGTCTCCGGCACTTAGATGACCGGCTTTAACAAGAGAAATCGGGAGACGTCCCGTAAAATCCTCGGACAAAACTTCAGTAGTCACTCCCGTCATTTTGCGCGGTGAAACGAGGAAGTATAGACGGGGTGCCAAATTTAATCCGTGTGTAGGCTAGTCAGGTTAGGTCGTCTGGTTTGGGGCCAGAAAGTCGAAGGTTCGAATCCCTTCCACACGGACCAAATTACGTAAGCGGATACTTGGTTGCAAACCAAGTCCGTAAAGTCGTCGAATGCGGTAAAATCCTCTCCTGGCACTATCCCAGTGATGCGGTTATCCAGAACCGCGCAAGCTGAAGAATTGAGTCACATCCGTAAGGCCCTGACTCCAATTCTTCAAACACTCTTGTTTATGTGGCGGCCGAGACATCCCCACGTTAAAAACAGAAAATCTCAGTCCCGAGCTGCAGCGTTAGGGAGAGTGTTTGAAGAATTGGTTAATTGCCAATTTAGCACAGCGGTAGGTGCAACGTATTTGTAATACGTAGGTCGTCAGTTCGAATCTGACAATTGGCTCCAAATTTTTAAATGAGGAAAATATTATGTTGTTTGCTTATCAAGTTATGCGTGTTATCTTCTTTATTTGCTCTTTCGTGGGCGATTACAAGCGATATTCAGACTCCCCTTCCGGAATTGCGGGTAATTTGATTGGCTCTGCTTTTGCCGGTGCTTTGGTGGCCATTGACGGTACTTATCCATATTTTTGTATCTCAAGACTCAATCGCTAAATAAATACAAAGGAACGGACTTCTTCGGACCCGTTCGTTAAGTAAAAGGGAAGACCATCTGGATATGACGAGGGCGTCGGCCTGTATCATATCTAGCTGGCCCTTGGCCTCCGACGAGGTTTTGTCTGGAAATGGTGCGCCCAGATCGTTTCAATATGACATTGGTGTTAGCGGTAGCATGCCGGTCTCCAAAACCGTGCGGCCAGGGTTCGAATCCTTGATGTCATGCCAATAGTGGATTAGCTCAGTAGGTAGAGCACTCGACCGATAATCGAGAGCGCATTGGTTCGATCCCAATATCCACTACCAAATTTTAGGAGAAGTGGATGAGCGGCTGAAATCGCTTCCCTGCTAAGGAAGTAAACCGAAAGGTTTCGAGAGTTCGAATCTCTCCTTCTCCGCCAAATGCATCCTGAAGCACATTGTTTCAAACTTCCCAATGAGTGATATGATTAACTCATACCAAAACAGAGTTTAGAGCGGAGCCATAGTTTATACGGTTAAAATAATCCCCTGTCACGGGATAGCACCGAGTTCGATCCTCGGTGGCTCCGCTCTAAATTTTCAAGATTCAAATGCGACGTAGAGGAGAGGTCGTCCTCGTCGGGCTCATATCCCGAAAATCAACGGTTCGAATCCGTTCGTCGCATCCAACTTCAATCGCTTGCTTAGACGTGGGAAAATAGCAAAATACGGGAAAGGGTCGCGAACCGGAACCTTAAAGTAGCTTACTAAGTACCTGTTGTCTGGCAGTCTACACGTGCGTATATTCGTGATGGGTTCGAGACCCTAGCAAGCGTCCTAATTAAAACAACGCCCCATGACTTGTCAATCGACCGTTACGGGCTTTTTCGTCTCTAGGCCCTCTGCACAGTCTGTGAATGTGTCCAGCTCATAACTGGGGTAAGGCGGGTTAGATTCCCGCGAGGGCCACCAATTTGGGTTCTTCGTTTAATGGGAAGACCGTAGGTTGCTAGTCATCCTGATGATGCTGTTTCGATATCAGCAGAACCCACCACTTTTGAGGGATATATTATGGAAATCGGATCTGGTTCGGCATGGCCGTCATGTGCCCTCAGCAACTTTGCCCCGCACGAGTTTTTCATAGATGGCATCCGATGCGCATCTATGGAAGGATTTCTGCAATCGCTGAAGTTCAAATCTCCAGAAATGCAAGAGCATGTTTGTACATTGGTCGGAAAAACTGCCAAATTCAAGGGAAAGAAAAAGAATTGGTGGAGAGATCAACTCCTTTATTGGAAAGGCCAACCGATACATCGACAGCATGAAGCTTATACCGAACTGATAAATCGTGCATTCGATGAGATGTCAAAGAACGCTGGTTTCCAGAGAGCGATTCTTGCTACCCATAATTCCTCATTTACTCCCCTCAAATGGGGAAAAAGCAAAAAGAGTGAAACTGTATTGACCGAGCAAGAATTTTGTTCAAATCTCTAACGGATACGCGAACGTCTCCGAGCCGCTTGAATGCGGCTTTTTAGTCACTATGGTCCCTTAGCTCAGCAGGATAGAGCAGCAACCTTCTAAGTCGCTGGCCATCGGTCCAATCCCATAGGACTACCCTTTTTCGAGAAATAATGGCATGATGCCCGAAAATCTCATGCTCCTGAGGGCCCCGGGTGGCCGCACACGGCGGCCACGGGAACTGGTAAAATTTCTCAGCTTATGGAACAATATCGGTCCTCGCAAAACCATTGGCGTTACCAAGGAGCAAGTTCCTGAAGAACAGCTCACTGAAGAGCAAAAGATCAGGCGCAAACGCCAGGAATTGCTCAGGTCAATTTACTAGGGTTAATGATATGTCATATGTGCAACGAATGCAAGATGAGCTGAGTGAATTGGGTGTGCGCCTGGAGGCACTGGCGAAGTTCATTAATGAATCAGATATTTTCAAAACACTTGATGTCGACGAGAAGTTCCTCATGGAACAGCAACGTATCGCGATGGGATCGATATTACGATATGTTGAAACGTCGTATTAAGCGAAATTAAACAACGGGCTCCTCTAAGGAGCCTTTTTAGTACCCACTGGCCTGCAGGCCGTTAAGGAGACAAGTATGTCTATTGTAAAAGAACGATTTTTTAATTACAAAACCTTCTTCGTTGAGGCTATCAACAGGGCTTATGACAACTTCCCAGCTGGTTGTTCGCAGGAACTGTACCAGCCTAAGTCAAGTTTTCTTCGAGAACACCGGACGATTCATCTCAACCTAGGTCGAATAACCGGTAAGACCTCCGGGTTGATCCAGCTGGCTAATGAATTGGTTGCCCAAGGTGGTGTGCGGTTAATCACAATGAACCCGGCAAACAAACGACATGTTAAAGATATGGTATTAGGTCCTTGGCGTGGAGACATCCAAATATCAACCATGTCTGAGCTCACTAATCACTGCCCATGTGTCAAATTCCTGATGATTGATGAAAGCGAATACACACTTACATCTCGGCATCACCGTCAAGAAATCTACGACTGGGCAGGTACACATGGTGTCGAGTTCGTGATTATGACTTGATTTCTGCTTTATGTTTAACTGTTGAGATTGGATGTTAGTATGTTCACATAAACAAAACAAACATCCAATCGGGAAAACATAATGTCTAACGTAACTCATCTGGTAAATTTCGGTTTTGGCCAACTGTCTGTTCAACAAATCGGCTCATATTTCCATGTAATCAACAGCGCTGACGCAATGATGCCGATCGGAACTCGCTTCCCGATCAAGGACACTGTGAAACTGGAAGCTGATGTCATTCAACTGAATGGTGAGTAATTTCTCAAATAGCCTCTTTGGAGGCTATTTTTGTTTTTGAGGCAATGTATGCTGTCTGAAATTATGAAATCGCATCAAAACAGGTCGACCGATTCAGACCCACTAAAAATCATAAAAACTTCAAGTCTAATTTCAACGGCATGCCAAGTTCATAAATTATCTTACGATCAACTCCCGGGCGGAGCACTGATAGTAGCAGATCGTGATAAAATAGCCCAATTACGGGGACGTAGTGAAAATAAAGCCAGGATGCTTGATACGTTATCGTTTTGTCGTGATAAAATGCATTTCGAATTACTAAACAGGCCTCCCGTTATAATTTTTGTGACTGAGCTGTCAATTGACTGTATTCGGACAGCGCTTTATTCAAAAACAGGCTTTTCAAAACCACACGAATTTACTGCTTATTATATCGGTGCCAAGAGAAGCAAAAGTATAATAAGTTCAAGCATTGATAAAACTGAGGAATTCTTTAATGGATAATCAACACAAAATGATTAAAGGCTACCGCGACTTAGACAAAGATGAAATTGCGGCAATGAACGTGATTAAATCGCGAGCTGAAGTAATTAAAGAACTTGTTGAAGATATTGGCAATTTACCAGGCACTGATGGTCGATGGGTACAAATTGCGGAAGATCATCTCCAACAAGGTTTTATGGCACTCACTCGAGCCGTAGCCAAACCCACCACATTTTAAGGAATTTTAATGCACGATCTATATAAAACTCTACCGATGTACCAATCACAAGAAGGTTGGATTATCAAATACCCCGAGTTTGGTAAACTTGCCGATGAACAAATGCATGCATTTTGGCCATGGGACGAGCCTGTAGTTGATAATGATATCCAAGATTTGCGGACTAAGCTGACGCCCGGCGAATTGAACGGAATCACTACAGTTCTAAAACTTTTTACCATTTATGAGCGCAAGGTTGGCGAAGATTATTGGTCAGGCCGCATTGCCCACACTTTCGGAAGGCCTGAAATCAACCGCATGGCCACTCTATTCTCGGCCGTTGAAGGTAATTCTCATGCACCCTTTTATAACAAAGTCAATGAAGTTCTTTATCTGGATGACGAGGCTTTCTACACTTCTTGGAAAGAAAGTGAGGAACTATCTCGTCGTATTCAATTTGTTGGTAAATCAGTCAATGACCCCGATGACGCCAAATCTTTTGCAGCTTTCACATTTATTGAAGGTGCCGTTCTTTATTCCAGTTTCGCATTCCTCAAGCATTTCCAAGCCCAAGAATGCGGAAAAGATTTGATGCGAAATATTTGTCGCGGTGTTGACCTTTCAGTTGCCGATGAGCATCATCACTCGATCGGCGGTGCGATGTTGTTTCAAACACTGTGTCGCGAAATGAAAGAAAAATACGGCGAAGATGTTCGGGCAAAACTGAAAAATGACATTATCAACATGGCACGTCAGGTATTTGATCACGAGTCTGGCATTATCGATCTCGTTTTCGCTGAACCGATCGATGGTATAACTGCTGACGAGCTACGAGTTTTTGTCAAATCTCGAATTAATCTTTGCCTTGAAAATCTTGGTTATGAGCCCATTTTCGAAATCGAAAATAACCCTATCGCTGATTGGTTCTATCGCACCATTAATGCCAAGAAATTCCATGATTTCTTCACTGGCTCAGGTTCGGAATACAACATCAATTGGAACCGAGAAGGTTTCTCTGATTGCTGGTAAAATAATTCTGCCCTGGTAAACCAGGGCAATCTTTTCACATCAAGGTGCTTTAATGTCTAAAATTTCCAAATTCGAATCCCTGTCAGCTGAGCGCAAACACCTGCAATCTATTGGCGAAATTCCTACCTGGTTCACCACACAAGGTTATTCAATGTTCCTGAAAAATTATCAGTACAAAGGAGAAACCGTTCGTGGTGCATTCCGGCGAGTCGCTTCAACACTTGCAAAGCATGATATCCGGCCAGAAGCTGAAGAGCGCTATTTCGACCTTCTCTGGTCCGGTAAGCTGGCGATGGCTACCCCAGTTTTCTGTAACACCGGCACAGATCGTGGAATGCCTGTTTCCTGTGCAGGAAGTTATGTAGGGGACAGTGTCCTTGACTTCTACGAAGGCCAAACAGAAGTCGCAATGCTCGCTAAAAACGGTTTCGGAACTGCGTCATATCTTGGAGACATCCGGCCTCGTGGATCCGATATCTCGACCAGCCACAACAAAGCAGACGGACTCGTTCCTGTATTTGACAACTTCGTTAACACCAAAACAAAGGTTGCAGCTGCTGGCCGACGCGGTGAATGGGCCGGTTACGTTGACTTCTCGCATGGTGATTTCTGGGAACTTCAGGGGTATGTGCTGAAAAACCCAGCTTCTGCCCACGTTGGTTGGGTATTTGAGAAAGAAGATTACGAAAAGCTTCTGGCTCGCGATCCTGAATATATGGCACGCTGGAATGAACTGCTTTATATGCGCGCCCGCACTGGTAAGGGTTATATGTGGAAGAACTGGATTGCTAACGATCTTGCTCCACAAGCAATCAAAAATTCAGGTATCCGTATTCGTTCAAGCCAGCTGTGCACCGAAATCGCATTGCCATCTGACGATATGCATACTTTTACCTGTATTCTGAGCTCATTGAATCTGGCTCGTTGGGATGAAATTAGTGCTGAAGATATCAAATGGGCTGTTCGTTTCCTTGATTCGGTATGCTCAGAATTCTTGGAAAAAGCGAAAAAACTCCCGTATGACACTCTTCATAAAGCTATCAGATTTACCGAAAAAGCACGTGCGCTCGGTCTTGGCACTTTGGGTTTCCATACCTATCTCCAAATGAATGATACCGCGTTCGAATCCGGCGCCGCCCACATTCTGAACAATAGCATTTATTCGCAAATCAAGGTTTATGCAGAAGCTGCTTCTCGGGAATTAGCGGAAGAGCACGGTGAACCAGAATGGTGTGTTGGAACTGGTATGCGTAATGCTACTTTGATCACTATTGCTCCAAATATGAGTTCTGCTCTATTGGCTGGCGGTGTATCTCAAGGTGTTGAGCCTCTCGTATGTAACAGTTTCATCCAACAATCAAATGCTGGCGATTTTGTTCGCTCGAACCCAGTATTGGCTAAAGTATTGTCCGATCGTCTTTCCGATAAAGAAATCAAAGACCTCATGGAAAATATTGCCACCTATCATAATGGTTCTGTTCAACATCTGGATATTTTGACAGACCATGAGAAAATGGTGTTCAAAACAGCTTATGAGATTGACCAGCATGCAATCATACGTCTTGCTTCAGCTCGTCAACGGCACATTGACCAAGCGCAATCTATCAATTTGTTCTTCGCTGCCGATGAAAAAGAATCAGTCGTTGCGTCTGTTCATAAGGCGTTTATGGATGACCCTCGCCTGAAATCTCTTTATTATTTGCGTTCTGAGCGCGGTGTTAAGGCTTCAACTGGTGAGGTGGAGTGTTTAGCATGCCAGGGCTAACTGCAAGGGGCGAAAGCCCCTTTTATAGAACATATGTGACAAAATTTGAAACATCATCAGGTGAGAAAATTTATTGTGGTATGCATAAAAGTACGCATATTAATCCTCTATCGGACCCCTATTGTGGGTCTGGACTAATTTTAAGAAATGCCATATCAAAATACGGTGTTTCTTGCATAAAATCGGTTGAATGGTTTGAACATTCAACCGAAGAAGAGATGATTGAAGCGGAAATTTTGTTAATTTCAAGTATGGTTGATAACCCGAATTGTACTAATATCGCATACGGTGGTTTTGGTGGAAATGCTTTACGGTATGCTTCCGATGAGAGAAAAGAAGCATTTCGTGAAACATCACGTCAGAAAATGATTAAGCGATATAAAGACAGTGATGAAATTAAAAAGCACAGCAACCGTATGCGAGTTGCATGCAATCGACCGGAAGAACGACAAAAACGAGTTGAGCGACATGCTGAACTTTATAGCCGTCCTGGTTATTCCGAGCGTATGTCGGCAATACAAAAAGAAACACAAAGCCGCCCTGACGTCAAGGCCAAAAATGCCGAAGGTGTAAGAGCGGCGAGAAAGGCAATAAAATTCTTAAAACAAATTAATATATCGGACGTAATAACTATTATAGATGGGCGATTTGTTGATAAATTCAAACTCGCAGATGAGTTGTCAACAAAATATGATACCAAAATAAAACCCAAATATTTTGAGAATTATCGACCTGATATTAATTCATTGTTAGGATAAATGTGGCTCTACTAATTTTATGCGCAATTTTTGTCTATGTCAATCCGCTTTTTGGATTTGGGGTATATAATTGACGTATTACTTTCAACTGTGATTTCTTTCTTTGTTTTGGAAGGAATTGCTGCAATAGCTTATTATACAGGAAAAATAAATGATTTATCTTTTCGGCGCTGACTGGTGTGCAAAACTGCAAACTCGTAAAAACCTATGCTTGCCAAATGTTGACTATAAATATATTGATGTCGATTCTGATGAAGGCATAGCTCTAACAGCAAAATACGCAATTCGAGGTTTGCCTACAATGATTAATGTAGAAACAACTGATCGTTTTACGGGAGTTCCGAAAAACGTTGTGGAATTGAAGCAAAAAATGGGAATTTAACAATGGGCTCTTCGGAGCCCATTTTCATTTTATGGTGTACATCGTGAAAAATCCATGTTAGAATAAGTTTGAATCAATAACATATGGAGTATTATCATGAATCGCTACAAACTTCGGAGAATCCTCGAAGCAGAGTTTAAAGAAATCAACAGAAAAATCGAAGAAGCTCGGTTGGCTTCTGGTCATGGCCACCGTTTTCATCTGGAATACACTTATCATTTCATAGATGACCTTTTGCTTCGCAATATCAATATCGATGACACGCTGAGCTTGATCAAAGGTTTGAAGGAAAAAATACATGAAGTTGACGCATACATGTCTCTTCCGTATCCTCCACATCTTGACGAAAAACGGGTCGAAGGTGTAGAATATCGGCCAATTCGCTTAGAAATCACTAATGGATCGCTTTGGATTGGAATTACTCCTTCCAAAATTCCGCCATCATCAGAATACAGTTCTTCTTTGACATGCCGAATGGCAATAGTCAATTCGGCGACGTTTAACTTCCAAACGGTAGACTACGAAAAGTAATTAAAATGGAGGGGTTATGAGGGGTATTGGATGATTCTCATGGATCGTATTTGCCACACATGTTTATGCCGGTCCGGGTCCGGTACAGGATTTTACGGACACTCAAAAGTACAATTTGTCGTATGCTTACAACTATGGGAAAGCTTATGACTTGATGGGAGAATTGCGAGATGTCAATAATCCGAATTTCTGGAACGATCGGTATCTTGGCACATTATTCGCCGCTATCGCATGGGAAGAATCATCAGCTGGAATAAACACTGGCAGAAATAAAAAGGGTCATCATGCATATGGGATGTTTCAAAATCTTTACACAACGGTTACATCTAAACTCGACAATAGAGGAATTCCGTTCAGACACTGGTATCTGAAAAAGGATTTAGAGCGTAAAAGTTCTTCTGCCGAATGGGCTATGGATGAACTCTCGTACTGGCTCAAGGTTCGAAAAGGTAACATTCGAATTGCTTTAGCTTCATACAATGCAGGTTGGAATTACCACACTGGTTTGAGATATGCTGATCGTGTTTTGACAAAAAATCAAAAGCTTAAGCGAATGGACTTTATTCACCAACAAATGTTTACATTTTTGAGGCTATGGGATACTATAACCTCAGTTAAACAAACCAATCAAATGTGGAGTAAGTTATGGAATTCATCATCAATAAGTTCGGTATCGCGGTTATTGTGACTGTTGAAGTTGATCGTGCTAAATTGGAAGGTTGCCGATTTTTCGATTCGCTTTACGATATGAACGTAGCTATGCCAGAAGAATCTATTGGATACGAGTTTTTGATTACTCGTGATTCCCACGATTCCCAAATTATGCTTCATACCGATTTTAACTCGTCTGAAGTCCGCATAGAAACTGAAAGATTCATTCGGGAATACTGGCTGTGAGGTAAAATGCATCAATATCATCTTTTTGTTATTGCTGGGCGTCCATACGTGGACGCCGTAGATACAGAATTCAATCGTATCCATTACACCAATGGAAATACGTTTGGTTTTGACATTCTCTGGGATTCTGAAATGGAAATGACTGTTTATAGCTTGACTCATTCAAGTGGTGTCGGCTTCCAGAGCTATGATTTCAATGATGTTCTCGCATACGAGGGTGAAATATGAAAAAGTCAATAGCAGCTATTTTAGCACTATCAATTTATGGCTGCGGCGCAGCCGCTCCTGTAACAGCGAATATGAACGAAATGTTCTGGTTTCCTGAAAAATCTGGAGTAATCAAAGAATTCACCGATGAAAATGGCAAGTATGAATCTGCTCTGTCGGTTTCATGTGATATGCAATACACACAGAAACATGATGATTGCCTTGGGATTATTTTCAATAGCGATTATTGGATAATTGACTCTGCACGATCTGACAACAGTATTTTGTCTAGGTCTGAGCGAGTTATGATTAGCTTCGACGGGGTTGTTCAAAACGTTTACTACGTTCGGACTGGTTCTGCTATCGTTATTTGGCGTAAAGATAATCCCGATTTCAACCCGATGGGCAAAGTTATGTCAATTACTACACCTTACGGCAAAGGAGAATTCACTCTATGATTGTTGAATATGTACACGGCAACGCAATTAGCCTTTTCTTGTCCGGCAAATATCAAATGTTTGCTCACGGTTGTAACATTTTTAACCGAATGGGTTCTGGAATTGCAAAAGAAGTCCGGAATCGCCTTCCTGAGTTGTGGCAGCTTGATCAATTGACCACTGAAGGTGACCGTAAAAAGTTGGGTACAATCAGTGGTTCTCCAATCGCCTGCGGTGATCAGCATGGGGTCGCCTTCAATATGTATACCCAAGCAACATTTTGGGATCCTGCCGATATGCTTTCTTACGACGCCGTTAGAGCTTGTTTTGCGGAAGTTAATACACTGTGTCAAGAGACTGTTGATTTTGGTTTACGCCCAACTATGTGTATTCCTAAAATAGGTGCCGGTCTTGCCCGAGGCGATTGGGACAAAATTGAAGCAATCATCAATGAAGTTACCCCAAATATCGATATCACGGTGGTAGAATTCGATGGAAGTTAAAGGTAAATGGCAACAGTGCGGCCCGGTTATGCAAAAAGTGTTTGAAGCTGCTTTCATTCATCTTTTTGGTCCTGACCTGGACGGCGTTATTATCCACTCATATCGCGAAGTTGGTGATTGTGTTAAAGTCAACTATGAAATTAAGCACAATGGCCAGCTGTTTATCGGTCAAACTGTTATAGTGGAGTAAAAAATGAAATTTCCAACCGATCTTTTGCGTGAAATGACATACGAAGACAAAATCACTGTTGAAATTGGTGATTGGGGCTTTACTGAGCCTTTTGTCATTGAAAGCGTTGAAAAAGAAGTATATGACGAGCGTCGATGGTCTACGGTTTACCGACAGATTTTGGCGGTAACTCGTCCTGACGATGAGACGACTCGGTATTTCGAAACTGATTATTCTGAAGGTGCAACCGAACTGCAAGATGAAACACCATACGAAAATGACGGCGATGAAATTTTGCTGGACGAAGTATTTCCGGTTGAAGTAAAAGTCATCCAATATCGGAGAAAACCGAATGCTTGAAATCGAACGTAAGTGGATTGTTCCAGTGTTCCCATTTCAGCCGTCTGTGACATTTCGAAAACAGCAAATTGCTCAGTTTTATCACGAAGGTGCTCGATATCGTAGCGTGATGGAAAAAGGCCTCCCTGAAGTTTTCGTTAAAACTGTGAAAACTGGACAAGGCCTTGTGCGCGAAGAAATCGAAACTGATATAAGTCACGAAGAAATCAACAAAATTCATGCTGATGCGGGTCATCCAAAATGCGTCGTCAAGGAACGTTGGTTTGTTAAAACGGGGTATTCATATCACACTGTTGAGTTGGATATTTTGTCGACTGGTGAAATGTATGCTGAAGTCGAGTTTAAAACTCCGTATGATGCGGCGAATTTTGAACCAGTTTCCTGGTTTGGCGAAGAGGTCACTGACGACCTTTATCACACCAATTATGAAATCTTCAAACGAATTAATGGGATGAGTTAATGGCGAGTCTTCACTTTCATTATGCTGCAATGAATTCTGGTAAATCTTCACATTTGCTTCAAGTGGCATTCAATTACAAAGAACGCGGAATGAATTCAATCATTCTTAAACCGGCAGTCGATACGCGGGACGGCTCAACAGTCTCGTCAAGAATCGGCATTTCTGCAAAAGCACATATGATCAGTCGCGACGATAGTCTAAAGGCTATTATTGACCGCGAAAGTGAAATCAATGGAAATCACTGTGTTCTGGTTGATGAAGCACAATTTCTGACAATTGATCAAGTAAAACACCTTGCTATATTGTCGATTGTTTGGAAATTCCTGTCATGTGTTACGGATTGCTGTCTGATCGAATTGCTTCTTGTTCCCCGCCTCATTCCAGCTTCTCGTTTTAGCAGAAGAAAAGGTAGAACACAAGAAAATTGTTGGTGTGGTAAAAAAGCCACCATGACAATGCGAATTGACGAGCATGGTAAAAAAATTTGGGGCCCGCGGGTGTCAATAGGCGGCAATGACCAATACATTTCCGTCTGTCGCAAACATTGGAACATGGGAAAATCTTCAAAATAATTTCAAAAAGTTGTTTACAATGAGGCTGTTTCGTATAGAATAGCCTCAAGTTAAACAAAATGAGAAACATATCATGAAAAGTTCTGATGTTTTTGCCCAAGTTCAACTTGCCCAAGCTTTTGCCACTGAAGAGTTGAAACGCAAATTAGCTCCTGTTGGAAAATTCGTTGCCGACGAAATGATTTCCAAACGAGTTTTTACAATCACCTTCGCAGGCGATAAATTCCCTGGAATTTACACCAGAGATATCGTCGACTATCTAAGAGCTCTTGGATATGAGATTCGGTGCGAATCTCATCGCAATGAAAGCTATATCATCGTAACTGCAAAACCCTAATTCAATCAAAAGGAAATATAATGCGTACTATGAACAAAACTCCGAAAATCACTCGTAAACATGCTCTGATTGGTGCTGGTGTAGCCGGCGTACTGCTTCTGGCGGCCAACGTTTTCACCGTCGTTGATGATGGCTCTGTTGCAACTACTACTTTCCTTGGTAAAGTTAGCCCAAATATCATGCAGCCCGGCCTGAACATCATCAATCCGTTGGCATCAGTTGATACCTATTCAACTCGTGATCTGAAGATGGAATTCTCAAACGTACAAGTTCCTTCTCAAGATAAACTGAAAACTTCTGTCGATATCACTTTGATGCTGCGATTCGACGGTGATAAAGCCCAAATGGTTCGTATCAATGGCGGTACCGAACGCCAGGCCATTGACAAGTACGTCGCGAAGAAATTCGAGAGTACCGTTCGCGAATCTGGTAAAAACATCAAGAAAGCACAAGATCTGTTTGGCGATGCGACCACTCAATCCATGCTGCAAGACATGATCAAAACTGAAGTCAATGACTATTCCAAGCCGTTTGGTTATGAAGTAACCGAAGTATTCCTGCAAGAAATTACTCTGCCGAAGCTGATTCAAGACCAGGTTGAGCAAACCAAAATTCGTGAAGAAGCCGTAAACCAAGCCCAAGCGGATCTGGATAAAGCCGAAAAAGTGGCACAACAGCAGGTTAAGACCGCCGAAGCTGCACGTGAAGCTCGTGAACAAAACGCTGTTGCTAACGAACGTGACGCTGATGCTAAACTGTACGCCGCTGGTAAAGAAGCCGAAGCTAACACTCTGCTGCAGAAAACCATTACTCCTGAAATGATCAAATGGCGCCAGCTGGAAGTCGAAATGATTCGCGCCAACAAATACCAAGGTGGTGTGCCGCAGACCGTGGTCGGCGCCGGTTATGATGGCCAAATGCTGATGGATATGCGCTCCAAGTAATTTAACTCGGGCTCCTTCGGGAGCCCATTTTGATAAGATAACTTGTTAAATGGAATATTATGCTTAGCCGTGGTTTTACTTTAATCGAATTGATGGTATTAGTGGCGATTATTGCTATTCTGTTAGCCATAACAATACCGGCTTTTTCAGATAATGAAATTTATAATCCGATTGATTCAGCATGCCCTCATGGGTTAGCAACTGCAATTACACCAAATGGCGAAGAAATTCTTGTTTGCCGAAAAAATCAAGTAATCAATAAACAAACACTGACAATCGGAGAATAAAATGCAAAAGCAAATGAAAATGGGCATCATGGCGGCATTCGTAGCAGCAGCACTTTCCGGTTGTGGCGAGCAACAGTCTGATACATTTTCTTATAATGGTCTCGGCGGAGAATCTACGCCTACCGTCACCGCGACTTCGGCAGAGCAATGTCAAGAACTGGGTGGTGGTTCGATGGAGCAATGCCAACTAGCATTTAAGCAAGCAAAGGATGAACACACCTCAGCTGCACCAAAATTCGATGACCAAACATCATGTGAATCTGGCACTGGCACTGTATGCACCCAAACGCAAATTCAGAATTCCGACGGCAGTTTCAGCGATGTGTTCGTTCCAGCTATGGTTGGCATGATTGTTGGCCAAATGATGTCAAGCAATGCTCGCCCGATGCCAGTATATGCACCAAGCCGATCCGAAGATCGGCGAAATGGCTTCGTCACCGCGAATGGTTCCTACGTTCCTCCTGGAAAAGGTTCTATTGGTGCAAACACTTTCAAAACTTCCTTCGGTAAGGGAAGTTTTGCCAAACCGGCAGCATCTTCTAAACCAGTGGTGAGAATGTCATCTGGCGGTTTCGGAAAATCCGGTGGCTTTGGCTCTTCTGGTGGTTAATTTCAAAAAGCAGTTTACAATGATGGGACTATGATTTACTTAGGCCCATCAAATCAACAAGGAGTAATATCCGCGGTCCAGCAGTTGACTGGGAAGGGCGTGAAACTGAAATTGGTTACATTTTGTGCCCAGACGCATTGGAAAAATTCCCGGCAAAACTGACCAGGAAGCTTACCGAATTTGGATTGACGCCGTTTTGGAGAAAGTAGAATGAAACGCGTATCTATTGAAGCTCGTAAAGATTGGTTGCCACAGTTGACTTCCGAAGGTGTTTTGTGGACCACTACTGAAGAAGGTCCTTATTGGACCGAAGCGATGGTTCAGCCTAAGTATTACTCTTTCACTCGCAAAGAGCAAGAGCAACTCGAGAAAGCTGCAAACGAAATCCATGAAATGTGTCTTGAGACAATAGAATGGCTGTTTACACGCGACAGCAAGAAACAAAATGAAATTTTCGACATGTTCAATATCCCATATGAGTCTCGTGACCAAATCATGCGAAGCTGGGAAGATGATGAATGGGGCCTTTATGGGCGGTTTGATTTCATCATGACCGAAAACGGACCCAAGCTTCTCGAATATAATGCCGATACCCCCACAATTCTCATTGAATCTGCAATTTCTCAATGGAATTGGTTCAATGATCAACACGAAAAATTCCATCAAGAAGCTTTTCAATTTAACGAAATTCATGAAGCGTTGGTTAATCACTGGCGTGATATGAGCACCTTATACGCAATTGGTGATAAAATCAGCTTTGTAGCTACTACGCAAGTTGATGATTTTGCTACAATCGCATATATGGCTGAAACCGCTTCAGAAGCAGGACTGAATGTCAAAATGTTTGATATAGCTGAAATTCAGCTCAGTGATGATGGTAATTTTTATGACATTGAAGGCCAACATATCGACACCTGCTTCAAACTGTATCCATGGGAATGGTTGTATGAAGACGATTTTGGCAAAGCCATCGGTGGAAGCAACACTCGGTTTATTGAACCAACTTGGAAAATGATGCTTTCCAACAAAGCACTTTTGGTTCTTCTTTATGAGCGTTATCCTGACTGTGAGTGGTTGGTTCCAGCGTATATGGAAGATGATTTTGACCGATTTAATCTGTTCACTTATGAAAATCCGAAATGGGTGTCAAAGCCTCTTCTTTCTCGCGAAGGTTGCAATGTTCATATTTTTGAATATGGTGGAGAAAGTGAATTCACCGATGGCAATTACGCAGAAGAACCGCGTATCGTCCAGGAATATATCGAATGGAAAGATTTCGATGGTTGCTACCCAATGCTTGGTGTATGGATGGTAGGTAGCGATGCTGTGGGTTTGGGTATCAGAGAAGATGATAGCCGAATTACCGGCAATAACAGTCGATTTATTCCACACGTAGTCGAAAATTGGCAAGCTGCAGATGATTTAAACCCTCCATAATGCGTTAAATATGATAGGAGTATAAAGCCATGGATTGGCTAGATGCCTTGTCATATTGGTTAAACCAGTGTGCGGTAAAGACAAAGGCATCAAATAGGCTTTGCCTTTGTTTAATACCATCAAGGAGGGGCCAATGGCCCATTTGTCGTATGTTAAAAACATTTTCAATAATCGCATTGGTTTTAGCTTCAATGCACTTTGTAGAGGCGGACCCTGAAAGTGGGTCTTATGATGAGTACATGCGCGGCGCTTTAAATATAGTGTATAGCAACGAAATAGTGCCATCTCTAGATAATTCGGTTGAATTTCTTGAGCATTTGAACGATAAATGGAAATCCGTTAAATGCTCTTCGAGTTGTTATCAAACTGGATATCTTGAAGCAAAGACATTCATAACAAAGAGAGAAGGTCATGGAAGTAAGATTCGGTGATGTTGTAACCGGGAAAACAAGCATTTTTGATGAGTTTATTGGTGCTTGTTTAATGTCAAGCACATACGCGCATTCTGCGCACTTTATGACAAAGTCGTACGAAAAGCATATAGCGTACGAATATTTCTATGACAATATGCCAGGGTTGATTGATATTTTCGCTGAATCATATATGGGTTCAGGATTTACATATCGACCGCGACTGTCCATTTATAATGGAACCTTTGAGTCATTTGTCAACGAGCTTGCCCAGATGGCAGAAAAAGTATCTGCCAGTGCACCTAATACGGTTCTCAAAAACACCTCAGATGATATCCAAGAGCTTTGTCGTATGACAATGTATAAACTATCATTGCACTAATTCGAATGCCCTGGTTCACACCAGGGCATTTTTGTATCCATTTAAAATAAAATTCGAAATGGTTGTACTCTTACGTTAAACGAGTTTAGAATGTTATCATAATCAACCAACGGAGACAACCAATGAAACACGTTAATGAAATGCCCAAAAATGGTCAGTTTGTAGTTGTCTGGGTGTATGACGGCAAAATCTGGTCTGAAACCTGGCGCTGGAACGACGGGGTGGTTGAAATCCTCTTAGATGATACCGCTGCCGAAGAATGGCGTACAAACGACTGTTATTACGATGATGGTTATGAAGATCTTGAACTCAACTATATTGTGATTTAAAAATGCCTATACATCAGGAAATCGACAAGTTGTCGAAACAAATAGGCGTGGAAGCATCGGAATTCAAGATTCCGCCTATTTGGAAAATTGTGCGCAAACCTGGGTGGTCCTATGGGCTTTCATTTGAGCGTGAATTCACTGTTTACGAACATAAAGAAATGGGCTATACTATCGCAATTCATTCTGAGCGGCATAGAGCTCAATTCGTCAACGAAAACAACGAAGACGTTATGGGTTTCGCCGAAATGATCGTTTCGGTGAGTGAAGTAGAACCTCACAAAAGCAAACACGGCACACGCTGGCAGTTTGTGTAACGCTTTAGCCATTTTGGTGTATATTACCAGTACAATGGTTTAGAATAAAAACTAGAAATAGAAACTCGAGCGAAGCTCGATCGCGAAGCGATAACTAATTGGAGAAAATATGCAAATTATCCTTAAGTCTGCTGGTGAAGGTAAAACCGCTGAAGCAATCAAATCTGCATACATGGCAGCAATGAATCATCCAGTTCTCATCGTTTCTTCCAAAGAACATCCATCTGTGCTGGAACATCGAGTTAACATGTTTAGTATTCAGAATCCTGCTATCAAAAACCGCTATGACATCGTTACTTGTGTGGAACCTGCAACTCCCGAAATGTTCAAAGATCTTGGCTATTTCGACCGCTTTGGCACCATTATTCTGGATGTCAACTTCGCAATGAGTCGCGGCCCTTGGATTACGGTATGTGCTGAGCTCGAAGCGTATGGTTATGAAGTAATTGCTACTCAAGAACTTGTTAAACCTGCGCAAAAATCGCACAAAGTGTATCACTGACATGATCGTGGCCCCTTTAGGGGGCCATTTGGAGGAATTATGAAAAGATATCGTTTTAAATCTGCTGAAGCTCGTCATAAATTTGCTGCTGTAAGCGACACTAATAAAACTATTGCTAATAGTGTATGCGATCAGACATTTTACGCAGCTATGTCACAGGATGCTATCGACGAGATTTTTTTCGAAATCAACGGCATTACTTTGTTTCCAGAGTATTTTCCTGTGTTCTTCGCCATCGAAGTAAAAGAATATTTGGAAGAAGTAAGCTCTGAAGATGTTGCTCATGAGATATCTCAGAAGATATTGGAAAATAATGATGTTGATCAATTGCTCGCCGAAAACGCAGCCTTGCGGGAACGCATGTCTAAACTTGAAAATCGCCTTGAACGTCTTGAACGGTTGGTATAAATGAAATCTACAGCTTTAGCGTATGTTCTTTGGTTTTTTCTGGGTGTTTTTGGTATTCACCGTTTCTACACCAGAAATTACGTCACCGGAGTTATTTGGTTTTTTACTTGCGGTCTGTTTGGCCTTGGCTGGTTTGTCGACTTGTTTATCACGGCAGGATTAGTTCGATGCGCTAACATCGAATGGCGTCAAAATCAGATAGAAATTAATACACTGATTCGTCGAGGTTATTGATATGGTTTATGATTATGATCGTGCTGTTGTTATTGGCCGCTTTTCCAGCTTTTTCCACCGCGGGCACGAAATTCTGATTTATAAAGCACTTCAAACTGCAGAAACTGTTGCTGTTGTCTTTGGGTCATCCCATTGTTATCCAAACACGATCAACCCGCTTCCAACGCCGATTCGAATCAGAATGTTCAAAGAATGGATGAGTAACAATCTCACTCCTAGCGAACAGGCAAGAATTGTTTTCGGCAATGTTCCTGACTACCGCTATAATGAAGATCGCTGGCAAACAGAAGTTCGTGAAGCTGCGCGAGAGCAACCGGGTGAGCGGGTGGCGATGATTGCATACGATAAGGATGAAGATTCTTATTGGATCAAAACCTTCGGGTGGGAACATATTCAATGCATGGGCGTTCAGAATCACGGAAAAGACATCTCAAATACCCCAATGCGTGACGAATTTCTTCGAACCGGTGCTATCCATGATGATTTCCCTATCAACCCGTCAGTGCGGTCGTTTCTCTTGAAATTTTGGAATACTGAAGGCTCCGAAATACGCGACCGTTTGATGGAAGAACGTGCGATGTGGGACAATGAACTTGCAAAGTTTAAAGATTATCCATACGCTGATGCTCTCAACTGTAATACTGCAGATGCCGTAGTAACTTGCAACAACCATATTCTGGTTATTAGTCGCAAACATGCTCCAGGCAAAGGCGCTCTTGCTCTTCCAGGCGGTCACAAGAATTCCAATGAGACCTTCCGTGATTGCGCAATTCGCGAATTGTATGAAGAAGTTCGGATTGATGTCGATCGTCAAAAAATCATTGGGTCTATAAAAGCGCACGAAGTATTTGATCACCCGAAGAGAACGGCAGAGTTCTGCAAACCGACTGTTGCTTATTATATCGTACTTCAACCTAATGACGATGGTAGTTTGCCCGAAGTTCGTGCTGACGATGATGCAAAAGCAGCATTTTGGATGCCAATGCATGAATACAAGAGAAATCGGGCCCGTATGTTTGACGATCATGCTGAAATCATTTCGCGCTTCACTGGTATCTAGGACGATCACAATCATGATAAACGATATGTGGTTAAATTCATCGCAGAAGACGGTTCTCTAATTGCTTGGGATGCTGATTATCATAGATCAGTTTTCGTTAACCACAACGATCGTGATCAACTTAAAGCATATGACATGAAATTATCTTAAGGTAGAAATTATGCAAAAAGTAGTTTTTGAGGGCCTTCACGGCTCTCATCTTTACGGCCTCAATACTCCTGAATCTGACCTGGATATGAAAGGCATTTTCATCCCCGACCCCAAAGATATTCTGCTTGGCCGAGCCAAAAGAAGCTATTCCATCACAACTGGCAACGATAAGTCCAAGAACAGCAAGGATGATGTTGATATCGAAATGTTTTCGCTCCAACAATTCATCCTGGATGCGGCCAAGGGCGAAACCTATGCATTGGATATGTTGCATTCTCCAAAAGACAAAATCATCACCGACTCGTCTGTTTGGCAATATATCCATCAAAACCGGTCTGCTTTCTACACGACCAATATGACTTCCTATATGGGTTATGTTATGAAGCAAGCGGCAAAATACGGTGTTAAAGGTTCTCGTTTAGCCGCATTACGAGAAGTAAAAGAGTTCATGGATGCTCTTCAGATTCATGAAAACCCAAGGCTGCGAGACCTCAAAGTTCCTCTGCCGCAAAACGAGTTCTGCTTCTGGACTCACATTGAAGAAAATCCCGACACCATGTCGTATTACACCATGATGGGTCGTAAGTACATGGCTGGTGTTAAGATCACTGAATTCTGCGGGGCAGTCGACAAGCTCTGGGCCGAATACGGCGATCGAGCTCGCAAAGCCGAAGCAAATGAAGGTATCGACTGGAAAGCTCTAAGCCATGCAGTGCGAGGCGGTCTTCAATTGCTTGAAATTTACAAAACTGGCGATTTGAAGTATCCATTGGCTGATGCCGAAGAAATCAAACTGGTTAAAGCTGGCAAACTGTCTTTTTCTTTTTTTAAAGAACGCCTCGAAGAAATAGTTGAAAATGTTGATACAGCCGCTAAAGAGGCATCAAATAATGGAATGCCCGATAAAGTGGACATGGGGCCATGGGAAGCGTTTGTAGAACAGGTTTACGCTGAAGCAATGAAAGAATATCTGGAGAGCAAATAATGAAATTGATTCGCTTTAAATTCAAAAGTAAGGAAATGCTGACTGAGTATACTACTCGGTTCAGCCGCCACATTTGGGCAGTAGGTTTCAGCGCAAACACAATTTTTATTGCCAGAATCAACAAGCACAGTCAAGTTAAAAGTATTTTCGATGGTAAAACTCTTGAAGAAATTGTTTCTTCGAAAGAAGGTTGGTTTCCTTTTACCTCCTTTGAGTTTGAAAAGTTTTGTGAAAAAGTAGACTAAACGGTTTACATTGATGGGACTATGATTTACTATAGTCCCATCAAATCAACTAAGGAGTACATCATGAAAATCACTAAATCAACTAACCTGCAATCCATGGATTTCGTTGGCCGTGTCGTTAAGTCAGCGACAGAAACCAAAGAGGTTAAAATTACCCGATTCGAAACCATTGCCGCCGGTATTACCGTAGGAATCGTTGGAGTAGGAGCTGCAATGTGCTTTATTGGCGATATCGATATGGCTCGTAAAATCTTCATTGTTGGTATTATCGCTGGCGCAACTTTCCTCTTTATGAAAAAGGGACTGATGAAATGATTAAAGCTGCCGAAATGGCAAAAATGGTTGCACAGAACTCCACAGAAATCGTCAATTCCGTATCTGTGCATTTTGATGATTTCTTCAATGATAATATGAAAGACACAATGAGACACAATGATTGTCAAAGGCGGTATTGGTTTAACTGACCAAACTGGGTTGAATATTATCAACAAAATGTTCGTTTTGGGGCATTAAATGGAACTGAATATCGTTAAAGTATACTTGGAAAGCAAACTCCAAGTTGAATCGCTCATCGGTAATAAAGTCGGTGAACTTGAGATTTTCGCTAAAGAATATTGGCTGGTGAAAGACGGATTTATATTTCTGCATGACAAGCTGGGTATTTCCGAAAATGATTGTTCGCTCTGCTATGAAATTCTCCGGAAATGTCACGTTTCCGACGAAATCACAGTGTTTATGGTAGACGACTATGTTTCCGAAAGCGCCAAGGCTATTGTAGTTATTACCGATAAGGAAGACAAAGCATGAGTGGAAAATCTACCCTTCGTTCTCAACGTAAACACCAACGCCGACGTCACAACGACATTGCTCATGTTCGCAATTTTTTGAACACCTTACAATCTGAACAACACGATCGCGATTGGCTTAATCTTGTTTGCAAAATGTTCAATGCTGAAACAACGGCAGCATGGAATAATACGTATCAAAAAACCGCCAGGATTCCGGCATGGTTTTGGCACAAAATTGACCGAATTATGAGAGAAAACCATATTCCACCGTGTAAAGCCAACGCCGGCATGACCGTATACGTGTATGAGAGAGGTGTCTCGCGAGTTGGTGAATTGGTGTTTTCTAATGACAAGGGCGTATTGATGCTCGCACGGCTTCTTGAAATTGAAATTCGTGCGAGAGGAATGAATTTATTTTTGCCTGTGTTGAATCGCTATCGGAACCGTCGGAATACCGAACTTCGTGCAAAGCCGGCTCATCTTAAGCCTGAAAACATTCATTACGCGACTACCGAAGAGATTGATATCATGAGAGATAATATCAGTGTCGATAAACTGCTAGAAGAAATCCCGGCACTTGAGTCACGAATCGACGTTCTTTCTCGAGAACTTGCGCAATTGCAAGATAAACTCCAAAACAAACGACAATATGTTCGCGACTATCTTTCGGAAAAATTCAATATTTGATTGAAAGGCTAGTGTACAGTGATGGGAACATTGGTTATAATGTTCCCATCAATAAACGAACGGAGTAATTTAAATGTCCATCAAAGCTGCTGCAATCAACATTGGGTACATAGCGTCATTTGCATTGTTTTATTCGATGTATATCGGAAATGCTTACGCCGTTCTCGGATGTGCAATGGCAGTTATCGGTTCAACCATTATTGCGAGAATTTGTGAATGAATTATTATGCGGCAGTTAAGAACTTTTTGGAAAATCGTCGGGATACTTCCAATAATCGCTTTAAAACCTATAAGCCTGTAACTGAACGGCTGGCAAATTATCACCACTTCATGAAGCTGGTAAATGATATTTTGCCAAATTTGATGCCCACATCGGCTCTGGGTAAACACAATGGCATCTCCAAAATCAAACCAAACTACTTTAATGTTGATGCCGAAAACGCCGTCACGGTTAAAGGAATTATTTGGCTCAACACAGTGTTTGAAGCAGATTGTTTTGCAGCGAGACTAGAACTGCTTAGGCATTACGGGGCCGTTGTAAAAATTGATATTTCTGAAAATGGCAGAAATCAAATAGTTAAATTTAGCATCATCTTGAGCGAAATTGAACACGTCAAGCCTGTTGCTGAAGATGCAAACAATGTCGAAGAGGCACGATCGGCAGAACCTGTTAATCTCGAAACCGAGAAAGAAATTTGCGAAAGCATCTTCTTTTCTGAAGCGATCGGAAAAGCTATTCACACAATTCGAGGTGCACTCAACTTTGGCTCTAAGCGGCTGAAAGAAATCGACTGTGAAATCGCCAAGTTGCAAGCACTACGTAAAGAAGTCGAAGACAACATGAAAATTATCAAAAACTCAATTGGGGCTTAATTATGAATATGATTCGTCAACCTACAGGTGTGAAAGGTATCCCGCTGATCGCAATGACTGATTCTTACAAAATCACCCATTGGAACCAGATGCCTGAAGGTACCGAAGAAGCAGTTTTCTACATCGAAGCCCGTGGCGGCAAATTCGATGAAATCGTTATCGGTGGTGTGGAATATCTGCTGACCAAGTTTGCAGAAATCATCACCAAAGATGATATTGACGAAATGGATGCCATGAGCAAGGCTCACTTCGGCCAAGACGTATTCAACCGCGAAGGTTGGGAAGCAGTCCGCCAATATCAAGAACAGCATGGCTGTCTGCCCATCCAAATTGATGCTGTTCCCGAAGGCACTGTTGTCCCAGTCAAGAACGTCGTGCTGACTGCTCGCGTTAAAGCACCGTTCGTTTGGTTGGCAGGCTGGTTTGAGCCAATCATTTTGCGAGCTGTTTGGTACACTTCTACTGTTGCCACGCTGAGCCGCGAATGCATCAAATCTATTCGTCACCATCTGATTGAAACTTCTGACCTGGAAGTAGGCAGTCCTGAGTTCCACTTTGTGCTGATGACCCGACTACATGATTTTGGTTCTCGCGGCGTTAGTTCTGGTGAATCTGCTGCAATCGGCGGTTGTGCTCATCTGTACAACTCTATGGGTACTGACACTTTCGAGTCGCTGTATTTCGCAAAACAACTGTTTGGCGCCGAAATGGCAGGCATCTCTGTACCAGCCCGCGAGCACTCCACTGTAACCTCTTGGGGTGCCGATCGTGAAAAAGACGCCTACCTCAACTCGGTTAAACTCTTTGGTGTTGGTGCATATTCCATTGTGGATGACTCTACTGATTTCAAGAAGGCAATCCGTGAAATCGAGAGCTATAAGGACGAAGTCATCACCAAGGGTGGTACTCTGATCGCTCGACCTGACAGTGGTGATATGATCGACAATATCAGTTTTGCTCTGGAAACTCTGGGTGAAATCTTCGGTTATGAAACCAACAGCAAGGGCTACAAGGTTCTGAATAAGCATTGCCGCATTATTCAAGGTGATGGCATCGACGGTCCCGAAGTTATCGGCCGTGTTCTGACTGTTATGAAAAGCTCGTGGGTTGGGGCTGCAGAGAATATTGCGTTCGGCATGGGTGGCGGTCTTCTGCAAATGGTTAACCGCGACACTTGCAAGTGGGCCATGAAAATGTCTGCTATCAAAATCAATGGTGTATGGAAAGACGTATTCAAATGCCCGAAAGGGGCTGAATGGAAAGCTTCCAAGAAAGGCCAGCTCAAACTGCGAGTCATGGATGACGGCCGCTATTATACCGAAGGAACTATTGAAGGTGGGCAAATGCTGTCCGGTGTAAGCATCAAAGACGGTTTTGTTGAACTTATGTCGAAAGATGCATTCGTCCGTTATTATGACGCTGAAAAAGGTCAAAAATTCAAGAGCAATCTGGCTGAAATCCGCCAGCGCACTGCAATTAAGTAATCGTTTAAATGCCCTCCGAAGAGGGCATTTAACATTGGAGAAATCATGTTTAATAAAATTATCAAGTGGTATGAACAAGAATGGCTGTATAAAAAGAAAATAATCTATGAATGGAAAAATTCATATCTGGTAAAATATTTTTCAATTGATGGAGAATTCGGACATCTTCCATCATATTGGGGCCAAATGTACAACGGGTATAAGTTAAATCGTTTACGACTCTTTATTGTTTCTATTGAATGGGGTCATATCGTTATGTCAAAAGCGGAGTGGGAAAGTAATGCAAATCAAACTGACAAGAAATGAATTCAAAAAAGCTCTAGAAAATAATGACCAATACGAATATCCGCTAAACAATGAAACAATCAACCAATTGCGTTCAGTTTTTTCTGTCCCGCAAGTTGAATATGTTTATTTGTCATTTCAAGAATATCAATCCATTTTACCCATAATCCCTGCAATGTGAATGTGTATGCATATACATAATCATGCCAAAGAATTCACCAGAGTGATCGGTGGCAATATCAGAGTTAATCTTTTGTCAACAGATCATGAACAAATCAAAAACACGATCTATTGGGCATTTCCTGATATAGAAGAAGTTGAAATTGGAAATTCAAAATATTTTGCCCACCACGGCAAAATATATAACGCAACAATAGACTACAACGCCAAACAAGTTATAATGGTGGCAAAATGACCCTCAAGTTTAGAAAATTCAAAGCAAAAGATGAACGTAATATGTTTAAAGTTACCATCAACTTCAGCGACAAGTTTGATGATAAAACGATTCACTGGGAACTTCCAGCTGTTAATTTAAACGAAGCTTCTATTGAAATCGAGCGTCTTGCCATTTTCCTGGAAAAATGCAAAAATCGATACCCAAACGGTAAGGGTGGTCTGGACGATTTCACCGACATTCCCGACTACTATCGTTATTTCTGCGAAGAGGAAGAAAGCATAGAAATATGGGAAAAATATGGTGTTGAAACACTATGGCGGCCACGCCATGAGGGTGAATATCCAAAAAACCTTGCCAGCTATGAAATCGTATATACCGATAACGATAACGTGAAGTACAGCGTAACCTTGTAATTAAATAAGAGCATATGGAGGAATCTTTATGCTCTTAAATTCCAAGTCTGCTGATGAATTAAAACAGAAATTGTTTGAAGAACAAAATAAGTGTTGTAAATTGTGTGGAAACGAGTTTGACGGTCCATACAATAAACAGCATTTGGATCACGATCACGTATTGCAAGGCCCGAATGCCGGAAAGATTCGAGGTCTACTTTGCAGTAGATGCAATCTACTTGAAGGCATAATGAAACACAAGTTTATACGGTCAGGATTAAAGGCAAAGGATGTTGATTACATCCAATGGATGAGATCGCTATTAGAATATGTAGATTCAGATCATTCAAAAAATCCAATACACCCGAATTACGTTTCCGACATGACCAAAAATTTCTCACGGAAAAACTTGAGTGAAATGAAGGCAGAACTACGTGAACGAGGATTTGAATTTGATGAAAAAGATCAAAAAGCTGTTTTAGTCAAAAAATTCAGAAAGCAATTTAAGAAGGCCATTCAATGACTACCCGATCACTTGTAAAGCAATTAGTAGAAGGCCAATCTGGCCTGCATCACGAAAATGCGAATAAAAACGCTGACGTTATCCCGACTATGCGAGATATGATGGCATCTATCTCCTCAAAGGATTACGCTAAAAGCATTCTGCCATCTCATTTAATCGAAGCACATGATAGTGGAGATATTCATATTCACGATCTAGATTATGCTTTTACTCTTCCAATGACAAATTGTTGCTTGGTTAATCTCAAAGAAATGTTCAAAAATGGCTTCAAAATGGGTGATGCCCAAATTGAAGAGCCTAAATCCTTTGGTGTAGCTTCAGCCATTATGGCTCAAATTACTGCGCAGGTTTCTTCCCACCAATACGGCGGGACTACTCTTGCCAACGTTGATCAAGTCCTTGCGCCATACGCCATAATGTCGTGGAATAAGCATTTTTCTGTCGGCTGTAGTTTCATCAGCGACAACGAGAAAATTGAAAAATATGCGTACGAGATGACTGCTAAAGAAATCTATGACGGTATGCAAGCTTTCGAATATGAAGTCAACACGATGTTTACCACAAATGGCCAAACCCCGTTCGTGACAATTACATTTGGGATGGGAACTAACTGGTTCGAAAAAGAAATTCAAAAAGCTATTTTGAAAGTACGAATCAAGGGTCTTGGAAAGAATGGCATCACACCAGTATTTCCAAAACTCGTTATGTTCATGGAAGCCGGTATAAACTTAAATCCTGGAGATCCAAACTATGAAATTAAACACCTTGCTCTGGAATGTTCAGCCAAGCGAATGTACCCTGACATTATCAGTGCGAAAAACAACCGATCCATCACTGGTAGTAAGACTCCTGTTAGTCCAATGGGTTGCCGGTCTTTCTTGGCTGGTATAAAGTCTGGCGAACTAGATGGCAGAAACAATTTAGGTGTTGTCTCTGTCAATATTCCCCGGATTGCTATCGAAGCAAACGGATCACAAGAATCATTCTTTAAACTGCTGCAAGAACGTTTTGAATTGTCAGTTGAAGCATCTCTTGAACGAATTAAACACCTAGAAGGTGCTAAGGCAAAAGCCGCCCCAATTCTCTACACTGAAGGGGCCTTTGGTCTATATCTTAATCCAGAAGAAGAGTTTTTGTCGCATTTGAAAGAACGAGCTTCGATTTCAATTGGTTATATTGGCCTTTATGAAGCTGCTCTGATTATGACTGGCAAATCGACAGCCAGTGATCTAGAAGCGCGCAATTTTGCGCTTTCGATTGCAAAATATCTCGATTTTTCATGCGCAAAAGCAAAACTCAACACCGGATGGAACTTTAGCCTTTATTCTACTCCGTCCGAATCGCTGTGCGACAGATTCTGCCAGTTGGATCGCAAGAAATATGGCGTTATCGAAGGAATTACGGACAAGGATTGGTATACGAATAGCTTCCATATTCCTGTTGATGCCGAGTTGAACCCGTATGACAAAATAGATGCCGAAAAAGAATTCCATTGGATTGCATCAGGTGGGCATATCAGCTATGTCGAACTACCCAATATGCGAAACAATCTCGAGGCCCTTGAGCAAATTTGGGATTACGCGATGGAAAATCTTTCCTATTTTGGAACAAACACACCTGTTGATAAATGTTATGAATGCGGTTTTGACGGTGAATTCAAATGCACCTCGAAAGGATTTAGTTGCCCGAGCTGTGGTAACCACGACTCAGCAAAGATGTCAGTTATCCGAAGAGTTTGTGGGTATCTCGGTGCTCCACTAGCGAGAGGATTCAATAAAGGCAAACAAGCCGAGGTTTCATCGCGTGTCAAGCATGTGAAATAATTTTTAAAAACTTGTTTACATTTGTGCAGATGTGTGTTAATATACATCTGCACAAACTAAACAGTCCAAATGAGGTTATTATGTCTGATATTAAGCAAAGTATTGAAACCTTTGAAAAGAAATTCCAGGATATTAAGTCCATCCTGGAAACCCCAATGGATAAAGCCGAAGCTCAACAAGCAATCCACAAACTGAATTCTATGTCTGAGGAATTTGAATCAATCGCTCAAGCTGTTGCTGATCGATTCTGCATTTCCTTCTCGACTGGTGATTATGGATATGGCCGTACCTATTATCCTAAAGGTCACGACTTTTGGACAGAAAGCAGCGCTGAAGAGTATGGCCAAGGAACCGAGAATGGCTACTGGCTCAGTTCCTCTGATATGTGTTAAGGAGAAAAGAAATGGCTCGTTCTAATGAATTGGTAGAAAAGGCAGTTCAACTTCAAAAACTTCTTGTTGAAGTTGAAGCGCTGGCAACAGAACATGATTATGGCATGGAAATCAATGGTAACGAAGTTGATTTCAGTGACTGGCTGTCAAGCAGTTGTTATGGTGAAGGTTCTGAAGCATTCGGTGTCAACTCGGATGGCTCCGTTTGGATGGAAAGTAATTGCTAGTCAAAGGGCTCTTCGGAGCCCTAATTTGAGGATTTTGTTATGATTATTGTTGGCTCTCGTGCTTTTCAAGCTAGGCTAATTCCGTTTGTTGCTCCTACAGTAAATATGGACCATGACTTCATTGCATACGAAGAAGAATGGAACGAATATCAAGCCAGAATGCAAGGCCGGACTATTGCAGTAAAAAGCCCGAATGTTCGAGCTTTCGTCGTTGGTGATGGTAAATCTCGATGCTGTTATCACGAAGCATATATTGTTCAGCCTGGCTCGTCTGATGAGATGATTTACAAACTTATGGATGTTGTGCCTGGTAAAGATGTATACGCCACCCCTGAAATTCTTCTTGCCGTGAAAATGGCTCATCGGTTCAAAAAGAACACTCGCAATTTCATCAAAACCATGATGCACATTCACGAATTGCGTGAATTCGGTATAGTCATGGGGCCTGAACACGTGGAAATTTTCAAAAAGCGTGAACAAGAATCTCTGAATTATGGCCATCCGAAGCTTAACGTCGGCAAAGGCGCATTTTTTAAAGACGACATCTACACCTATGATCATGACACAATTCACGAAGCAGTGGCGGTTGATGGTATTCCAGCATATCGATCATACATGGTTGATGGTGCTGAAGTAATGACGTCAAAAGAAAAATTCTTTAATTGCTCTCGTCGTATTCGGTTGATGGGTGTCTATGAAGAATCTTGTGTTTTGGCTTTGGAACGCTGTCTTATTCCTTTCCCAGGAAAAGTTCAACCCTATAAAGCTTTTCAAATGGCCCTTGAGAAAGTATGCACTTCTATTACATCTGGCTGGTTCCGTGAATTTGCATGGGAAAATTATTGTGACGTTGTGAAAATTTACGCCGATCAAGTCAGAGCAGGTGACTCATACGACGAATTGTTCAAACGAAACCAGCATCTCCTGAAAATTCACAGTAAATAAATATGGATTTTCACATAGGAGGAGGTATACCGTGGAAGGATACATAGTCCAACAAAAGTTCGTCAGAACTGACATCCCGGCACCAGAACCGGAAAAAGAGGATGAATCCGAAAATCCTAAAACAGACGAATAGAAGCTGTTAATAGTTTATGCCCAGGTGTTATAATGACCCTGGGCATTTTTGTAATTGGAGAATGTAGTGGATATTGAAATGCATATTGAAGCACAAAAGCAGATTCGCGAAGCTGAATGGTCTGTTCGTACGACAAAACACACCCGAATGCGGGAATTGCGAAATGCATATGTAGAAGAAAAAGAAGCTGGCCGAGTCAAATCGGAACTTATTTCAGAAGATCATATCGCTAAAACTATTTCAAATTATTTGGCGTCGAATGAATATGACGTAATGCTTGACCGCAGAAAAGAAGTCGCAAAACAAAATTTTCGTTGTCCGTGCTGCGATGCCGATCAAATCCAACTAGTTTCGTGGACACATAAGGTAGTCGATTTGCGATGCCGTAAATGCAAACGCAAATTTATTTGGGAGTCTCCGATATGATGTTTGAAGAAGCTAAAGAGTTAATAAACCGCCCTCCTAAACTTTTCTTTGGGAAAGAATATGATGGGACTCATGTAGGCAGTATTTTGGAAAAAATACAGAAATACAATGGTCCAGGCGATGCTTATCGAGTGGAGTATCGAGTACTGCTAGACGGCGGCAATGTCGTAACTGGAGTAGGAATAGCCAATTATAGCTGGATAGCAAAAGTTGGCTACAGACCTGATGTAGAAATAACAAGAATCAAACCAACGGAAGCGACGTTAGACCGATGGAGCTGTATCTATTCGGAGAAATGGCATGATTGAAATATACGGAATTGTTTCAGAATCGCACAAATGCCCAGCGTGCGACTTTATTGTCAATCGTCTTGAAGAAGATGGCATAGAATATTCCATAAAAACCGTTTTGCAGGATGCTAAAACTGATCTCGGGTTTGAGTACAAACGAGACGTTATCGATGAGCTCAGGCGTCGTATAGGTCAACCCAAAGGTTCCCTGGAGCTTCCCAAGGTTTTTGTTAATGGGATATACATTGGTGGTGCCAAAGCTCTCCTGGATTATCTGGATTCATAGGCCTCTTCGGAGGCCTTTTTTATAAAAGTAGTGTACAAGGTATTCTTACGGTGATAAGATAATATAGTTGAAACAAGCAATCAAATTTTAGAGAGGAATTCAAATATGTCTAATGCATTCATTGCTGTTCGTAACTTCGCCGTACACACCGCTGCCGCCGAATTCACCACTGATAATATTCTTGGTCGTGAAATCACCGAACAAATGATCGACAAAGTTGAAAACACAGTATGGGATGCTATGATGGAAGCGGGTGTTACTGGAATTGGACGCCGAGCGATTCGCAGCGTTATCGTGCAATATATCGCGGATGAATTCGGCACTCAACCGCTCGGCCACACTCCTACACACGCAGGTTACAAGCAAGTCGCCGAAGACGCGTACAAGAAATATCAAGGAAAAGCTCGTAAAATCCGCCAAGAAATGTACGGCAGCAAGCGATAATTTTCTTAGCCCCCAAATAAAGTATCTGAAGGCTTTCGCTGTCTTCCGAAAGAGGAATATCACAATGGAATTCAAAATTATTGTTTCAAGCCGTCACGCTGGTCCGATTGATCGCTATATTATGGATTTGAAAAATATCGACCGCGTTTCTCCGGGTGGTTGCGAAATGCATATTTTACGCACTACTTCTGGTGCTGATATCATTTTCCATGCTGACGGCTATGACCCCGAATTGTACAATGAAGTTCACCGATATGCTCATTACATTCTGAATACCGTTAAAGTGCCGGCGGGTGCACATGTTGTTGGAGTTGTATAATGAGAATTTATAGCCGTCAGGTCGAGAAAGCTGTTAGCAAAAATTTATCTATGTGGAATAATTAAAAATGAATTTCAAGGGTTATTACACTGGAATCGGGAGTCGTGAGACTCCCGATCATATTTGTCGTTTGATGAAGGATATTGCAGCTGTTGCTGCTGTTCGAGGATATACCGGACGTTCAGGCGGTGCTGATGGTGCGGATACTGCTTTTGAAGAAGGTTTTCTAGCAGTTGCCGACAGTTTGGATATCGACAGCCCGGTAGAGTTTGATGTTTATGTTCCATGGGCACGGTTTAACGGCCGGTTCAAACCAAAACACACTCGTCACGACCTCATTTTACCAGACGCCAATAAATGGGACGCCGAGCAAATCATGAAAACGGTCCACCCAATTTACGCCAAAGGAGGTAAATTGACTGGTGGTGCTCTTGCACTTCATACTCGAAATGTGTATCAAGTTCTGGGTTATAATCTGAAAACACCTTCAGAATTCTTGGTGTGTTATTCGGTTCCAACGGATAACGGAGTTTCTGGAGGAACAAATACTGCTTGGCAGCTTGCAATGCGTCATGGTGTGGAGTGTTATAATCTTTACAATCAGTTTGACATTGAGCGGCTTAAGGAATTTTTGGATCTGTGAAACTTTACACTCTCTCCGCTATACCAGCTGCAGGAAAAACTGCAGCTATTCTAAACCATATTGTTGAAAATAATGAAAAGGCAATTATAGCCAGCATATCTAGACAATTATCGAAACAATCTTTCGAATACTATGTCGGCCTGGGCGGAGAAGGCGAGTTAGTTGACACCGATAACCGCCAAGGCCAAAAGTCGGTACACGAAGCAGTTATCAAAGCATCCGAAGAATTTGATGTGATTTTTATAACGCACGCGGCTTTAATGGGCCTTCGAGATATTGATGCTGTAAAAAGATTTTATCTTTATATCGATGAGGTTCCAGAATTAACAAGCTTCGAACGATTTACTTTCACAACATCAGTTGAAAGCCATATACTCGAATTGTGCAAAATAGATGAAACTGGACTACTAGAGTTACGTGATGAACATCGAAAATCGGTCCAAAAAATGGCAATAGATGGCTTTAGAGGAAACGATGACATTTATTCAACACTTTTTCCATTGTATAAAGCACTGCTGACAGGTGTCCCTGTCAGGCTGTCGGTAGAGGGAGGTGTGACGCAATGTTATTACGTGAATGATGCGTCAAATGATGATTGGGCAAAATTCAAGTCAATAACTGTCTGTTCTGCAAATTTCGAGCAGACTTTTACTGGCATGATTATGAAGCATTTTAACGGATGGGAATTTGAAGAGTCTCCGCTAGTTGGGCGGTTGGCTTTCCGAGTTTATCCTAAAACTGCTCGTGTAAAAATTCATGTAATGTTTGATGATGATTGGTCTCGTTACAAAGCCGACAAGGAAGTAGATGGGATTTCGAATTACACTCGCATCGAAAATACTCTCGATACAATCGTAAATGGCGATTTCATTTACACTCGAAACTCTTATCGGCCAAGAATGCCAAAGGGGACGGAAGTTCCTTATAACCCGCATGGTCTAAACAACTATTCGGATTATACTAATGTGGTTGTGATGTTTTCGTATAATCCGGCACCTTGGCAAGTTCCGATTTTGAAAGAACTCGCAAAGTCGGTAGGCTTAGATGAAAGTGCAATGGTTGACGCGTACATAGTTTCAAAGTATCTTGAACCCGCATTTCAACTTTGCGCAAGATGTGATATCCGAAATGAACATTCGCTAAAACCCATCAATCTGTATGTTCCTGATATGAAATTAGCTCAATACATGTTGAGATATTTGCCGCACGCTGAGATATGTGATGGTAATTCAGTCGAAAATCACAAACAGGTAAAAAGAAATCGAGAGTCGTATCAAGCGCTATACCAAATGACCGAGAAAGAAAGGTTCAAATACAAGTATCTGCTGAGAAAACTTGGGCGAATACTCGATATCAATTCTGCGGAAGACCAGGAAATTGTCCAGGACTGGATAATCAAAACACGTGAAAAAGCCAAAAAGAAGGCCTCTACATGAGGCCTTTGTTGTATGCGCATGATAACACAGGGATCACCCTGGGGTTATCTGGAATTTTTGATGATAGGTTATTAGTCTAATGACCTTGTTTAAACCTGGTTGATTATAGAAATCCTGGCTCCAGGTTCAAGCTTGCTTGAACTTATCTTTTTATCCTTTTAGTTATAATATCTATTAAGCCATAAAGGATAAGTTTTGGCAGGGCCAAAACCTGCAGGCAGTAAAGTTAAATAAGTTTAGCAAGCTTATTAGTATGATATAATCAATCATAGGAGGAATTGCCCTATGAAATATGTTGACAATGAAGTTCTATACCAGAATATTTGCAAATGGAAACAAGATATGCGTGATGCAGGACATCACATCAAGATGCCAGATGCAATTGGTATAGACATTATGAAGATTGCCAAAGGTTTTACCGGATATTACAAATTTGCTGGATATACGCAAAATTGGAAAGACGGAATGATATCTGATGCAGTCGAAGCTGTTGTAAAGGGTTTGATAAATTTCGATGAAGATAATTACAAAAACCCTCATGCTTATATCACACAGGCTTGTTACCGTGCCTTTATTGGACGCATCAAGTACGAAAAACACGAAATGGCAATCAAATATCGCTATTTTTTGACAAACGTGTATGACGAACATGATGATGATATGTCACGATTGGTTGATGAGAATTTCATCCAAGACATCCATGGCAAACTAGTAGCCTATGAATCATCCCTTAAATCTAAAAAGAAAGATAAAGAGGATGTTCCTAATTTGGATTCATTCTATGAAGACGACCCTGAAGATTAATCTTTTACCCATCATTGATTCAACATGCGGAGAAATAGAATTATTAGCGTATTTCGTAAAACTTCAATTATTGGATTATAATATTCCTGTAGTTTTAAATCCTGCCAACATTTCATGGCAGCCGTTCGAAGTAGAAACTGGCCAACTCGATTGGCATATTGATGTAGACACAATGACAATGGAGATTTCATATGTCGCCTGATTACGATGTTGACCTTAGCACTGGTGCAGAAGCTCTGAGTGAAGTTTATGACCAAAATCTCGTGGATTTACAAGAACAGCTTGAAAAACAAGCTGAGAAAAAAGCCGCAAAGCATCTTAAAACGCACGGGAGAGAAATTAAGCGGCTGAAGAAACACGCTGAACGAGCTTTATTCGCAAATAATAAAGAACAGTATGCATACGCTATCAGTAAACTTCGTACCCTTTACAAGCAAAAGCAACTTCCTCATTCTGCAATGACCACTATGTTTGAAACTAGTCGTCAACAAATTGTTGACATGGCTAAAGCCTTTAATGCTAGTGTGAATAGTTAATGATATAATAGGCTCCACGGAGCCTATTTTTGTATCTATTGAGTACGTTTGTTACTTATTTGGCTTACCGAATGGATAAACTTCCACCATTCGTATGATCATCTTCAGAAAAGCGAATAAGGCACTGATTATAAAGGTTCAAATTTAAAGAAGGGTGATTATGAAAACTCTATTTCTAGGTGATTTGCATATTGGGGTAAAGGAAGATGACCCATGGCACGAAAATATAATTCTTTCTTCCATCGAGCAAGCCATTGCTTATTCAAAAGCTAATGGGATAACCCAATGGCTTCAATCGGGAGATTTCTTTGATGTTCGCAAAGCTGTAACACAACGAACAATGCGGTTTGTTAGAACTAAAATAACGACACTGCTTAGAGAAGCAGGGATAACATGCTATGTTATTGTGGGTAACCATGACTTAATGTTGAAGGACAAAATTCACCCTAATAGCGTGACAGAGATTTTAGGCAAAGACGATGTTTATGTTGTTATCGATTCTCCAACCACCGTTAAATTCGAACACATAGACATTGACCTTATTCCGTGGCTGTGTAAAGAAAATGCATCGGACATTTTTGAGTTTATCAAAAAATCAGAATCCCCATGGTGTCTTGGTCATTGGGAACTAAGCGGATTTTATTTCTACAAAAATATCCCGAGTTCGGGATACAGTGGAGATTTTTTGAAAAAGTATGAAAAAGTTGTCTCTGGACATTTTCATACTCAATCAGGTGGTGAAAATATTCACTACATCGGCACTCCTTATACGATTACAGCCGGTGATGAAGATGACCCTCGCGGTTTCTGGGTTCTTGACACAGAAACCCGCGAATTTGAATTTATTCCGAATTCCAAAACATGGCACAGACGACTGACTTATCCTGGTGTTACAATAGAAGAAATTCGAGAGTGCTCTGGTTGTTCTGTTCGTTTGATTGCTAATGAAGTTGATGAAGGCTTGACAAAAGTTGAATTTCTTCTGTCTAAAATTGTTCATGATTTGAGAACTATCAACAAATCTGCCAAAATTGAAGTTGATTCTTCATCTGATATAACCGATGACGGTGAAACTCTTGCTGTTTCATCTATGGATACTTCTGGTAGTTCGATGACGATAATGGGTTTATTCGCCGACAGTGTCGCAAATTCCGGTATCGGTGCAGAACATAAAGAAGCAATCGTAATTATGGCAAATGAACTTTATGCTGAGGCTATTGCATCATGATTGAAATTAAAAAGAAGCAGCTTGGATTTATTCGAGTTCGCTATAAAAACATCATGTCTGTGGGCGATGATCCTATCGATATGTCGCTTAACAAGTATGCTAAAACGTTGTGTACTGGTAAAAATGGTGCCGGAAAATCGACAATGTTGGAGGCAATTTATTTTGCGTTATTCGGTAAACCTTTTCGAGATATTACAAAAAACCAACTGCTGAATGAAAACACTGGCAAAAATTTGTTAGTGGAACTTTGGTTGGAATACGAAGAAAAGATTTATCACATTACACGTGGAATTAAGCCTAATAAGTTTTCGATAACTTGTGACGGTGTGGCTATAGATGCTGCAGCATCAGTTAAAGATTTTCAGTCATATTTCGAAGAAATGATTGGAATGAATTCTACCAGTTTTAAACAGATAGTTGTTTTGGGCACTGCTGGATATACGCCATTTATGCAACTAAAAGCACCAGAAAGGCGCAAACTGGTGGAAGATTTGCTGGAAGTATCCGTCTTAGCTCAAATGGATAAAATCAATAAAACCAGGATTAAAGAGTTAAACCAGGATATCACTTCAGTTGATATGGAAATAAACCATATAAACTCACAACTGAAAACATACCAGGATCACCAGAATAACTCTAATGCATCCAATGCTGCTGCTATATCCGACCACCAGGCAGTATATGACACCGCTCGCGAAAAAGCAAAAGAAATCAAGTCGGCTATTGATTTGCTCACAACGCAAATTACAGAATTCGTGATGCCTGATTCCCCTGCATCCGATCTTGGCAAGTTTACAATGGCTAGAGCAAAAGCCGCAGCGCAACATGAACAATTTTCCGGTATTGCTCATATGCATGAAGATGGTGGAACGTGTCCAACATGCATGCAACAATTTGACGATCCTGAACTGCTAGTGAAATTGCGTGATAAAATGTCGCAGATCCAAGGTCAACTTGATAAAGCCGATATTCGTATAAATGAACTCAACCAAAAAATGATAGAGTTCAATGAAGCAACTGTTAATTTCCGTGATCTTCAGAATAAGTTAAACAACGAAAAACAGTCTATTGCTCTTTATGTTAACCAAGCAAAAGCTGCAAAAGCTGCAATCGAGCGTCTGCAGGATGAAAGAACAGATTACACATCGGAAATCGACCAACTCGGGAATAACCTACGTCTAAAAATTAGTGCTAAGTCTGATTTAGAAAAAGAGAAGCATCGTAGGTCTTTGATAGCTGATCTTTTGAAGGATTCGGGAATTAAAGCTGTCATCATGGCCCGTTATATTCCGTATTTCAATAATCGCATCTCTCATTATCTTGATATAATGGATGCAGATTTTGGATTTACTCTTGATTCTGAATTTAAAGAAGTAATAAAATCTTCAGGAAGAAGCACATTCAGTTATAACAGTTTTTCTCAAGGCGAAAAAGCTCGTATTGACATGGCTGTCATGTTTGCTTGGCGCGATTTAGCATCTGAAGTTTCTGGCGTAGATGTTAATGCGCTGTTTATGGATGAAGTATTTGACGGTCCTTCTGATGATGATGCGCAACGCTCAGTGTTTTCAATTATAGAAAACATGAAAGCCAACGTGTTTATCATTTCGCATGGAGAACACGATCCTCAGAAATTTGACAGACACATTGTAATGTCAAAGCTAGGGAGAACTAGCGTAATGAATGAGGTAATTTTTGATGTTTTATAATCTTCCAACAACTGCTCCTGAAATAAGGAGTTATAATTTAACCGATGAAAATAGTCATGTTAGTTTGATTGTCACTGATGATGACTTAAAACAGGTCTTCAGCGAAGAAGATATCCGCAAGTTGAAATCAAATCGTCATGCTTATTACAGTTTAGTTGAAATTTTCGACTAATGATTTGCGTGAATAGAAATTATATTAGAATGTTCGTTATAAACACACTGAGGAATATGTATGCGTAATCAAGCCGTTGTTTTTGTACCAGCCGATATCCGCCCGATGAGCGATAACGTGTTCGAAAATTCAGTTAAAATCCGAAAAGCCTGGGTATCATTTATCAGCGATATTCGTGCAAACCAACTGCAAGCTCTTGAACAGAAAATTCGGTTCGAACTATATGCCGAAATTGATAAAATGGTTCGAGACACGTATATCGATTTGCTCGTACGCCGTCGAGAAAGCATTCTGGTCAATGGCGGATATCATGTTAAAGGAATGAATGACAAAAAAGTACTGGCCAAACAATTCCAATACGACACTGACGAACTGATTATTCAAGCTGCTCAGACTGTCATGGCAGATTACTAATAAGCTATATCGTAGTTGTGTTATAATATTTCAAATACTGAAAGGAATATGAAATGAAACTTACAAAAGAAACACTGTCCGTAATGAAGAATTTTGCAGCTATCAATCCATCTCTGCGACTTACCCCTGGCAATTTCATCATGACAAAGTCGGTAAATGGTGTTGCATACGCTGAAGCTACAATCGCAGATGAAATTGATTCTGAGCTGAACATCTATGACCTTCCTAATTTCCTGTCAATTCTTGGTCAGCTGGGTGAAGGTTCTGACATCAATCTCTCAAACGGGGAAATTGTCATCCAAAATGGTCGTGCGAAAGTAAATCTGCCTGATGCTGAATCTTCGGTCATCGTGGTACCGAAGCAACGACTGCGTATGCCTCCGGCTGATGTAGAGTTTGATCTGAAAGCCGAAGATTTGACAGAAATTCTCAAAATCTCTCGGGCAGTTGGCGCAGACCGTATCGCGATTACTAATCGCAACGATCATATCGTTATTGATGCGTTTGCAGTCGAAGACGGTGATAATGCACGAACCCGATATTCTTTGACAGTCTGTCCATATGAAGGCACCAACAACTTCAGTTTCGTTATCAACCTTGAAAACGTCAGTGTCGTTGTTGCCGATTACAAAATCAATATTTCTTCCAAGGGCGCTGCTCAATTCCAGGGAATTAATACCGCATACGTATTTGTCCTTGAAACATCTTCAAAGCACGACTTCTAATAAATTCTGGTGTGATATAATGCGGGTGTAAAAGCCCGCTTTCTTTTGAGAGGAATTTTAATATGTTGACAGTTAATGCCGGCGAATTCATGTTTGAAAACAAATATCGTCCAGGAACAATCGATGAATGCATTTTGCCAGAATATGACAAAAAGATTTTCAAATCTATCGTCAAATCTGGTCGTATCCCCAACATTATTCTTCATTCTCCTTCCCCAGGCACAGGTAAAACTACCGTCGCCAAAGCTCTGGTATCAGAAGTTGAAGCCGAGTTTTTGTTCGTTAACGGCGCAGACGCAAAAATTGATTTTGTTCGCGATGTTATGACTCCATTTGCAAGCTCTAAAACTATGGCAGCAGGTGGAAAAGTAATTATCATCGATGAATTTGATCGAGCGGGTCTTGCAGATTCTCAGCGTCATCTTCGCTCATTCATGGAAGCTCATTCCAAAAATTGCACATTTATCATTACTGCGAATGATTTGGGTGGAATTATTCCAGCACTTCAATCACGGTGTCGTGTTATTCAATTTGGTAAAGCCGATCAATCTGATAAAGTCAATATGATGAAACAGATGATTGTTCGTGCCGAAGCAATTTGTGATGCTGAAAATATCGAAGTTGAAGATCGCAAAGTTATTGCCGCTTTGGTTAAAAAGAACTTCCCTGATTTCCGTAAAACTGTCAACGAGATGGATTTCTATGCATCCGAAGGTAAAATTGACAGCGGTATTCTGAGTCTGGTTCTCAATACCCGCAACGATATCGAACAAGTCATTGATGCACTTAAAGCTAAAGATTTGAAATCGCTTCGTGCAATGGCTGGTCAATACACGACTGATTACGCTGGTTTTGTTGAACGTCTATGCAATGCATTGTACCCGCTCGTTAATGGTCCGGCAAAAATTCGCATGTACGAAATTATCGGTGAAAACAACCAACTGTTTGGTCAAGCTGCAAATATCGAGATTCATGTTCAATATATGTTCGTTCAGCTTGCCGTAGAATTCCATGGTAACTGGCTGTAAGGAGTTCGATATGAATTTGAATTTCCTTATGGGTGATGATGAGCAACTCAACGAGCATGAAATTGCTTGGAAATCGAAAGATTGGGATGCCGTATCAGCATTAGCTGATATGTTCAAAGAACCTGCCGAAAACAATGCATTCGCATTGTTGGATGATATCACTTACAACAAAACGGAAAAATGTGTATCAAATAGTGATTACCCGGCATGGTTTATCAATAATGCTCTTTCGATGCATGCCGAAACGCTATATTCGGCATACGTCATGAATCTTCTGACAGCATTGCCGGCCCAAGCACAATACAATTACCTGGTGTCATCTATAAGAAAAGGCAAAATTTACGGCAAATGGCCTAAACTAGATGAATCAATCGATGAAAAGCTTTATATTGCCGTTATACAAGCAGCGAATAACGTTGATTTGCACACCGCAAAGATGTATATGCAAATCATGCAAAGGCGAAACACTTTGAATGATTTTCTGAAAAATCACAAATTTATTGTAACTCCAGCATTTGTTAAAACTGTTGCGAAAACAGCAAAAGATCAAACGCAGATGCTTAAGTTGGCTAAAAAATTCTAAGGTTTTCTTATGATCCAAATCGATATCAATCATCCTGATGATTTTCTGAAAATTGCTGAAACACTTACACGAATTGGCATTGCTTCTAATAAAGAAAAGAAACTTTATCAAAGCTGCCATATTCTTCAAAAGCAAGGCAAATATTTCATTGTTCATTTCAAGGAAATGCTGAAACTAGATGGTCTACCAGTATCAATTTCCGAAGAAGATATTTCTAGACGAAATAATATTGCTTCGTTGCTTCAGTCATGGAATTTGTGTAAAATACTAACTCCTATTGAATTGTCAACTCACAATAATTTTAGAGTTATTAGCCACAAGCAAAAGTGTGAATGGCAGCTTATCGCGAAGTATAAATTTGGTTAATGAAATGGCCTCTGTTGAGGCCATTTAGAAGGATATATTATGCAGCATTACACGAACATCGAAGTTATTGGAAATACCGTTTTTGAGCGTTACGTTAAAGACGGTGTAAGACTATCGCGAAAAACGAACTATCAGCCGACACTCTTTCATCATGCCGCCCCAGGTGTAGAGACAAAGCACAAAGACATCTATGGACGTTTTTGCGTACCGAAGAAGCATGAAAACATTTGGGAAGCAAAGCAATGGCAGAAACGAATGGCCGAAATTGGCCAAGACGCCATGGGTATGGACGACTATTGCATTTCCTACATCTCCGATAATTATCGCGGAGTTATTGATTTTGATCGTGACAATGTCATTATTGATGTAGTCGATATCGAAGTAACAGCTCCAGAATTCCCTGATCCCAAATTTGCAAAATATGAAATTGATATGATTTCCCATGTGCGTTTGCACGAGGGCAAAAAGACATATTACATTTTTGACCTTGTTAAAGATGTAGGCCATTGGGACCCATCTAAGTCTGTTTTGGACAAATATATTCTTGACAATGTCGTTTACATGCCATTCGACACTGAAATTGATCTTCTTCTCAACTATATTCAACTATGGAAATCATCTACCCCTGATTTGGTGTTTGGTTGGAACAGCGAAGGTTTCGATATTCCGTACATTATCACTCGAATTATCAACATCTTGGGTGAAAGTGCAGCTAACCAATTAAGCCCATACGGCAAGATCAGCTCAAAAACAATTACAAATATGTACGGTGAAAAAACGATCTATCGTATCCATGGTGTTGCACTAATGGATTATATGGATGTTTTCAAAAAGTTCAGTTTCACTGTTATGCCTGACTATAAATTGGGCAATGTCGGATACCGTGAAGTTAAAGCAGACAAATTGGAATATGATGGCCCAATTAATAAGTTCCGAGCAGCAGATCACCAGCGATATGTCGATTACTGCGTGCGAGATACGGATATTATTCTGTTGATCGATGGCCGTCGATGCTTTATTGATCTTATTCTGTCTCTTTGCTATTACGCGAAAATTCGTTTCGAGGATGTACTAGGAACTATCAAAGTTTGGGATTCTATCATTTTCAATTCGCTTGTTGAGAAAAATGTAGTTATTCCAATGATGAAAGCTAGTCCAAAGCAAAGTTTCCCTGGAGCATACGTAAAAGAACCTGTTCCTGGTGCGTATCGATATGGCATGAGCTTTGACTTAACATCTTTGTATCCATCTATCCTCAGATTGTTGAACATTAGTCCTGAGATGATCGCAGGGATGTTTTCTCCTGCAAGGATTGAAGACTATATATCTGGCGTTGCTCCTAAACCCTCAGATAAATTCAGTTGCGCACCGAACGGTATGATGTATAAGAAAGGAGTCACCGGGGTACTGCCAACTGAAACTGAAAAAGTATTTCTCCAACGTAAATCCGAGAAAAAGATGATGCTAGCTGCAATTCGAAATCAGGAAGCAATTAAGAAAATTCTGGCTTCTCGCGGAATTAAAACAGACCATTGATTACAGAAGACGGGGTTATGATAAAATAACCCCGAGGAGAAATGATGTGGTATCTTTATAAAGTAACAAACAAGCTGAACGGCCGATACTATGTCGGCGTTCACAAATCTGATAACATTGAAACTGATCCGTATATGGGCAGTGGCCGTGCTATACGACATGCTATCACGAAATATGGTATTTCAAATTTTGATCGAGAAATTTTAGCGGAATTTGATTGCGAAGAGTTAGCATATTTCGTTGAATCGGAAATCGTTGATGCCTATTTTGTTGATATGCCCGAAACGTATAACATGGCTATTGGCGGAAAGGGAGGCTGGTCTCACATTGATACAAAGGGTGATAATAATTGGATGCGTTATTGTTCAGCGAATGATAAAAAGAAACATTCAAAGTCAGTCAGTGAGTCGCGCAAATCTAGTGAGCGCTGTCGCAAATCGTCAATAGAAAATTTCAAAAAAGCTTCGGCCGCTCGGATTGGTTCAAAGGATTCAGCAGAAACGATAGAAAAACGCAAAATGTCATTACGACAATTTTACGAACAAAACGACTCTGTTTTGAAAGGCATTAAATTTAAAGAAACACATAAAAAGGCATTATCTGACGCATGGACACCCGAGATGCGACTTAAGCAAGCTGAGCGTGGCCGAAGCAGCACGAGTTTTATTATGTCACGTCTAGGTGTTACATTGTCGCGCGAAACAAAGGAATTGCTATCAGCATCAGCAAAAGCACGTTGGAATAAATTGCCACGGGTTATGATACAATGCCCACATTGTTTGAAAGAAGGTGTCTCGCACGCGATGAAACGTTGGCATTTTGATAAATGCAAGCAAAAGAAGGATTAACAATGGAACTTGAATTATTTCGTGATTTTAATGACGCTGAACTTGAATACCTGAATACTCTGTCAAATGACGAACTTCAAAAAGTAATTGTGTCTTGTGAAAAAGAAGAACAAAAGCGCAACACAAATCAACTTAATCGCAAAATTTTGATCAACTCGCTTTATGGTGCGTTAAACTAACCCAGGCGCACGTTAAACCCGGTGAACTCAGGGGAAATCTCAATGAGACAATCCTGAGCCAAGCTTGTTAGTATGAACGCGATGTAAAAGGTGTTACCAGAAATGGTTTGTCGAGTAATAACACCAAAGCCTCCAAAGCAGGGCTAACAAGAAGGTGCAACGACTATCGAAAGGCAACATATGTTGAACCGAGTAGAGTACACTCAAGTGAGTGGAAGCGCCGGGATACCGAAAAGGTATATAATATAGTCTAAACATATATGGCAACATATAGCTGCGAGTTAATGCTGTGAAGCATAATCCGCGGTCTAGGATTAACGACCCTAGGCGAATAACATGTGGGTAACAACTTCTTCCGATTCTACGATTTGCGAAATGCTGAAGCTATTACAACTTACGGTCAATTGGCTATTCGGTGGATTGAGCGTAAACTGAACGAATATATCAACAATCTCGTCAAAACAACTAATGTTGATTATGTGTGTTATATTGATACTGACTCGGTGTATCTCAACATGGAAGCAGTTGTCAATAAAGTAGGAATTGAAAAATTCAAAGATACCAATCACTTGATTGACTTTTTGGACAACTTGGGTCAAAAGAGGCTTGAACCATATATTGACGAGTCCTATAAAGAACTTGAAAAATATATGAATAATGATCACCATTTGTTGTTAATGGATCGTGAGGCCATATTTGGAGCTCCACTTGGTTCGGATGGGATTGGCGGGTTTTGGACTGGTAAGAAAAGATATGCACTAAATGTCTACGACATGGAAGGCACTCGATACGCAGAACCGCATCTTAAAATCATGGGTTTGGAAACTCAACGATCATCCACTCCTTTGGCTTGTCAAAAATCGCTAAAAGAGTCAATTCGTCGGTTGCTGCAAGAAGGTGAATCTTCTTTGCAAAATTATTTCATTCAATTCAAGAATGAATTCAAAACGATCGATTATCAAGAGATTGCCGCAGTGTCTTCTGCGAATAATATCGCCAAAAACGCGGATTCGGCAGGATATCCAATTAAAGGAGCTCCATATCATGTGAAAGGAGCCCTTGCATATAACCGGATTGCAAAAACTGACCAATCAATTCCAGAGATTGTTGAAGGCGAAAAGGTAATGGTTATTCCTCTTCGTGATCGCAATCCATTCAATGAAGCGTGTTTTGCGTGGCCGTCAGGAACGCAAATTCCGCCTGTCGTAGAAGCCGATGTTTTGAAGTTTATGGATATAAATAAGCTTTTTGATAAAACATTCGTTAAACCACTTGCTTCAATTTGCGAAGCTACGAAAACAGATTATGAATTTAGGAATAATTTGTTTGACATGTTTGATATTTGAGGAAATAGTATGCCGTTATATGACTGTTCAAGATATTCGTGACATCATGGTGTCAAAATACAAATCAAATGAATTTGTTACTGACAAATCCGGAGTTAAAACCGTCGAAATTGCTCCAGTTATGTTTAAGGCCGATGAAGATCTAATTTTCGGTAAACTCAATCACGATTATATTGAGCGAGAGTTGTCTTGGTATTTGAGTCAATCTCGTTATGTTGCTGATATTCCAGGTAAAACCCCAGCAATTTGGGAAGCCGTTGCAGATTGTAACGGTATGATCAACTCCAATTATGGTTGGGCTATTTTCAGCGAAGAAAATGGAAATCAGTTTGCAAATGTTGTCAAACATCTAATTGAAAACCCATATACCCGCCGTGCAAACATGATTTATACTCGGCCATCTATGCACACCGATTACAATGCAAATGGCATGTCTGATTTCATGTGCACCAATAATGTCCAATACCAGATCCGGGATGGAAAACTGAATGCAGTCGTTCATATGAGATCGAATGATGCTATTTTTGGTTATCGGAATGACTGGGCGTGGCAGGATTATGTTTTGTCTAGACTGGTTGATACTCTTCAATCCCATGAAATCATGGTAGAAAAGGGTGATATCTACTGGTGTGCTGATTCACTCCATGTGTATAAAAGACATTTTGGCCTCATTGAACAATATATTGCTCAATAATTCTCAATTTCAGGCATAGCGAGCATAATATTGCTCGCTATGTTTAGAATCTTTATAGGGTTGATATAATGTCACCACACAAAGGGAACATTTATGGCATCTACCACTGATGATGAAACTCCCAAAAACTTAAATGACGCTCATGCTCTTATACAGCATGCTATGGAAAACGTTAAACAAGAGCTGTTGATAATCGATAAATCGGGCAAATCACACCTTGTTTATATTTTTGATGCTCATATACATGATGGAAAACTGCCTGTAGATTACAAAGCAGTTAATGAAAATGATGAAATTCATCAACTTGTTCATGAAGCTATGAATGCTCAGATTAACCAAATTATGAAAGAAGACAAACAAAAAGAGGAAAATGAGCCGTGGTGGAAACGAATCTGGTTATCGCTAAAGAACATCTTTTGACAAGATATAACGTAGATGAAACTCCGATAGACGAGTATCTCACTATATGCGGCAAATACGATTGCAATGGCGAATGGCATCATATTTTACCAACGTCAATCTTCATTGAATTTGAATCATTCGAAATATACCCGTGGAATAAGGCTAAGTTGTCGTATATTGATCATTGCCGAGCGCATCTGGCATTAGCGAGAGCAACAAATGACCCTAAAGCGTGGGCCGGCATTAGCGCTATAGTGAACCTGAAAGGAACCCAATCAACCAGGAAGGACTTTGATTGCGATGAACTCAAAAGTATTTTGGCTGAAGCTACGCTGAACTATCGAGGAGAATTGCACCACAACACTGGAACAATTAGATCTAGGGGATCAAATAATCCTCGGTATGGTAGTAAACATACAGCTGAATCTAGAGCTAAAATGAGTTTAGCTCTTAAAGGTCTTAAAAGATCGGATGAGGCTAAGCGTAATATGTCAATTGCTTTTACCGGGTTGACACATCAGCGCACCGGCGCGAGATGGAATAGCGAAAAAGAAGATCTCTATAATCTCTGGGTTGAATCAGGTAAACTCAAAAAGGTTAAATTTTCTAGTTGGCTGTCAACGAATTCGATATATAATTACACTCGAAATGAGTTACAAAATCTAGTTAAAGAATTTGCCGAAAAAGGCTTTGTTCCGCCGGAGAATAAATCATGATGCCAGAAACAATATTGGAGAACCTTCTCTTCAACAATACGTACTTTATTTCGGCGTACCCGTACATAAAAGAAGATTATTTCGACCGTGGGCCTTACCGCGAGATTTTTAAACTCATTCAAAAACATGTGAATGAGTACAATACAATCCCAACCAAAACTGCACTTGCAATTGCGCTTGACAAAAAATCTATCGATCAAGTAACTCATGACGGTGTGAAGGAAGTTTTGGCTCGCCTGTCTTCTAAACCAGAAGATCATGCCTGGTTAATTAAAGAAACTGAATCTTACTGCAAAGACCAAGCGATGTATAACGCGTTGTCTAAGGCAATCGAGATACAGGAAAATGCAGCCAAACCATTCGAAGAACGAAATAAGAAATTGCCAGATGTTGGTGCAATCGAAGATTTGATGAAAGAAGCATTGGCTATTTCGTTTGATGGCTCAGTCGGGCATGATTGGTTTGAAGATTATGAACGACGTTATATGCTTTATCAATCCAAAGCGAATAAAGTCCCGTTCATCTCAAACGTTCTGAATAAAATAACCAAGGGTGGTGCAGAACTTGGCACTCTAAACGTTATTATGGCAGGCGTCAACGTTGGTAAATCTCTAGGCCTTTGCTCTTTAGCCGCAGATTATCTCCAAACTGGCAAAAACGTCGTATATTTCTCAATGGAGATGGCTGAGCACGTGGTTGCCAAACGTATAGATGCCAACTTGCTTGACGTTACGCTTGACGAAATAGATGATGGCAACATGAGCTTTGCCGAGTATAAAGCTCGGATGGAGCGTCTGAAATCCAGAAATATGGGTCGTTTGATTATCAAGCAATACCCAACTTCTGGTGCAAATGCCAATCATTTCAACGCGTTTTTGAACGAGCTGAAGCTGAAGAAAAACTTCAAAGCAGATGTTGTTATTGTGGACTATTTGGGTATCTGCGCGTCCACACGAATTCGTGGAGGTTCTGAGAACTCGTATACTTTGGTAAAAGCTATTGCCGAAGAATTGCGTGGCCTGGCTGTCCAACATCAAGTTGTTCTATGGACTGGTGCTCAAACTACTCGATCGGCATGGGATTCGACCGACATCGACATGTCTGATGTAGCTGAATCTGCTGGCTTACCAGCAACTGCCGATTTTATGCTCGCAGTGATGGAAACCGAAGAGTTAGCTCAAATGGGTCTCCAATTGATGAAGCAGATAAAATCGCGGTATGGAGATAAAAATTGGATTAACAAATTCAAAATGGGTGTTAAAAAGGGCAACCCAGAGATGGTACGATGTAGAAGAAGAACAATCAAGGCCGGGAACGCCAAACACGCCTTCTCCGAGACAAGCTGACAATACGAAGGGAAATAACTCAAGACAACATCTTGACGAACTTGCCGCTACAATGAATTTCTGATGGCCTAACGGCCATCTATATAGGAAACTGATGATGAAAACATTTCTAGAGTGTTCTGGTAAACAGAAAGATCATGTCAATATGGATATACAGGTTGACGAAGATGTTGTGGCTGGTGATTCTGGAGGAGACCCAGTCAACATCGCAGCTGGTAAAACGTCTGGCGCAGTCATTTCCCCTGGGCCTAAAGCCCTTCCTAAGAAGGAAAAGAAGAAGAAATGATTACGTTCGAAGCCGCTCAAGAAGCATGCGAGGCTTTAGGTCATGTGGCATTAAAGAATCTTAGAAATCAGCCTCATCTCAATATTCTGAAAACAATCTACACAAATTGTTTACCGAGCATGATGAAGGATGTTGTGTATGAGATGGCTGTTAATGCTGCAGAAATTGATTCGTACTTGGTTACACAAGGAAAGCCATTCTCACGTTTAGAATATGCTCAACATCGCGAAATTCTGTTGGAAGCATGTCGTCAATTGGGTGCTAAAGGTTTTATTGCGTAATATAATGGGGCCAAGAGCCCCATTTGGAGTTATTATGTTTGCTGATTTTTTGTTTGCTGAAAGAGCAATGATGCATTTGCCAAAATTCAAACGAAAGAAGGGAAAGTTCAATTCGAGATGTCCAATATGTGGTGATTCCATGACAGACATGAACAAAGCCCGCTTTTGGATGTATGAGAAGAAGGGCGAGTGGCAAGTTCATTGCTTTAACTGTGGTTATCATAGCAATTTGGGCGGGTATTTAAAGGAACGAGAAGAAGAACTTTATCGTGAATGGCTATTAGAAAGAAGGAAAGAAAGCACTGTCTTCAAGACAGAAACAAAACCAGTAGAAAATCTTTTCACAAAAAAAATGCCGGTGATTGAAAAGTTAAATTTTTGTGATCGTCTAGATTTACTACCAGTGAACCATCCTATAGTAAAATATGTCGCAAACAGAAAAATACCGACAACAGCATACAAGAGGTTGTGGTTTACTCGTGAATGGCAAAAATTGGTAAATTCTATTTCACCAGATACATATACCCGTGAATCGCCGGAAAATAGATTGGTTATCCCAATATTTGACAAAAATGGTGAAATCCAGTCTTTTCAGGGAAGAGCTCTATCAGCTAGTCCAAACAAATACATCACTATAAAGGCTCATGAAGATGCATCAAAAATTTACGGAATGGACACAATTGATGGGAACCGAACTGTATGGTTTATGGAAGGACCAATTGACTCCCTCTTCATTCCGAATTCTGGAGCTATCACTGGCGGTAGTCTTGCACTAAACGAAGTGCCGTTCAAAAGCACTCGAGTATGGGTTCTTGATAATGAACCATTTCATCCTGATACATGCAAGCGGCTGTCTAGACTAATAGATGCAGGTGAACGAGTTGTGATGTGGGACAGGTGCCCTTGGGCGTCCAAAGACGTGAATGATATGATAGCCAAAAACGGAGCAACCTCTGAAGAAATAGAGAAATATTTTCGAGATAACACTACCTCGGGTTTGCAAGCAAAACTCAGATTCGGCAAGTGGAAACGAGTATAATATTTAGTGAATTTTACTGTTTACTTTCAAATTGCAACGTGATAGGATATCCGTAAGTTAAACAAATGGCAATTTGAACATCTATGACACGCATAAATCTCGAACATCCTTCTCTATTGTGCAATGCTCACCTCATAGGCGAATGGTATGAGAATCCTCGGGTTGCGAGCATTTTGATCAAGAAAAACGGAAAGACTGGTAAAATTCCATCAAAATTTACCGTTCGCACAAATAAAAACCCTCTCGGTGGTCGAGGGCATGTAACTTTCTTTTACAACAAATTGGCTTGGCTACGCGATCGATATCTGATGCTAATGGAAGAAATGACAAAACGCGGCTATTCGGCGACTGACAATTGGAAAGTTGAAATTTTCTTTCCCGAATATGCACATTTATTTGGCGAATGGGAACCGTCAAAAGCTGACATCTCGTTGAGTCGCACAAGAATTTCTGAGATGATTCCCGAAAAGCACAAGTTGACTGAAAAACAAATTCAGCAACTTAAGCAGATTGACGAATATAAGGAAAAAATGAATGAAATCTGAGCTTTATAAACGTGGATATAAGTGGGCTTTTGACGCTGCAAAAACTCAATCTCGTGAAGAAATTGAAGCACAAGCAGATAATTCTTTCGATTTTAACGATTTCGACCGTGGTGCGCTGGAGGCTGTCCGCGATATGCAAAATACGGAGAACAAAACATGAAAGCTCTGACTATTGCTCTATTATTCGCTGCTTCTACAGCTTCTGCTGCTAGCTTGGATTGCCAAGTAAAAAATCTGAATGCTATCGAGAAAGCTATTTGCGCTGTTCCAGAAATTTCTTTGCTGGATGATCAAATGGCAGAAGCATTTAAGGCGGTATCGCATATCCCCGGGGTTAAAGTTGACCAGCGTGCGTATATCAAAACCCGGAATGCTTCAACATCATTGTCTGAACTAAAAGACAATATGACTGACCGCATCATTGAGTTGCAGATTATTGCCGAATTGGAAGGTGTTCAGAAAAAACCACATTCTGAAATTGTCAGAACCGATTCTGCTAAAGCTACAAGTAATCGACCTGTCGAAAAAGACACGGTGGCAGATCTCATTTGGCAAGCAAAGCAAGGGGATGAACTCAACTTTCGTGGAAAAACGAGCTACACAGATTACCGTGACAAAAATGCTCCGATTTGGATGCGCAACTGCGCGTACAGGATAGTTCGCAACGAGGTGATGGGCAGATGGGTAGCTCAAGCACGTTCTGCTGGTCTAATTAACGAATTCAAATCAGTGGAGTATAAAATCGAAACTGGTTTTATCAATATGACCATTGATAATTTGAAAATGAATATTCAGCAGAGTCGTCAAGGTATGCGAAACTATGGCAATAGGGAACGATGAGGGTAATGCAAAATGTTGGATTCTTATTCTCACCATAGTTGGAACAGGAATGTCTTCTGTTCATTCTATCCCGTTTAACACATATGATTCTTGCGAAAAAGCTCGAATGTGTGGGTAAATGAAAATACCCCTGATTCTAGGAAATATACTTGCTGTTTGTGTTGAAAAATGATATAATATTATAACTAACATAGGAGAATAAAATGACACCTCAATTCAATGAATGCGCTCAGTTGGCCAATGATATGGACAAGGCAGCAAATGCGCTGAATGATTGCCTTAGTGCCCACGATAATCCTCTCAATCGAATGATTGATATGCAACGCCAACTTCAAATTGAGCTCGCGCAACGACACCCGAAATACAATCGCGACCCACGAGAGCTTAAAACTTGCGGCGAAATTCTTGACTGGTGCCAAGCTCAGGATGATTATATTGCAGATGAGATTCGCGAGCATTATACTGCTCTGGGTGGAATGAGTAATCCCAAACCGAATGCGATCTGGAAACCATGGCGTGCCGAACATGATGAATATCGTAATCGACTATTTTCTGAATTGTCACCTGAAGACCAACTCGAAGCAAAATTTGAGTTGATTGACCAAATGCATTTTGTTCTTAACAAGATCATTGCTATGGGCATGGATGGTGATGAAATCTTCAAACTCTATTATTTGAAAAATGCCGAAAACTTCGCAAGGCAGGAGAATGGATATTAATGCTTGAACAAGATGAAATTGATGAAATCAATCGCTTGCGCAAACTAGATGTTGAAGAAGGAAGGGCGTCTATTTACGCCCCATATATTCCATTTCAAACAATCAAATATGAGGATTTTTGCTATGTATGAAGTCAAATGGATTGAAATTAACCGGGACAATCATGGTGTAACATTTGCTATGAATACACCTAACGGTGTTCTAATCCGAGTCAATTACACTTTTAAAGCAGAAAAGTTTGATATGACATTCATTCCTGATATAAAAGTTGTCAGTAATCCCAATGGAAATGGGTATATTTTCTGCCACGGGTGATTCATGAAAAAATATGTAATCCAATGGAAAGACGTCGAAGGATTCTGTCATTTTGTGGACGGCAATTTGTACGGCTCATCTAGCGGCGTTGTATTCCATAATTCGTGGGAAGATGCCAAAGCTAATATGCAGAAAGCGAAAGAAGCCATAGCAGAGTATTTGAAAGGAACAAAAGTCGTCAAAAAGCGACTATTTGGGCTTCCAACAATAGTCGCGATCAACAAGCCGTCGGAATATTTGGCCAATACGCATAAACGACTGTGTGATACAATGCATATCGCTGATATTAACGTGATGCCAAAACAAATGAGGTAAAAATGGTAACATATGATGATTTGACTGTTGGTCAAAAAGATGCTATTGAAAAAGCACTCCAAGCAATGAGAACTAAACGCCATATTACCATTCGAGGGCCTGCGGGCTCTGGTAAAACTACTATGACCCGTTTTTTCTTTGAACGCCTTTTCCAAACCGGCCAACAAGGTATTGTTCTCACAGCACCTACGCACCAAGCAAAGAAAGAATTGTCCCAGCATGCCTTGCGCAAGTCGTATACAATTCAGTCTGTCCTGAAGATTAACCCAAGCACTCTCGAAGAAAATCGAATTTTTGAGCAGAAAGGTACTCCTGACTTCTCCAAAACACGTGTGCTTATCTGCGACGAAGTATCGGTTTTTATACCCGCAAAATTGTTTGACATTCTGATGCGAAATGTTCCATCTCATTGCGTTGTTATCGGCATTGGAGATAAGGCGCAAATTCGGGGAGTATCAGAAGATGATACGCATGAACTCAGTCCATTCTTCACAGACAATCGATTTGAACAAGTCGAATTGACCGAAGTAAAACGTCACCAAGGCCCAATCATTGAAGTTGCAACAGATATCCGAAATGGCAAATGGATTTATGAAAAGCTTGACGATTCTGGTAATGGAGTAAAGCAATTTCATACGGTCAAAGATTTTCTTTCAAAATATTTCGAAAGAACAAAAACGCCAAATGACCTACTTGAAAATCGCATAATGGCTTACACAAACAATTCTGTTGATAAGCTAAATTCCGTTATTCGCAAACAGCTATATGGGGCAAACGTTGCGCCATTCTTTCCAGATGAAATATTGGTCATGCAAGAACCACTCATGTTTGACATAGACATTGGTGGCCAAACTCTAAAAGAAGTCATTTTCAACAATGGACAAAACGTACGGGTTATAAACATCAAACCTTCTCGCAAAACGCTTAAAGCAAAAGGTGTCGGCGAAATTGAAGTCGAATGCACAATGCTTGAGTGTGAATCTTATGAAGAAGATGAAGATGACTATAGACGGGCGTGGTTTACGGTTGTTCATGACCAAAATACTCAATATGCAATAAACGAATTTTTGTCTATTATTGCTGAAAAATATAGAAGTCGTGAAGTTTTCCCCAACTGGAAAGACTTCTGGGCAATACGTAATACTTTCGTTAAAGTTCGACCCTTGGGTGCAATGACATTTCATAAATCACAGGGTTCAACATTCGATAATGCATATCTTTTTACTCCGTGTTTGCATCAATATTGCAGAGACCCGGATGTTGCACAGGAATTGATTTATGTCGGAAATACTCGTGCCCGCAAAAATGTCTGTTTCGTATAAGTATCCCGAAAAAGCGATTTATAGACCAGGTCAACTGGTCTATTTTATCAAAAATGGGTATCGCTATAGTGGAACTGTATTACAATACAAATTCGGAAGTTATCGCATATTGAGCGATGCTTTTGATATGGTATTGCACATTAAACCAAACCAAGTGGAGAGTAGATTAGTATGAGCAAAGTGACAGATTTTATTATTGACTGGGAAACTATGGGCAATGCCCCTGATGGCGCAGTAGTTGACCTTGCTGTTTTGGTGTTTGAGCATGACCCATACAAACTGCCTACATTTGAAGACCTGTGCAAACGCGGGCGTCGATTCAAATTCAATCTGCAAGAACAAAAAGGCATGAGATTCTTTGACCAAGGAACAATCGATTGGTGGAAAAAACAAGATACCGAAGCTCAAAAGCATCTTAAACCATCGAGTGAAGATGTCAGTGTCATGGAATTTTATGAAAGCTTCCTTGACTTTCTTGCAGCACAAGGGTTTGACAAGAAAACAGGTCAGGGATGGTGCCGCGGTCAAAGCTTCGATTTTCCTATTATGGTCGATGTTATCCGCAAAATTTACAACACCCGTGAAACATTCAAATATGAGCCATGTTTCTTCTGGCAACAACGTGATGTTCGTACTGCTGTAGAAGCTACTCTGTTGATGCGAGATATGACCATGTGCCCTATGCCTAAGGGTGTTTTGGATGGATTTGTTGCCCATAACGCAATTCACGATTGTGCCAAGGCTGCGTTAGAATTGCTTTATTCCAAGCGATACGCTCTCGGTCTCGACGATATTCCCACTGGTGATGATGTTGACCCGCGGAGTGTCCGTAAATGACAGTTGTTTTCGGAGAGGGGTTGAAAAAACCCCTTCTTTTATCACACGTCACCTGGCACGACGGTAAAGTTCAAAGTGCTTATGTTATTAACGGGGCATGGGAATTTAGCAGGGTTGATGGAGTTTTGTGTGTCGAAGGTGATGCCGATTCTCCGATGGAAGAATTCCAAATTGTAATAGATGTTCCTCAAGCATTTGTTAGTGATGATTATAATACAATCATCGAATGGGCTAAAAATGAGGCATCAAAATGATTTACGAGCATTATGGTGCGGATAGCTTCTGGGGCACAACGATCCAAACAGCAATGGAAATCCGAAATCGGTTGAATTCAACGATGTTTCTGCGGTTTGTCAAACGAAAAGATTATAATGCGCGATATGAAGCGTTGATTAAATCTATTGGTGAAATGCTTGGGCAAAAGCATCCGACGGCCAAAACGTGGGTAGCAAAACCGAATCCTTTCAGGGATGGTGTACTAGTGGAGATTCGAGAATGAAACAAAATTACGCTTGGTTAGCGTATCACTTCGGCTTGGTTCCAGCAAATGGTTGCAAATATGGCACACGTGGATTTACGTTTGCTAACAATAACCCGCACTTTGCAAAATTCATTTCAACTGAAGATTTTTGTGCTATTTTGCGGGTCGCACGACACTGCTTCCTTAAGGGCCGAGAAGTTCCAGTTTACGATCATGACAGATTGATTTACGGCTGTTTTACTGGCGCGGATGAGCTTTTTATCAGAAGTCGAGACACTCGAAAACTGAAGTTTCAGTTTTGGCTATCAAAATCTGCGACTCATCATGTTTTGAACCGTGTAATCAACACTGATTTCCGATGGATTCAACGAACCAAACGAGGCCCAAAATGGATCAGCAAGTAAATGAAGAAGTAGTTGTTTATCTGGATATTGATGGTGTTCTCAATACGGGTGCTGATCACGCAGAATGGAGAACTGACCGGAACAGTCACTTGTATCGTGTTTCACCATACAATCGTGGCGATTTTGTCAGCAACCATAGACTCAGTTTGCTGAGGGAATGGCTAAAGAAACATGATGCTAAAGCGGTTGTAATTAGCTCATGGGTCGTTTTGCGTGATACTGGAAAAATGATATGTGATTTTCTCGAACTTCCGTATCATTCCGAAGCATACGATACTGGCGGCGGAAAATCTCGTGGCACTGGTGTTCTTCGTCATGTAGCCGATCATAATATCCATAGATGGGTGGTCTTGGATGACGCCCAATGCATGCATGATCACGATGAGGTCCTACTTAGACACCTGGTTCATATCAAAGGTGGTCTCAATGAATCATATTTGGAAGAGGCAGACTTCATCCTGTGACACCTGGTGTTCCCACACCGAGAGTGACCTGGGAAACAGCCTATATAGCAAGTCAGTTGAATTGATAAAACACCTGAGTGATTACTGGAATAAAAAGAACCGGGCTTCGCCCGTCGTGTTTGCACGATCCAGTTTATCGTTTCATCTTATTTATATAGGGGCTCTTCGGAGCCCCTTTTTGTTTTCAAAACTAGTGTACAAGATAGTGCTTCATGATAAAATAGCTTCAAGTTAACCAACAAGGAGTACTTTATGATTTACGCAATTAACAAATTCGGTGTAGCATTTGCGATTGAAGCCCACATTTGTGCTTATTCGATTGCTTCTAGAGGCTGCCAAGTTTTCTCGTGCATTGACGATATGTATGCTGCTATGGATCCTCAGGCTGTCGGTTACGAGTATCACATCAAGCAAGATGGCGATGCTATCATTTGCGAACTCGAACAGACCAACGTTAGCGTAGAAAAAGATTTTGTTGAATTTATCTCTGAGTACGAAATTTAAGTGTACAACTGATGTGGCTGTTTTATAATAGCCACATCAAACAAACATGGAGTAATGAAAATGCGTATTTCCAAAGATTTCTTCCTTGACGTAATGTTTTCCAACAAGGTTTCTGTTGTCGAGAAATCCCACGAAGAGCATCTCTGCTATACTACCGTTCTGTATGTTTTCGAAGGCAATACTCGAATTGCTGTTCTCGAACGTGTTATCACCGCAGAAGGTACCACCTGGGTGCTGAAAGAAGGTATCTATGAAGAACTGAAGGGTAAAATCTGATGGGAGCTCCGAATCATAGATTGCTGCTGTGCGAAGAAAAAAGTCATGGAGTTGAAAAGGAATTGTATGACCTTTTCATTGAAATGAACTCTATTGGTGCAAACAATCAAGACACTTGGGGCAAACTCTTTAAGACTAAGGCATACAACGAGTCTCAAACTCAAATGGCTGAGTATAAAGAGAAAATTCGCAAAATCATTGCGACTAATTTTCCGCAATCTATCACGTATGCGTACGAGCTGATTGGTTTGAGGGGAATTGTCGATGTTTCCATGAAGCGTGGACAACGAATTTTAGTGAAACTTCAATACGAGCAATAAAAATGAGAATTCGTCTTGTTGATAAGAAAGGTTTCATAGATGCAAACCGTCAAGACAGTCAATCCTACAGATTAGCAAGGACTATTGTTGAATTTGCAAAATGGAGGCAACTCTGTGTTATAGGCAATGATGGCCCCGAATGGCTTCTCAATGTCTATGGTCCATGTTGGCGCGGCAGAATTTCTGCAAACTGTAAGCAATATTTCGAGGTTCAAAATGAAAATTAAATTGAAAATCCCTCTTTCCGAATATCAACAACGTTTTTGCAAAACGGAAGGGCAGAGGTTATGGGCAAGTACGCTTGAACTGAAATCCAAATCTGGAGAACTTCGAGTTCTCGAAACAATGCCAGACGGGACATTGAAAACAAATGCTACTTTCCTTGGATACAACATTGGAATTCCACTCGAGGAACAGCGATATTTCGAATTTGAGGAGCAAAAATGATTGATGACGTCAAAATCGATATGACTAGCAGCTTTAACGCTAGCATGGCTGTTCCTCCAAGATCGATGGGTTTTGTGATGGGCAAGCTGATGGAAGAAGTAGGTGAATTTGCCAAGTCACTGAACCAGCCAGAACGCTGCGATGAACGCCCAGTCGGTGAAGCTGCAGATATTATGAACTGTGTTTGCGACATGCTGTATTTGCAATACAAGGAAGATTATCCTAAACTCAGTGAAACACAGATCGTAGATTTGATTAAAACCGAATTGAATTTCCAACTCAACTTGAAAGCCGAAAAATGGATGATAAAAGCATGTACCAAGTAATTTTTATCGTTGTTGTCAGTGCTGTGCTTATTGCATGTTACGTTTCTATGTGGGATGACCATTGGAAACGTAAATGCGAAACTGAAATCACTGCAATGAACGCATGGCTAAAGAAGTATAGCATGACGATGAGGCTAAAAGGAAACAAAATTGGTCCATTCGCAAAATGGGTTATTATCTCGGATGGAACAAATGTTGATTTCGAAAACTGTAAAGGCATCGGTTTTCGAAAATTGTATAAAACTCTTGTCAAAGTCCGTAAAGACAGTATTGCGTATCCCATTTTAGATCAGACTGGTAGTTTGGCGTCTTTGCTTTACAAATCGCAAATGAAAAAAGATGTTAAAAAATCCATTTGGGAGGACTAAATGTCAACTGTGGCTGTCTTGTTTGTTGTCACTATAATTATCGTGCCAATTTCTGGAAAGATTAAACGCGAAAGTTCGCAAAACACTGAGTAGTGATATAATGGCACTACTCTATCAATTCATTATGAGGAATATTAATGTCTGATGAATTCAAAGTTCTAACTCCTCGCGAACATGTAATTCTTCGCCCAAATATGTATGTAGGTTCTGTTGCGTATGAACCACACGAACGATTCTTGTTTGGTAAGTATCAATCTGTTTCTTATGTTCCAGGCCTGGTAAAAATCATCGATGAAATCATTGATAACTCGGTGGATGAAGGTATTCGTACTGATTTTAAATTTGCAAATAAGATTGATATTCGCTTTGATTTGCTTGAAGGTTCTGTGACAGTAGTGGATAATGGCCGAGGTATTCCTCAATCGATGGTAAACACTCCAGATGGAGAAATGCCCAAGCCTGTTGCTGCCTGGACACAAACTATGGCAGGTTCAAACTTTGATGATACTAAACGCGTATCGATGGGGATGAATGGTGTAGGTTCTTCTCTGACAAACTTCTTCTCCAAGACTTTTATCGGTGAAACATGCGATGGCAAAAACTTTCTCACTGTCACTTGCTCTGATGGTGCATCTCAAGTCAATTGGGAAACCAAGCCAGGTAAAATCAAAGGAACGTCGGTATATTTCATCCCTGATGAAAAGCACTTTGAAGGAAAAACGATCGATCAGCAGATAGTAGATATCATTTCAGATCGAATCACGGCATTGTCCGTGGTGTTCCCGAAGATTAAATTCACTATCAACGGTGAAGTTGCTTCGATGAAGTTTGCAGAATACGCTAAAATGTTCGGTGATGAATCTCTCATTCTCGAAAATGACAATTTCAGCATTGCAATCTGCAATTCTCCTGAAGGATTCCGCCAAGTCAGTTATGTCAATGGTTTGAATATCAAGAATGGTGGGTCCCACATCGATTACTTGGTAGATGGCATTGCCGACGAACTTATTCCATCAATCAAACGAAAGCATAAAATTGAAATAAGCAAAGCTCGAATTAAAGAATGCTTGACGATGATTGTGGCTGTTCGTGGAATGAGTAATCTTCGGTTTGATTCTCAGACAAAGGAACGTTTGACGAATCCGCTTGGCGAAGTGAAATCACACATTGAGCTGGACTTCAAAAAGTTAGGAAAGCAAATCATGAACAATGATGCTATCCTGATGCCAATCATTGAGGCTGCTCTTGCTCGCCATCTGGCTGCAGAAAAAGCAGCATTGACGAAAGCCCAAAAAGCAGCAGCAAAAACCAAAGTCGCTAAGCATATAAAGGCCGGTTCCTGGGGTGACATTTCCAAAGAAACAACTCTGTTCCTGACAGAAGGTGATTCGGCTATTGGGTATTTGTTGAGTGTTCGTGACAGCGAATTGCATGGTGGATATGCTCTTCGAGGAAAGGTTATGAACACTTGGGGAATGAAAGGTTCTGACGTGCTAAAGAACCGAGAATTGGCCGATATCTGTGCAATCATGGGTCTCGATTTAGCTAATCCAGATGATGTCGAAAATCGCAAATACAAAAATGTTGCAATCATGACTGATGCCGATCCAGATGGCCAAGGCTCAATTTACCCATGTCTACTCGCGTTCTTTAGCCGTTGGCCAAAGTTGTATGATCTTGGGTGCGTACGATTTGTAAAAACTCCGGTAGTCATTCTTTCTAAAGGAAAGCAGACCAAGTGGTTTTATACCATAACTGAGTTTGATGCACAAAAGGAAAAGTACAAAGGTTGGGAACTTCGATACATCAAAGGATTGGGTTCACTTCGCGAACATGAATATTCCGAAGTCGTTAATAACCCTCAATATGATATCGTCGATCTTGGACCCGATTGGGAAGAATTGTTCGAAATGCTGCTTGGCGATGAAGCAGAACTTCGAAAACAATGGATGTCACAATGAAAAGGGCTCTTCGGAGCCCTTTGTTGTTTTTGAAAAACAGTGTACAACGCTTAAAGTGAATGGTATTATGGATCCATCAAATCAACTAAGGAGTACATCATGAAAATCGTTCGAGTTAAATTCAAATCCCCGGAGCACCGTAAAGCTTTTGCTAAATCTGCCTCGTACAACGCCGAATTCGAGAAATTCATGCCAGACGAATTTTGGCTCGGGTTTGATCCAAACAAAAATGTTCAATACCGTTTGGTCGATTCTGATGGTGTGGTGATCGAGCTGCCGGAATCAACAGGTGGTGGCGGAATCATTTTCGACGACGAAGAACTTTATTATTTCATGGAAATTATTGAATAATTTCACAACAAAGCAGTTTACAACCGCGAGGCTATGGGATACTATAGCCTCAAGTTAAACAAACTGCAAAACATGGAGTAATTTAAAATGATCAACTTCACCGAAGCATTCGGTAACGTTAAATCCCATGCAATGTTCTTCTCCCCGTATCTTGATACCTTTATCAATGTTTACGGTGTTGAAACTGATTCTCCGTCAGTCTTCATGAACATCAAAGGTACAAAGAAAGCAAAGCGTCTCGGCGGCAAGAAAGCTGCTTCATACATCGAATACGTTCAAATTGAATTGGCTAAAGGAGAATAAAATGAAAGCACGTTTCAAATCTGAAAGAAGCACGCCAGCAGTTCATCAACTACGGCGAAAAGCGTTGGGCAATTGGTCCTCTGGGCGACACAAATAACAACCGTCGTATCGCTCGTCACTTGGGAATGAAAGAGTTCGACGTTGTCAAACTCAATTCTCCATTTGCTGGCTGGTTTTGACATCGTCATTGATGGCGCGGGTGTTCGAGTCTATCGCTAGCGACGAAACTTGCTTCTTCGAGTTCATTGATTTGATTAACTTGCCGGGCGGCTGCCCGGCTTTTTTGTATCAAAACAGTTTGAGGCTTTGCCTCTTCGAGCGAAGCTCGAATTTATCCTTTTAGTTATAATATCTATTAAGCCATAAAGGATAAAAATGTCTAGTTCGACAGGGTCGACCCAGGTAAACCTGGCTGAACTCAATAGTTTAGTCAATAATACATTCACATAAGAATAAGGTATTATCCAGGTTCAACCCAGTTAATCCTAAAATTATTTTAACTTTAACTGTGTCATGGTAATGTTTACTATGTTAGGATAACACCAGTAGAAAAACAAAGGAGGTCATTATGACCCTGTATGAAGAAATATCTGAAACCTTGGTTCGAATTTGTCGCATCAATGTGCGATTCATGGGTGATGAAGAAACTGCCGATGAACTGAGCGACGAAGTTAACCCAATTATTGCTAATATCAAAGCTGGTATTGCAACCCGCAAAGAACTTGGCCGGCTGTGTCATTTAGGTCTTGTGCACGAAGCGAATCTTTATGGTTCCGATTGGGGCAAAATTGTTTCCAAAATGGAACACCGCATGAAAAAGGAACATAGTTATGCAAATCACCTTTAAATCCGAAGAACATCGCAAAGCATTTGCACGTATTGCCAAATGCAATGAATGGATTGCTCACACTCTCGGTATGGACACATGGGAATGCCGAGAAGAACCGGCAGATGAATATGACAAAACCCCAGTATTGGCTGTTCTTGACGGTTTCGGCAATCAAGTCGCTGGAGTGTTTGTGTATGACGGCGGTCAGTGTGAAGATCACGCATGGGTTTTCTGGGGTGAGCGCGAATATTTCGATATTACTGAATAAAGGAAACATATAATGATTATTGGTTCTAACGAACAAGACGTGATGTTTGGTAATGCACCTTCTAAACGGACAGGGTTTAAAATCCAGGCCGGGCGGAAGGCATTCCAAGTACTTTCTGAAAAGCTTTATAAAGACAAAGCTGAAGCAGTTTTACGTGAGCTTTCGTGTAACGCAGTTGATATCCATTGTGAACTCGGCAAAGGACATATTCCATTCAACGTCACTCTCCCAACTGCAATTTACCCGTGGTTCGTAATCCGCGATTTTGGAACTGGTCTGACACAAGAGCAAGTTGATGAAATTTTCACTGTCTATTTTGCTTCTACCAAAGATGGTTCCGATGATTCAATCGGCGGTTTCGGTCTTGGCTGCAAGTCTCCATTTGCATACAGTGAGTCGGGTGGCGGTTTCACCGTAAAAAGCTATCAAAAAGGTCTGTGTACCGTCTACAACATGTATATGGATAATGGAGAACCATTTGCTACACCGATGTCGACTACTCCGACGACTGAAGAAGATGGTCTCGAGATTCTGGTGCCGATTCCTGAGCACGAACATGCTCGCTGGAAAGTACTAGCTCGCAAAGTGTACAGGGCATTTGATCGCTGCAAGCCTTACATCACAAATATGGATGCAAGCAGTATTGAAGAATTTCCGAATCAAGATTCGTTCTTCAATACTGACGAATTCGCCCGTCCGGGAGAAGTATATGCAGTAATTGGTGGAGTGGTGTACCCGATCCCTCATCGTCTCCTGGAATCTGATATGGTATTTCGATATGCCGGTAAAGCCGCGTATATCAAGTGCCCCATTGGCTCAGTAGACATTGCTCCTTCTCGGGAAGAACTATCGCTGACCAAAGAAGGCGAAGATTACATTGTTTCTCGACTTCGTGATTTTTCTGATAACTTTGCCGAATCAATAAAGAAGGAATTTGACGGAATAACCGATAAACGAAAAGCCGTAATTAAAGCCAGTGGATACAACAACTATGTTCGTCAAGCTATTTCAGATTTGACCATTGACGGCGAGCGAATTAACGATCTTATTGATCGATATACGAATATGTCAAAGCTTTGCGACATTACCGTTTATGCATATCGCGTCGGTAGTTTGCGCCAGCATATTACGCGCTCTGGTTATTCGTGGAGAAGTTCCAATATAGATGCAACAGAAGTCTTTGGAATCAGTCGGCGTAAAGTGCATGTTCTCATCAATGATACCGGTGAAGGCATTCCAAATATGGTTCGGGCGTATCATCATCATATTGGCAATACCATTCCGGTAGTCGTGTTGAACAAAACTCGTAAGTTGAAGAAAAACGAGTACGCCCAATATGCCCGAACCATGAAAGCTATTTGTGAGAAGTTTGGAGTTGGCGAACGCTCAATTCTCAAATTTAGCGAAATGGATGATATTCGAAAAGCATTCACGGTACATAAGCGCAAAACATCTCCTCGTCGAGATCCTAAGCCAAACGTTCAACGCCATTACATTAATGATTTTGACATTCGCGACATCGAATTGGTTTACATGACATCTGCTGAAATAAAAGCTCTTGAAGGAATTGCGATTATTTCGTATAATGATACATTTGACAGAATTGCACTTAAAGTTTCGCCACATACAGTGCGTAATGCCCCTAGCAAATTAATGCAGATTGGAGCAACTGAAGTTTACGTCATCGATAATGGAAAGCGTTCTGCTGCCGTGAAGGCTCCTGGTTTGAAATGCGGTTTTAAGTGGGCATACGACCAGTGCAAAGTGTCGAAAGAGGCTTTTGATATTCTCAGTGCTGAGTGCCCTAATATCGGAGACTATGAAGAAGCAATTCGTCTTAAGCAACTGGGCATTCTTGGAATTGATATAACCGAAACGTTTGACGAAAGTAATAATGATTTCCTGAATGATGCAGCTCAATGGGTTGAAATCGGAAATCCCGATTATGCCGATTTTGCTGAAATCAAAGAATATGTTGATAAACAGAATAAAAAGTATTCTGAAATGTTCTATGACCATATGGAGTCATTGAAAATTAAACACCCGCTATTGTTTGCAGTTGCAGTTAGTGGTATAGAATTAACTCCTGAAATCATGAAAGATATCGAAATTCTCCGGGCTCAGTAA